AAATTGAAAATGAATGGTTGGACTCTATTAGACTTCCAAATAACAGAGAAAATAGACAAGTTTTTATAAAAATTAATAATAAAAAATTTAGAGTTGATGGCTATGATCCGGACACAAAAACAATATATGAATTTTTAGGAGATTTTTGGCACGGGAATATTAATATTCTTGAAAAAAATGAGATGAATCCCATTTTAAAAAAAACTTATTTTGATTTATATTGTGATTGGTTGAATAGAAAAAAAATCTTTGAAGAAAATGGATATAATGTTGTTTTTATATGGGAAAATGACTTTAGAACTAAAAGAAAAGGTTTAAATACATGATAAATTTTTTAAAGCAACCATTTACAACAGCTTTGCTTTGTGTTGTTGGATTAACTGGAGGTTTTTTAATTGGTATTACTGCCACTAATTTAATTACATTAGAAAACAAAGAGTTGCAAAAAACTAAAGGCTGTAAAACTGCATATAGAACAATGTGTGTTCAAGTACATGCTTGTACAGGCTCTTCTGTGGAGCAGTGCGATAAAGTTGTTCAAGATCAAGAATTATGCAAGGTAAATTTGCCTGATGCGCAAGTTATTTATTCATGCGAAGAAGAACTTCGTCATGTTGAGTGTGAAGATCAAATGCCTACAAGTTGTACACTTTTTATGGAGTGATAAATGCGAAATGAAACTCGTCGTGAAAGATACAAGAACAAAGAAAAACTCTCTGTTAAGTTTCCAGTAGAGGTTGCTTGTATTAATTTTAAACACGAACCCAATATTGGATATGTGATTAGAGCGGCAGCATGTTTTGGAGCGGAAAAAGTTAATTTAATTGGTTGCTGTCCGGAATCAAAAGAACTACGAGAACTTTCCGGAACAACAAGTGATTTTATTGAACTTCAAAAGTTTTCTAATCCACATGATTTTTTAACTTATTGTAGGGATAACAATATCCATATTGTTTCAGCAGAGATCGCAGATAACTCAAGGAGTTTATATGATTATGTGTATCCGAAAGATTGTAAGGTCTGTATTGTTGTTGGGAATGAACAAACCGGTGTTCCAACGGACATTCTCCAGCACAGTGAAGTTGTACAGATTCCAATGCCGGGATTAGGTTATTGTTTAAATACGGCAGCTACTGCGCATATAATGTTGTACGAATATACTAAGCAGGTTTCTGTCTGAAAAAGTGGTTTTTGTTTGAATAAAATGTATTCTCCTACTATTTAAGTATTGGAGGATAAAACATGTTAGAAAATACAAGGAAATGTAGAGTATGTGAGAAAGTTTTTCTTCTTTCTTCTGATTTTTTTCCGAAAAGAGGAGAGAAATGCTATCGTAGAGAATGTATAGAATGTCATAAAAAATTTCATTTGGAATATAGAACTAAAAATAGAGAAAAAATAAATAAAAAATTTAAAGAATATCGTGATAGTAATAAACAGCTCATTTCCGAAAGAAATAAGAAAGCATATTTAAAAAAAACAGAAGAAAGAAAATTATATTCTAAAACTTATTATCACGACAATAAAGAAAAAATTAATAAACATAGAAGAAATGATTTAGAAAAAAATTATTCTAAATATAAAAGTTCTGCAAAAAGAAGAAAAATAAATTTTGAACTAACACAGGAAGAATTTTCATGTTTGTGGAATAAAGATTGTAGTTATTGTGGTTCAAAAATTGAAAGTATTGGAATTGACAGAGTTGATAATAAATTAGGTTATACGAAAGAAAACTCAGTAAGTTGTTGTACAGTATGCAATAAAATGAAACTAAATTTGTCATTAAATGAATGGTACGAGCATATGAATAAGATTTTATCTTTACACACAAAACAGATGGCAGGGGCTTGACAAGCACAGAGATCAGTGCTATACTGATCTCGTTCCTGCCCCGATGGTGGAATTGGTCGACACAGCAGACTTAAAATCTGCCGATCGCAAGGTCATGCCGGTTCGAGTCCGGCTCGGGGCACCAACTTTTGGGGAATCGTCTAATGGCAGGACCGTGGATTTTGATTCCACTTATCGGGGTTCGAGTCCCTGTTCCCCAACCACTTATAACAAGAGTATTACTCTGGTGAATACTATTTATTTTTAGAGGTATTAAATATGAATAGTAAACACAAAGGTGATATTGCGTTGTCAAAAGCCATATCTTATTTTATGGAAAATGAATATGAAGTTCTTTTACCAATTGGAGACAAAAGACCATATGATATGGTAATAGAAAAAGATGGTATTTTGCAAAAAGTCCAATGCAAATATACTTCACATAAACCAAAATATGGTATTTATGTAGTTCCACTAAGAGTCATGGGCGGCAATAGAAGTAGTGGAAATACTGCTAAAAAATATAATAAAGAAGATTTTGATATATTATTTGTATACACCTCTGAAGGAGACATGTATTCCATACCATTTAAAGAGTTAAATGTAACCACTGCATTTTCTTTAGGAGAAAATGCAAAAATTTATAAATTAAACTCTTAGGGAGTTCGAATCTCTCACTTCCCACCAAGTATGTTACAACTGAATCCAATGATTCCGGTATATTCTCTCCGTCACAAGATGGAGGGATATGCTTTTCTGATAATTGATTATTCACAAGAGCACGATTTATTATTTACTGTTGCTCTTGATAATGGTGAAATTTGGACATTATCTAATAAAGAAATTAGATTTTGTAAAAATATAAGTATGGATAGAAAAAATATTAATATTTAAAGCACCTCTTGGTGCTTTTTTATTCTCAAATTTAAATACTATATATTATATGAGATTTAATATAATATTTGAATTTGATCTTGAAGAAATGAATTCGGAAGAAATAGAAAATAGACTTTTTCTTATTGAAGACTGGTCTGAAGCACAAAAAGAATCTTTTTTAGAAATACCTGGTGGATTTAAAAATATTTTAATAAAACGAAAATTAATAGAAGACTAATTTGATTTTTCAATAATTTTATTTGCGTGTTCTATTACAGATTCTTGATTCTCGCCTTGTATATGTTTTAAATCAACAATAAATTGATCTGAGAAAATATAACTATAAAATAGTTTTGTTCTTTCATATCCCACAGACATCATGATGTGCTGAAAATCTGGCATACCTCTTGAAACAATGCCAATCAATTCCCAGTTTTCATTAAATATTGGAGAACCAGAACTTCCGCCCATACCAACGATACTGTATATATTCATATCGTATTTTTCTTCTGGTATAGACATTCTTCCTTGATAGTATCCATCAAACATTAAAGACATATTTGGACCATGTAAGCTTCTTGGAGCTGAAATATTATAAACATGATCTGCTATTTCTGGCTCCGAATCGGCTATTTTTATATCTCTTCCATTTATGTTTCCATCTGCAATTAATACACATAAATCATCTTCATTTGAGCGTATAGAAGATAAAATATTATATTTATTCTCATAAAGATCTAAAACTCTCATTGCAATTATGTTAGGATCACAAATATGACCAGCTGTGAGAATAAAAGTTTTAGAATTATCAGAGTGGTGAATAATTACTCCAGAACCCGTGCTAGCATATTCAGACGTGACACTTTCTATTTTAACAAATGAGTCTCGTGGAGCATTTTTGAAATCATTTAAACTAGATAATGTTACACAACCGCAGCTAGTGCCGAATACCACTAGAAAAATTATGCCAATTAGTTGTTTAAATAATTGCGGCATATATGTAACTATAGTGCCGCAGTGTGAAATGCATATTAATATAAAGAAAAGTTGGTAATAAAATGAAAAAAATATATGTGTTAGATACAAGTGTCTGTCTTGCAAATGCCAATGCTGTTTACAGTTTTGGAAAAGAAGATGTCTGCATACCTCTTAAAGTTTTAGAAGAAGTAGATAAACACAAGAACCGCCAAGACGGTGTAGGACAAAATGCTCGTAGTTTCATCAAGATCCTTGACGAATTGCGAGAAAAAGGTTCCCTACACGATGGCGTAAGACTTCAAAAAGGCAAAGGTTTATTGAAGTCGGTTGCACTAGCACCATCACCTTTCCCAACTGATTTAGATTTAAGTGTTCCGGACCATGTTATAATCGCTACCGCCTTTGGTATTGCAAAGGCTAATGAAGATAAAAAAGTAGTAGTTGTTTCACGCGATATTAATATGCGTGTTATTTGCGATTCCATCGGTCTCGGTTCCGAAGGATATGACGCAAATCAAGTAATCTCCAGTAGTTCAGAGCTTTATTCTGGTTTTGCTGATATTGTTGTTGATGATGAATTCATTGAACGCTTATACAAAGGCGAGTTGATGCATCTTGACGACAAACAAACAGAAAAATTATTTCCACATCAGTTCCTCACCCTTATATCAAACAAGAACGCAAACAAGACAGCATTAGCAAGATTTATAAATAAAGAATCTTCTCTTCGCAGAATTCCGGAATTCAAAGGACGCAACCAAGTCTTTGGTGTTGAATCAAGAAACCGCGAACAAAGTTTTGCTATGGATTTATTAATGGACCCAGCCGTTCCAGTTGTAACTCTTGTAGGCAAAGCAGGCTCTGGTAAGACACTCACTGCAATCGCAGCAGGAATGGAACAAATGCTTAAAAAAGGTGTATATACACGCCTTATAGTTTCAAGACCAGTTCAACCAATGGGAAGAGATATTGGATTCTTACCAGGAACTATGGAAGAAAAAATGTTGCCTTGGTTAAGTCCAATTCAAGATAATCTTCAGTTCCTATTAGGCAACGACAAAGAACTTCTTCAAGAATATATGGCTCGTGGTCAAATTGAAATTGAAGCCTTAACATATATTCGTGGTCGCAGTATCGCTAAGGCGTTCATGGTTATAGACGAAGCACAAAACCTCTCAGCGCACGAACTCAAAACGATCGTCACTCGCGTAGGCGAAGACACCAAAATCGTTTTAACGGGCGATATAGAGCAGATTGACAACGTTTATGTGAACGATACGAGTAATGGTCTAGCTTATGCTGTAGAGAAGTTTAAAGACACTCATTTAGCTGGTCACGTAACACTTACTAAGGGCGAGCGGAGTGCTGTTGCCTCACTAGCGGCCCGTATTTTGTAAGGGTAGAAAATATTTTATTTCGAAAAAATAGTTTTTGAGCTTTATAAAAAAGGTTTAATAAAATTTGAAAATGGCGAATACAAATTAGATTTTGATTATTCGCAATTAATTTGAGGAGATAATATGGAAGACAGAGAATTAGAAGATAAAGTTGTAGAAACTGACACAGATTTAAAAGTTTTATTTATTCAATATATTGGTGAAAAATTAAAACCAGAAAATGGAGAAGTGACAGTTGAGATGTGTGTAGAAGTTCTAGCAAAAGAATTTCCTGATTTTTTATTGCTTGTTGCTCAAGAGAATTTTTTAAGAGGATACAAACAGTGTTTAATTGACATGGAGAACAATGTTGATGAACAAAAATTACAATAGATATTTTAAAGCTTCAACACAAATTAAGCTTAATGAACAAACTATTTTTGGAACAGTGAATATTGTTCAACAGGGTGAATTTCCTGAAAACATAAATTTTAATAACATATTAAAAAAGTTAGAAATTATTGTTCCAGAACATTTTATTCAAAATCTTGATGGAATTTATGTCGGAGATTATGATTTTCTTTTAAAAAGAGATTTAAATGCTCTTTATAAAGATGGTGTGATTTATGTCATGCCAGAACAAGATGATGAACAAGATGTTTATGAAGATATTGTGCATGAGATAGCGCATTGTGTTGAAGAAACTTATGGTATGGATATCTATGAAGACGGCAAGATAGAGGAAGAATTTTTACGCAAAAGACGTGCTTTGCTTGACATTCTGAAGGCATACGGCTACAATGAGGTGTCCGATGCGGCATACGGAAATACAGAATATAATAAGAAGTTTGATGAGTTTTTATATTTAATGGTTGGATATCCAACCTTAACTCAACTGACTCCTAATTTATTTGTATCTCCTTATGGTGCAACCTCGTTGAGAGAATATTTTGCTAATTGCTTTGAGGAATATTTTGCGCGTCGTCAATACGACCATGTAAAGAAAATATCTCCTGCTGTATTTGAAAAAATAGAACTCTTGTTGGGGATTAACTAGAGGTGTTCTTTGCTTGAAACAGAAAATAAAAAGCCTGATTACGTTAGCTATTCATCAATTAAAGACTGGAAGTTTTGCCCTCATTATTACAAAATTACTCGTATTGATAAAGTTCCTGCCGGAAGAGAATCAATCCATACTGCTTTCGGAAAAGCACTTCATTCCACAAGCGAACGAATCTTTAAGCAAGAAAAAGAAGGATCTTTTGATTATGCAAAAGACTTCTCAACAAACTTCTCAAAAGAAATCTCCTCTTTACCAAGAGAGATCCGTGAAGGTTTATCGGAAAAAGACCTTGCAGATTTTGAACAGCAAGGGCGAGAACTGGCAGAATTAACCTATCCAGCAGCACAGCAATATTTCGGTGAGTTTGAATTCTTTTCAGCAGAAGAAGATCTGCTTGAAGAAATTGAAGAATACAAAATTGATGATTACAAATATAAGGGATATATTGACCTCGTCTTAAAGACAAAAGACGGTAAATATAATATTATTGACTGGAAAACTTGTAGTTGGGGTTGGGAACCACAGAAGAAGAATGATGCAATGGTCACATACCAGCTGACCTATTATAAGCATTTCTTTGCAAAGAAACACGGTATCCCATTAGATAAAATTGAAACTCACTTTGGTCTACTAAAGCGAACTGCAAAGAAAGATAAGGTAGAACTATTCCGCGTGAGTAGTGGTGAAAAAAAAGTAAGTAATGCTCTTAAACTTTTACAAGAATGTGTGCATAATGTTGACCACGAAAGATTTATTAAAAACAAACTTTCGTGTTCTACATGTTCTTTTCACAGAACACAACACTGTCCTTGAGTTTGAGTACCCACACTACTATTTATAAGTGTGGGAGAACAAACTAAAATGACTACAAGAAATTGTTTAATTTGTAATATTGAATTTCTATTGTTAGAAAGGCAAGTAACTAAAAAAACTTGCTCTGATGAATGTAGAAAAAAACACAATAATTTAAGAAGAAAAAAATCTACTCAAGAACATCTAGAAACTTTTAATTGTATTCATTGTGATAAAGAAGTCACAAGATATAGAAAGAGAAGTGGTTTCTGTTCTCGCTCTTGCGCTTCAAAAAAATACATTCAAGATGGAACATATGATAAATGGAGATTAAGAGTCCAAGAAAAAATTGGTATTTATAAAAAATGTTTAAAATGTCATAGCGAATTTTATTGCGAACCGGCAGATTTAGAAAACAAAAAACTTTGTGGCTCAAAAGAATGTCGTAAATCATATATGTCTGAATATATGATTGTTAACAGTCCTCTGCGTGGCAAAAAAGAAAAAGAAGGCGTTAGAGAAAAAGTTAAAAATACTTTATTAGAAAAATATGGTGTTAAAAATGCTTTTGCTCTTGCTAAACATACATCTCTTTCAAAACCTCAAAAAGAACTGATAGATTATTTAAAAAATAATACAAATTATACAATATTTTATGATTTTCCAATTTATAATAAAGAAGACAAATTATATAAAGTTGATATCTTCATAAAAGAGACAAACCAGATAATAGAATTCAATGGCACTTATTGGCACGCTGATCCAAGATTTTATAAAGAAGATTATCTTGTAAAAAAGAAGCAAAAAACATCAAAACAAATATGGGAAGAAGATCAGAAAAGACTTAACGACCTTGTTGAATTGGGGTATAAAGTAAAAATAGTTTGGGAATATGATTATAGGTTAAACAAACAATATATTCTCACGGAGTTAATTAATGAACAAAAAGATAAAGATACTCACGATCAGTGACCATCCGTTGACCTGAAGGTTATTTAGCGGATGTAAAATCGGGTGAATTGCTGGAAACTCTTGACAATTTATCTACTACAGCATAGTTGGAAACGACAAGTGCGAAAGTTTGAAAAAGATAAATTATAAGACAATCAGCAGCCAAGCATCTGTCCGGAAACGGTGATGAAGGTTCAGAGACTACGGTTAGCCTAAAATACATTTAAGTATCATGGCAATGATCCGACAGCGCCCGACTCGCTTAAGCGATGATGATATAGTCCAAAATACTATTATGTAGTATGATGTAAGTCCTTCTGGAGTAGGTACTCAAACAAGATATATGATTGAAGCCATGTTAAAAACTGGCAAATATCAATTTGTCTCGCTTGGTGGAGCGGTAAAACACAATGATTATCGCATTCAAAAAACCCAAGAATGGGGAGATGATTTTGTTATAATCCCAGTTGATGGTTATGGTACGCAAGATTTAATTAGACAATTATTAAAACAACAAAAACCAGATATTCTTTGGTTTATGACCGATCCAAGATTTTATGGTTGGCTTTGGGAGATAGAAGACGAAATTCGCTGTAATGTTCCCATGGTTTATTACCATGTATGGGACAATAAACCATATCCAAAATTTAACAAACCTTATTACGCATCAAACGATGTAATAGTTACAATTTCTAAAGTAACAGATGATATAGTTAGAAATGTCTCGCCAGAAGTTGAAACACACTACATCCCACATGGTGTAGATATGAATGTTTTCTGTAAATATCCACAACAGCAAGTAGCTGAATTTAGAAAAAGAGTATTCCCAACTGAAATAGAAAAAAGATTTACAATTTTCTGGAATAGCAGAAATGCACGCCGCAAAAATCCTGGTAGCGTTGTGTGGTGGTTTAACGACTTCCTAAATGTTGTTGGAAAAGACAAAGCAAGATTGTTAATGCACACAGATCCAAAAGATCCTCACGGACCAGATTTAGAGGCCATAATATCTGAACTTGGATTATTAAATGGAGAAGTAATGTTCTCCCCAGCAAGAGTTGGATCTCAAGATTTAGCTGCAATGTATAACATGTCAGACGTAACTGTTAGTTTGTCTGACGCTGAAGGATTTGGACTTTCAACCTTAGAAAGTCTTGCTTGTGAGACACCAATAATAGTTCCAAGAACCGGTGGTCTGCAAGAGCAAGTAAAAAATGATGAAGGCGACTATTTTGGTGTTGAACTTCCAATTGCTTCACAAATGATTGTTGGTTCTCAAGAGGTTCCATTCATTTACGAAGATCGTGTTGGTAAAGAAGACTTTATAAATGCTCTTGTTAAATTATATAATATGCCTCAAGACGAGAGACAGATGCTTGGTAAAAAAGGAAGAATGCATTTAGAAAAGAATTACAATCTTGGTGTATTGATGGATAAATGGGATCAGTTATTTACAAGTATTCATGAAAAACACGGTTCATGGGAAAATAGAAAAAATTATACTCGTTGGACCCTAAAGGAGATAGCATGAGAAAGAAAGTATTAATAAAAGGACCAGCTCTTTCCATGAGTGGCTATGGAGAACAAACAAGATTTGCTCTTCGCTCTTTAAAAACAAGAGAAGATTTATTTGATATATTTCTTGTTAATATCCCTTGGGGAAAAACCGGTTGGACAATTGAAGAATCGGAAGAAACACAATGGATATCACAATTAATGGCCAAAACTCACGGATACATTCAAGAAAAAGGTCCATTTGATATAAGTATCCAGGTCACTATACCAAACGAATTTGAAAAAATTGCTCCCGTAAATATTGGTTATACAGCCGGAATTGAAACAACAAAAGTTTCTCCACAATGGATTGATAAAGCAAGATTGATGGATAAGATTATTGTTGTTTCAAATCATTCAAAGCAAGTATTTGATTTGACTGAATATAAGATACAAAATCCACAGAATAAGCAAGTAATAGATTTTAAAAACACCACTCCTATTGATGTAGTACATTTTCCCGTTAAGAAATTACAGCAAAAAGAAATAAATCTTGATTTAAAAACTGATTTTAACTTTCTGTCCGTTGCTCAATGGGGACCAAGGAAAAATGTTGAAGCAACAATTGTAAGCTTTTTAAAAGAGTTTAAAAACGATACTGATATTGGTCTAGTTCTCAAACTAAACGTTGCCAAAAACTGTCTTATGGATAGAATTGCTTGCGAAAATAGAATACAAGCTGCAAAGAAAAGAGTGCCCGATGCTAAATGCAGTGTATATCTTCTTCATGGGAACATGAGTGATGAAGAAATGCAGGGTCTATATACTCATCCAAAAATAAAAGCTCTTGTATCAACAACTCACGGTGAAGGATTCGGTCTACCATTATTTGAAGCAGCATGTAATGGACTCCCAGTAGTTGCTCCAAAATGGAGTGGTCATGTTGATTTCCTCCTTGCCCCAGTTAAAGAAGACGGTAAAACAAAAATGAGAAACCATTTTACAAGTGTTGATTTTGATTTAGGAGTTGTCAACAAAGAAGCAATTTGGGAAGGAGTAATACAAGCAGACAGTCAATGGTGTTTTGTTAAGGAACACAGCGTTATGGATGCAATGAGAAAGGTTCAGAAGAATCATGGTGGAGTTCTTGCTGCAGCAAGAAAACTAAAAGAACACATCTTAGAAGAATTTGCCGAGCAAAAACAAGTAAATAAATTTATTCAAGTATTAAATGGAAAATCAGATGGAACAGAAATTATTCTTTGAATGTAATTTATTCAACGAAGAAGTTGATATCTTCACGGATAAATTTATAGTTAATCAAAAAGAGATCTTGCTTGATGAAGTAATGGGTCATCAGGCAAAATTTAAATTTATTGATGTAGAATATATTTGCAAATTCACAAAACAAAAAACAGAAATTGATAAAACAAAACCATTTATTATTATTCCTTCAAGAAATAATATAGATTTAATTGAATATACTTTAAATAATTTATTTATCAACAATGTTGATGAAATTTGTAATATAATGGTGGTTGATGATCGCTCTACTGACGATTATTCATCGCTTTTAAAATATTCTTCTCTTTCTTTGTTGCGAGTTGATAATCAAAAAGGTTTTAATTTTTCAATGCTTTGTAATATTGGAGCATATGTAGCCAACAAATTAGGTTGTGAAGAAATAATATTATGGAATAATGATTTATGGGTTGAAAAAAGAGAATATCTAGAAACAATAATTAAAAAACATAGGGAAGATAAGTCGACTATTTCTGGTACAAAACTTCTTTATCCACTTAAATCATTTAATGGAAATACGGAAGATAGTGAGAATGTAAAGCAGCATTTTCCTGATATGAAAGATGGAAAATGGAGAGGAACAATTCAGTTTGGCGGCTCATCATGGGCACAGTTTCCAAATACTCCAATACTGTTTAGTCCATTACACTTTAAGAGATTTTCCCAGCCTGATAATCATTTAGTAAATTGTGATAAAGGAGAAACATTTATAACTGGTGCTTTTCATTTATATGATTTATCTTGGTTTATTAAAATGGGAGGATTAAATCCTTCTCTTTCAAAAAACTTTCAAGATGTTGATGTATGTTTAAGGGCTTTTGAAGATAATAAAAAAGTAATGTATTATGGAAAAGATATTCATTTTTTACACGATGAATCTTTGACTTTTAATTCGGTTGGTGAAAAAAAGAACGATAAACAAATGATAAGTGATCATGTATTATTTGGAAAAATCTGGAATAGTAAAATAACAAAAATAATACTTTAAATATGAAAAAAACAGTATGTATCTTTATTCATCATGATTCGTCTGATTCTTATTCTTCTGAAGATTTAGATTATATTAAAAAAATAAGTTCTATTTTTTCTGATGTAATAGTATTGACAAGCAATACTCATCCAATAACCAATATTGATAACATACAAACAAAATATAATATTCCTAATATTGGTTATGATTTTGGAAAATTAGAGACCTATGTTAACTCAATCAATCTTGAAGAAATTGAAGATTTATATGTATTTAATAATAGCTGTTTGCTAGTAAGAGATCCGAGTATTTCCATTGAGCATATGAAAAAAAGAAGTTTAGATTTTTGGGGCTATACAACTTCAACAGAAGAAACAATGCATATTCAGAGTTATTTTCTTTACTTTAGTAATAAATCAATTAAATTATTAAAAGAATTTTTATCAAACAACAGTCCTGTTAAGAATAATTTTTCTCATATTGATGTTGTTAAAAAAATAGAACTTCAATTATTAAGATATATGTACGATAATAAAGTTAAATGCGGAGCTTATATGCAAGCTCACAAGCTATTTCCAGATATAAATTCTACAATAATTCATGCAGATAAATTATTAGTTTTAAATCCACATTTTCCTTTTATAAAGAAAAAAGTTTATACATTTGCAAAAACTTTTGATAAAAATTACTTGTTAAGTTTAGTCTAAACATGAAATACATATCAATATGTTCTATAATGAAAAATGAAGAAAACTATTTAGATGAATGGTTATTTTTTCATATCAATATTGGAATAGAACATTTTTATTTATATGATAATGATACTGAGAATAAAGAACAAGTTTTAAAAATCATAAAAAAATACGATAAATATGTTACTTTATATTCCATTCCTGGTAGAGTTCAACAATTAAATGCATATAATCATTGCTTATTTCATCATAAAAATGATACACATTGGCTAGCAACTATTGATTTGGACGAGTTTTTAGTTCCAAATAAAAAAGATAATTTAAAAGATGTTGTTTCATCTTACGAACAGTTTGATGGAATAGGAATTAATTGGCTTATGTTTGGCAACAATGGACATGAAAAAGTACATAATGATTATAGTATAATTGATAGATTTGATAAATGCTGCGAACCAGATAAAAATTTGGATCATTCTTTACAAAATTCTGATAAATTTGATCCTTGCTCTCATATTAAGACGATAGCAAAAACGACAAAAATACTATCATATCACAATCCACATTTTGCTATATATAAAAATAATAATTTTGCCTGTGACGAAAAAAAGAATCCTATAAATGGTAGTAATAAAAAAATAGGATTAGCCGGCACTAATTTTGTTAGTCATGATTTTTTACAAGTAAATCACTATTCTGTAAAAAGTTGGGAAGAGTTCAGAAAAAGAAGATCACAGCCTTTAGCAGACAGCTTCACAGTGCCTGAATTTTATAAATCAGAAAATCTGAGAGATACTTTTGAAAAATTAAATTTTGAAAATAATTGTGCTATAAACAATAGAGCTAAACAATTAATGAAAATTTTTAAAAATAGACCGGAGAAAATATGAAATTTTTTACACAAGATTGGTTTTGGGGAAATATAGATAGATTCAATAAACATTTAGGTCATCTTAGAGGACAACCAAATTTAGAATTTTTAGAAATTGGTAGCTTTGAAGGAAAAAGTACTGTTTGGTTATTAGACAATATATTAACTCACGAAACAAGTAATATAACTTGTATTGATACTTTTGAGGGCGGTTTTGAACATGCACAAATGCGTTTAGATTTAAATAATTTATATAATGTATTTTTGAATAATGTTTCTGAATATGGCAAAAAAGTAACTCCAATAAAAAAAATGAGTTCAATTGGTTTGCTAGAACAAACAGTTAGAGATAAAAAATATGACTTTATTTACATCGATGGTTGTCATGAATCTAAAGAAGTATTAGAAGATGCGATATTATCATGGCAACTTTTAAAAGAAGGTGGAATAATAATTTTTGATGATTATTTGTGGGGCGTTCATAGAGGAGAAACAGATCAAACAAACGCACCAAAAATTTCTATTGATTCTTTTATGAATTGCTATGCTCGTTATATTGATATTTTAGAAATTGACTATCAAGTAGTTTTAAGAAAGAAAACTTGATAAATAATGGAGCAAAAAATGACGCTGATAGAAATATTAAAAAATTTTAATTTAGATGACGCTGGATATACTTATGGTACAGATAAAAATACTATACATGATTATATAAATGGTTTTTATGAAAGTGGTCTTTTGCCATATAAAGAAAAATCATTAGATATTTTAGAAATAGGAATATATTTTGGTGCATCTTTAAAATTATGGAGAGAATATTTTCCAAATGCTAAAATATATGGAGCAGATATACAAAATAGAGTATTGCCTCAATATAAAAATATAAACAACGTTGAATATATTTTTGGAGATGCTTATTCTCAAGAATTTTTAAATAATGAATTGAAATTTGATGTGATAATAGATGATGGTCCCCACACTTTACAATCTCAAAGAGATTTTATAAGAAAATATCATTCTAAATTAAAAAAAGATTCTATTATGATAATAGAAGATATAGCAGACATAATGTATATTCCAATATTAAAAGACGAAGTTCCTGATGGCTTTACTTGTGAAGTTATTGATTTAAGAAAAAACAAAAACAGATATGATGATTTAATGTTAATAATAAGAAATGGAGAATAATATGACTGAAACAAGACCATGGGGAGAATTTCAAGTTCTCCATGAAGAAGAAAAATGCAAAATAAAGAAACTAGTTGTCAAGCCAGGACAAAAATTTAGCCTACAAACTCATCAAAATAGAAACGAATTGTGGTCTATTATAAGTGGAAATGGTGAAATAACTCTTGATGATGAGATTATGCCAACACAAGCAGGAATGATATATTATATTCCTGCTACAATAAAACATAGATTAGAAAATGTTGGTAATGACGATCTTATTGTGATAGAAGTTCAAACAGGGACTTCATTTGCAGAAGAAGATATAGTAAGATACGAAGATTTTTACGGAAGGGTATAAAAATGGAAAAATTTAAATTATCAAATCAAGCACTTGGTGCAGTAATGATGGCTCTACAAAATAGTATATTAACACAAACTGATATTGTACCGGTATTGAAAGGTTTTGAATTATTCGTAGGACCAGATGGAGAATTAGTTGTATCAAATCCACCATCAATAAGAGCAGCACTACCAGAAGATGATGAAGAAGCTTCTGTGTTTGTAAGTGAATGATATGCCAAGATACGTGTATCATTGTGAAAAATGTGATAATATATTTGAATATTATCATGGTATGAAAGAAAAAAAGAGTGAATGTGAAGTGTGCAAAGAACAAACCTTGTTAAAACTTCCGTATTTCAGTGGTACAATAAAAAAGCAATCTACTAAAAAAGTAGGTTCAATAGTTGAGTCTTATATTGAAGAAGCACGTGAAGAGATAAAGCGCGAAAAGAAAGAATTAAGTAAGACAGAATTTAAACCTGAATGACTATACTAATAACATTATTAATTTTATTTATCGTTTCAACCGCCCTTCTCGGATGGTTTTGCTTTAAGCTGGTATTTAGACTCAACTTTGTTTCCAATAATCTGGTTGAATTGTATGGCAGATTAAGTGAATTTGACCAACATATCAAATTTATTTATGAACTTGAAATGTACTATGGTGATGAAACCTTAAAAAATCTTATTCGTCATTCAAGAGATTTAAGAAATTACATGACAAAATATAAAGAAGTTATGGAATTATTGGAAGAACAAGAAGAAATTATTGAAGAGGAAATTGATGACGAAGACGACCAAAACCCCGAGAACAATGAGGAGAAAGAAAAATTCGCCTCAACAACAGGAAAAACTCTATTTTACTCAGGAACATGAAGATGCAATTATCAAATATGCTATTACAAAAGATCCAAAAGTAAGACAATATCTATATAGAAGTTTAATTGGTCCAGCTTTCAATGAAATGGTGAATAAAATTGTATTCACCTATAAATTCAATAATCTTCCAAATATTGATGATTTAAAAGAAGAATGCAAAATTTGGATCACAACCATATTAGATAAGTTTGATCCATCAAAAGGCTCTAAGGCTTTTAGTTATTTCTCTGTCATTACAAAAAATTGGTTTATTCATAAAGTTAAAAAAGTAAGCCGCCAGAATAAAAAAGAATTATTTCTTGATGATGCAGAACATCAAAAAGAAGTTGATTATGACAATTTAATCGTTCACAATGAAAGTGATAACCTCAGAGAGAGTGAAGAGTTCTGGAATCATTTATGGATTGAGATAGAGGGATGGAAGAAGTTAGATTTAAAAGCAAACGAAAAGAAAGTTCTTGATGCAATAATAATCTTATTGAAAGATCCGGATTCAATAGAAATTTTTAATAAAAAAGCAATTTATTTATATGTTCGTGAAATAACCGATCTTAATACAAAACAAGTTGTTAATAATCTTAATAAAATAAGGCAGAAATATAAAGATTTCAAAAAAACATGGGATAATGGAGAAATTTAATTAGACCATAATTATTAGTATGAAATCAAAAGACGAATTAATACAACAAGCTATTAAAAATATTGACGAAGATCGTGCAGCTGCCAAAGAGCTATTAGAGGATGTCGCTCAATATATTGGACAGCAACAAGATCGTTATGCAACGACGGGAATGGTTGCTGCTAAATATTTGGAAACATTACAGCGTTCAAATGAACAGCTTGTTAAACTTATTGGCTTAATGAAAAGGTCAGATGAAGATAAATATGGTGATTTAAACAAAGAAGATAAAGAAAGTCTCTATAATGAAATAGAGGAGACAGAATGAGATGATGATAAAAGAAGCCGACAGGCAAGATCCAAAAAGACAACAAAATTCAGTATTACCAACCACCCCAACTCATCACTCATCTATTGATAGAAATCCAACTCCAGGACTCAAATCATTAAATGAAACAATAAAATTACTTTCGGAAGCTCCAATTTCAAGAGTAGTTGATAATGCTACTGTCCTTGAAGTTTGGCCACCTCTTGGTAATTTAAAAACAAAATATACACTTCCTCATTTAAACATGAAAGACGGAGAATATCTTGAAGATTTTCTCTTAAAAATAAGAGATCCAATTCATGATCAAGGAAACAAAGTAAATCCAGAAGATTTACTTATTGAAATGCAAAAGTTAGATCCACAGGCAAAACCTTCTTATTTTTTTGGTAACAAAACAGAAACTCCAGAAAAAAAAATAGCTATTAAAAATTATTACGATGCTTGTTCAACTCACAATACTTTTGCTCCAAAAACATTTGATGGTATGTCAAGCTCTCCTCCTGCTCCTGGCACAAAAGTAAGAATTTATTATTTTCAAGATCCACGTATTTCTGCAGGACATAATATAGCTGGATTATATGAAAAAATGTATGATGATGATATATTTGAAGAAGGATTTAATAGTTTAAGAGAAATTTTACAAACATTTAGACAATTATATCTTGAAGCAGTTGCTTCTACAAAAAGTATATTAGATTTAGTATCTGCAAATATACCAAGTTTAAATCCAGTAGAAGATAATAATGCCAGCCAATCATTAATTCCCGGTCCAGGTTCTTCACAAATCCGTCAAAATCTTGCTGCTAAAAATGAAGAACAAAAATATGATTATTTTGCAAATTTTGTGCCTCAAAATGCCGGCACATTTAAAACTAATTTAGGTGAAAAAAATATTATTGGTCTTCGTAAAACAACAAGTACAAAAGAAAATAAATATGATGATGTGTTTTATTTAGCATGGAAAGATAATAGTGGCAAAAAAAGAGTTACCGAATACCTTGGCAATACAGAACCGACAGCTTCTTTTCTTGATAAATCAAATACGCGAGGAACAGCTCTTGAAAACTTAGATCATCTTTCAAGATTGCGTCCTGGATTTATGATATATAATGTTGTTAGAACTCAAGAAAGAAAACCAAATGGTGAGTTAAAATATGGTGGCACATATTTGAGAATGAAATCAGGAACTTATGGTGTAACTGAAAAAGATTTAAATGATGATGGATTATTTAATGATAATTCAATAAATAATCGTGGAGGTACATCAATGTTGTTTCATCCTGGTGGCAGAAGAACAACAGGTAGTGCTGGATGTCAAACAATGCCAGGTGATGTTTTTGCTAAATTTATAAAAGATCTTTTAAGCGATGGAGAGCCAGGAGATTTAGGATATACTCTGGCAGATGAATCAAGTCTCTATGATCCAGACACAACGCAGAGTTCTGTACCACAACAGCCTACAACACAAGAAGATATGACTTTGGCTCAACAATCAAATCCCCAAGAAAGCACATCAGAAGAGCAATCATTAGGCAATTAATTTATCAATAAAGGTAATATATGTCAGATATTGAAAAAGAAATAAAAAAACAAAGCGAACTTCGTCCAGCTATAGAAGTTAATGTTAAAAAACCAGCAGAATATGATAAGCACTTAAGCGAAAAAGTAATAGATGCAGATGTCAATACACATATAATACTTGGAGGTAAAACACATAATACTCCGGATATAGCTAAGGCAGCTTTTACTTCAAATATAACTTTAGTATCCGGAATGGGTACTGCTATAAAAAATTCACCACCTTTTTTAGAATCTGGAAAACTTTCTCTTAGTCCAAAATATTATTACGATTCTGCTGTAATACAAATCAGCGAGCAAACAAATGTTGATTCTAATTTCGGAGCCAGAATAGATGATGCAACAACATATAATCGTTCCGCGATAGCATTAAAAGCAGACGAAGTAAGATTATTCTCTCGTGGAACTGTAAAAATTATAACCGGAATAGATCAGGCAGATAAACCAATTCCGGACGATCCAAAAAATACAAATCCGCCATCACATCAAAAAAGAGACTTGAGTGCAAACGGAATACATCTAATAGCAAATAATAGTGTTGAAAAAGTTGGCGAATTACAACCACTTGTTCTTGGAAATAATTTGGTTGAATTTTTAAATGAAGTCCTTAATGAGATAAACAAAATTTATGCAGTTATAGAACAAGTATGTGAAAAACAGAGTTTTATTAATGAAGTAATAAAAGAGCATACACATCTTTCAAATTTTATACCTGAACCTTTATTGCCTTTGACTGACCCAAAATTAGTATCCAAAATAACGCTATATAATGAAGAAATGAAACAGCTGGTAAATATCAATAATAGTACTTCAAGAGTTCCGAATGTTGAAACTTTAAGAAATAACTATTTAAAACAAAATCCAGTTTTTTATATAAATAGCTATTACAATAAGACAAATTGATATGAGAACACCAGAGCAAAAAAATCTACTAAATACAAGTTTTACTATTGATTTATCAACTGTAGATAAAAAAGTTGATAAATTAGTAAAATATTTAAAAAATTGTGAAATTGATTTAAAAGACGATGGAAAAGATTTCATAAACTTTCATCCAACATACAAAACAACTATAGAATCTTTGGATAGAAGAAAATATAAAGAAAGCTTATCTACACTTGTTTATAATATTTATTTAGATAGATTTTTAGAAACTAAATCTAAATTAATAAGTCAAAAAATAATGACTTATCAAGATGCACCAATACCTGAACCTTTAGATGATTTTGGTTCAAGATTTGATGCATTTGCTGCGACAAATACAGATCCTAATAACGCTGTGTTAATTGCGTTAGGTACTAAACCATATAAAAACTTGAAAGTTGACATCTTTGAAGAGTCAGAGATAAGAACTTATTTAGAAAATGTTGCTTCTGCTTCATATGATTTTAATAATTTAAATTTTTTATTAACAAAATTAGATTCTATAACAAATTCTTATTTAAGTATAAACTCTCCAGTTTCAATAAACTATTGTAATGATTTAAGAAATGAAATTATTACAATTAAAAGTAATGTTGCTTCTTCTGATTCGCAAGAAGTGTTTGTATACAATTTACTTGAAAAAATACCATCTTTAAAGACAGCAGATAATTTAATATTTGCATATGTAGAAAGCACATCAGAAACTTCAAAAAAGAAAATATTTCCGGCAGATGCCGAAATAGATGTTTTCCATTATTATCCAATGGAAGATGTATCATCTATTGTAGGTGAAAAATTATTAAAAGATGAAATAGAAAATAATGATGTTGAATATGAATTAAAAATTATAGAATCAGCAAGAATAAAATTGCTTGATTATATAATAAGAACAGAAATTAAAAAAGCTATACAAGAAAAATTATCTTCTATTTCTTTTTTGAGTGATTTTAAATCAAAATATGATAGATATAACTTTTTAGAAGAAAAATTATATTCAAATTCTCAATCAATAAATGTAAAAAAAGAAAATTTATTTTTTAGAATAACTTTTTTAAGAGAAGAAGAGCAATTATTATTAGAAAAAAATGAACAATTAACTTCCAATTTAAATATTGAATTTGTTAATAAGCAGTTTTTAAAATTTGAAAGTCCATTTGGTTCTATTGATAGGAGTAATAAGTTCGTTGCCATAATTGGCGGTTCAGATTTGGTAGAAAATGCATCAGCTTTTCACTTTTTTGATCCAACCATATTATCAATACTCTCAGATATAAATTATATTGATAATAATATTGTTGAAATAGATCCTTTTTATTGTCCAACTCCTCAATCATTACAGCCAAACACAATAATTCAAAGAGAAAAATATAATAGTAATCAACTTATTTTAGAATCTTCTCCTTTATCTAAAGATAAAAATTTAGTAAATTCAAGGCCGAATGCTTTTACTTTTATTAATTTTCCGAATTTATATTTTATACCAAATAAATTTCCGGATGCTCTTTCGTTCTATGAATCTGTAAATGCTAAATTAACTTTTAATAAGGCAAATAATTTAATAGTTCAAAATAGTAAATATTATTATCAATCAAGTGCAGATACGCCATCTGCAAAACTAATAAGAGATCCTAATTCTAATCGTCTTTTTCAAAAAGCATTATTAAATAATGGATTTAATGGGTTATATACTGCTAAATCTGATTCTTTTAGCGATCCAGTTTCAATACAAGCAGCAATAGAACGATTAAGAAAAACAACAGATGCATTAGCAAGTGATGCAGTTAATGAAATACAAGATATAGTTTTTGCAAGAACTAATATATCTTGTTTACTAAAAGAATTTCAAACATGCTTCCTTCCAAAAATAGGTAATTGTAGAGACATATTGAGAGGTTTTAGATTTTCTGAATTAGAAAGCATGTTGAATAAGGCATTTCCAGAATCTCTTTATACTGAATTATACAAAGGTATTAATCAATTTAAGATTAATAACTTAAAAGACGAAAGAGAAAAAAGACTTCTTCAAGAGATAAGAGATTTAGAAACAGCTATTCGTGAAAATGAAAGAAAGAGAATTGTTTTTAGTGAATTAGATAAAAGAACAGATCCAGGTCAAGCTTTTGATATAGCAGATAGAGCCATGCCTGCAGGCTCAGAAGGAGATATTAGCTTACAAGAATCTTATGAAAGAAAGCTAAAACAATACAGAGATTTAAAATTAAATCAAGAATCATCTCAAATAACAGAATTAGATAAAGTAAGAGCAAGAAAAGAGATGGATTTAGATGAATTAAAATTTATAGATGATTTCTTAGATTTATTAGAAAATGATTATGGAATAAATGTAGATATTTTATGTAGTATTGTTGATTTATTTAATATAAGTCCAATGTTTGGAGCAATACAATTACCAAGACTACCAGAATTTGATATATATCTTGAATTAAAACTTAATTTAGATTTATCAATAGTTAAAATCATTTTTGATTCTTTCGTTGCTTTTATTATAAAAATATTGCAAGAATTGTTGACATGTGGTGGTATTAAGAATCTATTAAATGCTGCTCTAACAGGAGAAGCAAGTGGAAGTATGACAGGAGCTGCTTTTGCAGCAGCAAATCAATTAGCCAGAGGAAAATTTGATTTGGATGATTTTGTTTCAAGCAATCCACAAGTTGATCCGGTTGCTTATACAAAATCATTTATTAATATTTCTAAAACTATCAAACCTCCATTAACAGTACAAGAAACTTCTCAATTAGATATGAGAGTTGACACTCCAATTGGAAGAATGGATACAACATCAAGAACAAAAAGTCTTCTTGTTTTAAATGTTGCAACACATTCTGCAACCACCGAAACAGAAATACAGCAATCACTCTCTTTATTAATTTCTGGATTGTCAAGAGTGATGACAGCAGATTCTTTCATGAGACTTTTTCACAAGCCAATGAAAGAAGATCTAAATCAGGTAGAGCAATTTATAAAGCAATACATGACAGAATTATCATACTTGTTAACTCCAGGAACATTATCTGGAATTTTTACTTATTTGGGAAATATAACCGGATTAGATTCAGTCAGACAAGAGATGATGGCGCTATCAACATTCTATACTTCAAATTCTTTGGGTACAAGGAACGTTGAATGTCTTGATCCGAGTATTCCAGTTATTAATTCTACACCAGATGATTCTGAAGATTTAGAGCAAGCAACAAATGCTTCTCAAAATTTGGATAACATTAGAATTGACTCAATTGATAGATATAGAAATTTATTACAAGATCTTTTATCTTCTTCTCCTGAAACACTTAAAAACAAAATAGATGACTCTATATTTAAACCACTTTTAATAGGAAAGTTACCAAATGGTAAAGCCATTGAGTCTGTTGAAAAAGCAAAATCAGAAATTATAGATTCTAATTTACAAAATATTTCAAAAAAATTTAAAGCTGGATGTAATGAATACTATTCTAATCTGGTATGTAAAAAACCTTTTAAAAGAAAAGTACCAAAATTTTTAAAACAAGATGACAGTACTGAACAATATGAAAATTCTGAATATAAAGATTTAGTAAATAAAGGTGGTTACAAAGAAGGTGAAGCACCAGATCCAATAGAAATTGAAGAAACAAAGTACGTATATGGTGCATTGTTTACTGATAGTTTTAATGTATCTTCAAAAACTCTTTCTATAAACAGTACACCGGAAGAATTAAAAATAACATTAACCGGCTCAAAAGGATATCCAAGTGTCAGAGAAAAAGAAGCTAATGCTTCTTCTGATGGAAGTAGCTGGAAAATACAAAGTATAATTTCAAATAATAAAAATAATATAACAATTTATGAAGGTAACTCAATAGAACAAAATAATATTAAATTTACTTTTGATATAAAAAATCAAAATATTAATACAAATTCTATTAATGAACAAATATTAGATTCAAGACAAGAATTTAATAAAATATTAATAGATTCAATAACTGGAAGTTTAAATCTTGGTAATTCTTTAATAGAAAAAAGTATTAATTTGCAAACATTTGAAAACAAATTTGAAGAATATTCTTCTAATTCTTATAATGAATTCTTATCACTAATTTATGAAAAAATAACTAATGTAATATCCGAAGATGGATTATTGAAGCCAATTAATCTTGATACACTACAAAAAGAAAAATATATCACCGGAATAAAAAATGGACTTGATACAATATTGCCGGGATTATCATTAGCATTAGAAGGCAATTCATTGCCGGCTATAGTCAGTCCGAATGTAGACACTCCGCTAAAATATATCAATTTTTGTCCGAAACCAACAAAAAAACAAAAAAATGCAAAAGTTGATCCAGCATTATTTGGTGCATTGGAGTTGAAAGAATTTATATCTGAAACAATGAATAAAAGATCTCAAGAATTAGTAAATTTAAATACACTTGAAGATATGTTGAAAGATAAGGATAATTTATTAAAATTTTCCACAATAGATGGTTTATATTTGACATTAATAAGAACTGCATGTACGGAAATGTCTTTAAGAGCACTTTTCCCATTAAGAGTTTTTAATTATAATAAGAAATTAATTGATGACTTGTTATTACCAACTTACATAGCAGAAACAATACAAAAAGAAATTATCTATGTATCAAAAACTCTAAATAGAGCAAGTCTTGTAGAATTAACACAAAAACATGTAAGCTATATACATGACTTTGTTTTTCAAGATGAATTGGACAAACCAGAAAATCAAAAACTATTCTATAAAATTAAACAACTCAAAAAAGAAATTGTAATGTTAGAAGAAGACAGACAAATAGTTAATTCTTATTTAGGAAAGCTATATGTAGAAAGCGTAAATAATTCAAATATAGAATATAAAAATAAACTTGATAATTTTCTTTCTTGTATTAATACCGAAATAAAGAACAAATATAATGAAATCTTGTTATTACAAACAAGAAACATAGCCTATAATGAGCTTGTAGTAATATTTGATAAGCTATCTTATTTAACCTCCACAAACGAAAGAGTAAAACAAGATTTGGGAACAGCATGTAAAGATATAGATCAAAATTTATCAGATAAAGAATTTTTATCAGTATTGATTCCGGAACTTTTAATAAAATCTGATTTAAAACAAGTGCATACAACATATACAACTTTAGATAATTTTATAGAAATGCAAAATAAAAGATATGATTCTGGTTCAAATCTTATAATGGAACATTATATTAATGTTCCAACAGTAAAGAATCAATATACTTCTTTAAGAAATAAACAGACTGAAATAGGTTGTTATGGTCCACAGCCATTTTATAAATTTAAAAAATTATTAGAAGAAGGAATACCACATTATGAATATGATAGAAGAAATTTAAATGATTATTTTGCACAAGATTTGACATATGAGATGAGATTGATTTATGTTCCATCTACAAATTTACAAGATCGTACTTCAATATTATTTGATCCGATATTAAACAATGTTAGAGGCATGGGAATTGTAAATGAAAATATTCAAAAATTAATAAATGATCATAAATATGCTCTATTATTGATTGATGATTTATACTCGGTTAATAATTTTGAAAAAACTTATGTTGTTCCATTTATTGGAAAAGAATATAAAGATTATCAAGGAGATATAAAAAGAAAATTCGGAGTTATTAATGAATTTCCATTGATAAAAGAATCACAAAGTCTTTATTCTGCTGGAATAGTTAATGTCTCTGATGTCTTACAGATATTACCATCTTTGGAGGCTGGAACTTCTAATCAGTTAACTGATTTATTGAAAGCAAAAATTTCTTGTAATGAACAGTTAAAGAAAATATATTCAATATTTACAAATGAAAATTTACTTTCTAATTTAACAATATTATCAAGTACTCAAATTCTTTCAGACGATAAAATAGTTGCTCCGTTTAGAAGTGTAAGAAAAGAAATAATAAATAATATTTTCACTAAAATGATATCAATTTATAATAGAGATGATCTTGAGGATTTTTTTGAAAAAATGTCATCTATTGAATATTTTAAAGATTTTAATGCTGCAGAAATGGCAAAAATATCTCTAAAAGCAGCAATATATGTTTTACAATATTATTGTCAAATGACTGATCCAAATATAAGTCTCGCACTTCTAATAAGAAATGCAGTTAAATTATCATTAGCTACGGCTTCTCAACTTCCAAATCCATTTGGTGGTCCAACTATACCATCAGAACTTCCATTGCCACTAAGTCCATTGGCAATCTATTCTATGGCTCAATTACCGGTAACTGTTTTTGGTATTCCACCGGTTGGAATAGGCGTCGGCGCACCCTTAACAATACCCGGAATGGTTTTATTGGGTGCAGATTTATTATTACTTTCTTTAGAGTTTTCAGAGAATTTAGATTCTAATGCAGAAAATGATAAAATAAAAGAAGAACTTAAAAATTATTGCTTTGATTTATCCGGCTATAAAAAATATGGTGTGTGATAATTATTGTAGGAAATAATATATGGCTGGATTTGGACCAAAACTACCTTTAAAACTCGGAACCGAACAAGGTTATACTTTAATTTCTGATCTTAAAACTCTAAGTAAACAAAATTTTTTGATGTTATTATTAACCAATCCTGGTGAAAGGATTATGGATAGTAATTTTGGAGTTGGAATAAAAAAATTATTATTTGAAAATTATAGTGCTGTATTAAAATTAAATTTTGAACAAAGATTAAAAAATCAAATTCAAATTTATGCACCCTATATTTCTATTAGAAATATAAGCTATGGAAATACTGATATTGATGGTTCTTTGTTGGATATTACTATAACATATTTTATTATTCCTTTGGGAAATACTGTAAATTTAACCATACAATCAAATGGTAATATTATAAGTTCGTGAAGTTCTATTTATATTAGAGGATTTTTTGATGCCTAAAAAGAATATACCGATTGATTATCTGGCCAGAGATTTTCAAACTATAAAAGATGCTCTCGTTGAGCACGCAAAAAAGTATTATCCGGATACATATAAAGACTTTAGTGAAGTTGGCTTTGGAAGTTTGATGCTTGATACAGTTGCATATGTTGGAGATAATTTATCTTTTTATGTTGATTATGCTGCTAATGAATCATTCTTGGATACCGCTTCGGAATTTGATAATATTCTTAAACTATCAAAACCATTTGGTTTTAAATATACAGAAAATCCATCATCTCATGGAATAGCAACTTTTTTTATTCTTGTCCCTGCAAATTCATTTGGAACCGCTCCTGATGAAAAATATATTCCAATTTTGAAAAAAAATAGTTCTTTTCAAAATAAAACAGGAATATCTTTTTCTTTAGTAGAAGATGTTTATTTTAATCGTGAAAATAATGAAGTTGTTGTTGGTGCAGTAAATGAAACCACAGGTCTTCCATCAACTTATGCTATTAAGGCATATGGAAGAGTTCAATCAGGATATTTAACACAAACCTTTTATGATGTAGGTGAATATCAAAGATTTTTAAAAATACCAGTCAACATTGATCTTTTAACTGAAGTAATCTCTGTTACGGATACGGAAGGTAACGAATATTACGAGGTAGATTATCTTAGTCAAGATATTGTATACAAATCAATTTTGAACAGAGACAATAATGATGGTAATGCAGAAGTAAAAAGTATATTAAAACCATTTTCTGTCCCAAGAAGATTTGTAGTTATAAGAGAAAAAGATAAAACTTTTCTTCAATTTGGTACGGGAGATGCAACCAGCGATACGTATAATTCTGATTTATTGGATCCATCTGCAGTTAGTTTAGAAGTATATGGAAAAAATTATATTTCAGATAAAGAATTTGATCCAAACAATTTAATCAAATCAGATAAATTAGGCGTTGTACCGATAAATACAACTTTAAAAATTGTTGCAAGAGCTAATAATTCTGATAACGTTAATACTGGAGCTGGAACTTTAGTTTCTGTTGCAAGTGCATTATTTGATTTTGGTGATACAAGAAATTTAGATACAACAAAAATTAATTCTATTCGTGGTTCACTTGAAGTTAATAATGAAGAAGCAATAGTAGGAGATACTCCTCTTGTTACAGCTGAAGAATTAAAATTTAAAGTATACAATACATTTGGTTCTCAGAATAGAGCTGTTACTGAGAAAGATTATGAAGCACTCATATATAATATGCCGCCAGAATTTGGAAGTGTCAAAAGAGCTTCTATTGTTAGAGACTATGATTCATTTAAGAGAAATATAAACATATATGTTATATCAGAAGATTCAGCCGGTGGTCTAACAAATACAAATCAATCTATTAAAGAAAATGTAAAAGTTTGGTTAAATAAAAACAAAATGATAAACGATACTGTTGATATTTTAGACGCTAAAATAGTAAATTTATCTATTAAATTTAGCGTTATTTCTGATATAGAAGCAGACAATTCACAAGTTTTAAGAAATTGTATTTCTGCTTTGGAAAGAGAATATTCTAAAATAAAATTTATTGGAGAAGCTTTTTTTATAAGTGATGTTTATACAATATTAAAAAGCGTTCAAGGCGTTAATGATGTTAAGAATGTAAAAGTGGAACAAAAAACTGGATTAGATTATTCTGATGTTTTTTTTGACATAAATCGTTTTATGTCACGTGACGGAAGATACATAGAAGCACCAAAGAATGTAATTTTTGAAATTAAATTTCCACGTTCTGATATATATGGAGAAATTAGCTGATGTCTATCAAGAGATATATAGCAGAAAAAGATACGACTATAACTGATGCTTTTAAGCAGAATCAAATAAGTCGTGGAACATATTCTAACATGGGAGCATCCGATGTTCTTGAGATATTTTCTATATACGGACAAGTGACCACAAGCTCTTATGAAAAATCAAGAGTATTAATACAGTTTCCGATATCAGATATAGTCTCGGATAGAAATAATAAAATAATAGCTGAAAGCGGAAGTTGTCAGTTTATATTAAAGCTAAGTAATGCTTCGCACACAGATTCAACTCCTGATAATATAACAATTTCTATAGCTCCTGTCTCCGGAACATGGCAAGAGGGTGTCGGCTTGGATATGGAAGGATATAATGATTTGGGAGTAGCTAATTGGATTAGTGCATCCTCCACTTCAGGTTGGATCAATCAAGGTGGCGATACTTATTCGTCTTCTATGGATTATTTGATTGAGAATGCTACTGATGATTTAGAAGTTGATATAACACACTATGTAGAGAATTGGATTTCTGGTGCGATTCCTAACAATGGTTTTTTAATATCTCTATCTTCTATCTTAGAAGGAGACACTGAATCTTATTATACTAAAAAATTCTTTGCCAGAAGAAGTCAATTTTTTTATAAAAAACCATGGATAGAGGTCAGAAGCAATTCATCTATTAAAGACAAAAGAAATTCATTTTATTTGAGTAGTAATTTACTATCTCAAGAAGATAATTTAAATACTATATTTTTAATAAACACAGTTAGAGGACAACTTAAAAATATTCCATCCGTTGGAACTGGAAGTTTGTTAGTGAGTTTATATAGTGGAACAATAACAAGTGGCCCTCTCGGTGTTCCTTTGGCTTTGATGGATGGTTCTATAACAGTTGTAACAGGAGGATATTATTCTCCAGGAACATATACAGCATCTATTGGTATTAGTGGTGCATATGAATATCTATATGATGTTTGGTCATCACTTGATGGCGCACAACTATATACAGGTTCGGTAATCCATACTAATGTTTACGACGGTTCAGACGACAATCAAATACCAGATTATATATTATCTATGCCGTTATTAAGACAAACTTATAGAAATAATGAATTTGCAAAAATGAGAGTTGAAGTAAAAAATAAAATTTGGGATTCAAACATCTATCATGTAGCAGCATACGAACCAGAAAAAACTAATATAGAAAATTTATATTATAGGATTATCAGATTGGCAGATAATCATGAAGTTATTGCATATGGAACTGGATCATTTAAGCATACATTAACTTCATACGATAGTGAAGGAAACTATTTTGATCTTGATATGAATTTATTTGAACCAGGGTTTGCATATAAATTATTATTTGGATTTGAATATAATGCTTCATTTTATGAAATGAAAGAAACATTTAAATTTAGGGTTGATAAGTAATGTCTTTAAAAGAACTATTTGGAAAAAAATCAACAAAAATATTAGCTTCTACTAACTTTGAAGATTTATCTAAAGATGTAGAATCAACTGAATATATCGTTCAAGAATTAGAAGAACGTAAACTAATAAAACCAGAGATTGATTATACTGATCCTAAAAATTTTGCTTTCTTTGGTTCTGCAAATAAATATTATACAGACGCTATTGAAGGAATAGCTAAAAAATATCCATATGATGGAAGCGCAGCAGAAAAGTTAAAATGGACAAAAAACGCTTCGGATCTACAAAATTATATTTTTGAAAATGATTATCCAAGAAATAATGGATATATAAATTTAGGATATATTTACGGTTCAACTTTAAGCATATCGTCGGACAACTATTCTGAACCTAATGATAAAGAATATATTTCAATAAAAGGTGGACCAAATACAGCACAAGATGTTAATTCTCTCAAGGCTTCAAAATTATTTGGAACTTCAAACATATTAGATTCAAATGAAAATAGAGAAAGTAATTTACTTTTAGATGGAGATAAAGGTGTAACTGTTGAGTTTTGGTTAAAGAAAAACGATCTAAATGGAAGTAGTAAACAAGTAATATTTGATCTCTGGAATAGTAGTAGTTTTGGTAGTGATTATGGAAGATTTAGAATTGAAATACATCCTGGAATATCCGGAGAAGAAAACAAGTTTTATATTGAATTATCCTCTGGCTCAACAGGTATTTCAAATTTTTCAATAGGACAAGATTTAAGTATTAGTAGCGCAACATGGCAACATTATTCTTTGTCTGCCATCAATAGTGGAAGCAACATAGAATTCAAACTTTTCTTAAATGGAACATTGAATGAAAAAGTAATAACTGGAACCTCAATATCAAGAGTATATGGACCAATGCTTGGTTGGATAGGTTCGCTCGGTACTCAAGTAGATGGTGGTAATGCCGGATTGGGATACGGAAAATTATCAGGTTCTTTAGATGAATTTAGATATTGGAAAACAAAAAGAACAGAAAAAGAAATTTCTCGTTTTTGGTTTACAGATATTAATGGTGGAACAAATACCGATACAGCTAATACTAATTTAGGTGTATATTATAAATTCAACGAAGGTATTTATGATACTTCTTCCACGGATACAAAATATGATAATAAAATTTTAGATTATTCCGGAAGATTTTCCAATGGATATTGGACCGGCTATGTATCCGGAAGTCGTTCCCAGAATTCAGCTATGGTCGAGTCAGGAGCCTCTCAGAAAGAGTTTAAAGACCCTGTAATATATCTAACTCATCCGGATGTTCAAAGCTTGTTAACTGAAAAACAAGAACTTGGAACGTTACACGATAATAATAATAATTCAATGATCTATTATACTATTCCATCATGGATAGTTGAAGATGATCAAGAGAATAATAGCAATAAATTATATGAATTAACTCAAATAATTGGTTCTTATTTTGATGAATTATTTATTAAAATAAAATATTTGCCATCAATAAAAGAAGTATCTTATAAAAATGGAAGATCATTTCCTTATGCAATGAAACTTCTTGAGTCTATGGGCTTTATGACACAAGATTTATTTACCAACTCAAGTTTGTTGGAAAATATGGCAAATAGAAATGAAAATGTTTTATATGATGAAAGATTATTTAATGTAAAAAATCATATATATCAAAATATATACAATAATTTATCATACATTCAAAAATCAAAGGGCACAGAAAAATCAATAAGAAATTTATTGAGATGTTTCGGTGTTGATGAGGAATTGATAAGATTAAGCATATATTCAAATGATTCTGTTTATACTTTTGATGATAGATTTTTAAATACGTATTATAAAAAGAAGATCATAAATTTCAACGATCAAGATAGAGTTCAGGGAACAATCTACCAAATGACATCAAGTTTGGATCCGAATTCTACTTCTTATATACTTGGCAATTCAGAACTTTCTTATCATGGCTCTACTTTGGAAGCAGAAATAATTGTACCTTTAAACTCTTCTCAATCTGATAAGGTATATTTTCCAAAAAGTTTTTTAACTTCTTCTATTTTCGGAATCCATTCTGCAAATACTGTTGCGCCGGCAGATACAACATGGTTCGGTTCTGATTTGTCTAATCTTGAGGTTTATATTGTAAGACCAGATATTCTTTCAAGTGATGGACATTTTCAAATAACATCTTCTTATCTTGGCATTAATTTAACTTCTTCTTTGATAAGAGATTTATATACAAATCAAAAATGGAATTTGGCAATTAAAATAAAACATGAAAAATATCCAAATAGTCTAAAGGTAATAGGTGCTAATGTTGGCGATTATCTATTTGAGTTTTATGCGATTAATACAATTCAAGATTTTATACAGCAAGAAATATACTTAACTTCTTCTATTCCTCAAACTATAGCAGAAAATTATTTTGCTGATTCCAAAAGAATATATGCCGGCTCACATAGAGAAAATTTCACCGGTTCAATAATACATAATAGCGATATAAAACTATCAAGTGTTAGATACTGGCTGTCTTATCTTGATGATGATACTCTCAAGCAACATGCAAAAGATCCAAAAATATTTGGTCAAAATTCACCAATATCAAACATTGAAACATTGTATAGCGGGACAATAAACGAACTTCCACAACAGAAAACTCTTGCACTACATTGGGATTTTAATAATGTGACAGGTTCAGATAATGGTTCGGGAGTTGGACCTGCAAATTCATTTGATGCTAAATTTACAGTATTAGATATTTCAAGTGGTTCACTCACAAATGATTATGGAATAATAGGTCAAATAGTAAACAAGACATATACTGCAGTTGGTGACTTCTTTTTTAGAAATAATAAAGATATGGTTGAAAATGGATACATCTCTATAGCAAAACATAGACTCCCAGAGAATATGATGAACTCTGATTTGATCAATATTCTAAATCAAGATGATGAAATTTTTACAAGAGAATCAAGACCTGTAAATTATTATTTTGCTCTTGAAAAAAGTATGTATCAAACAATCTCTGAAGAAATGATAAAATTCTTTGGAACAATAACTGATTTTAATAATACTATTGGTAAACCTCAGTATCGTTACGAGAGAGAATACAGAGAATTAATAAAACTAAGACAACTATTTTTTGAAAATATATCTAATTCTCCAGACTTAGAAAAATACGTTGATTACTTTAAATGGATTGATATTGCTATAACAAAAATGGTTTATCAATTAATGCCAGCAAGTGCTGATTTTTCACCAGAAATTTCAGATATTGTTGAAAGCCATGTTTTAGAAAGAAATAAATATCTTTGGAAATTACCATCAATAGAACTCGGAGCAGAACCTCCAATAAGCTCAGTTAAAACAATTGGAGAATTAAAATATAATTGGAAATATGGTCATGCACCAATCCCACAAAAAGAGAACACAAATTGTATTTGGTGGAAAGAAAGAGCAGAAAGAAGTAGCAATTTAAATGGAATATTTCAAGTTTTATCAACAGAATATAAAAAGAAGTTTACAAGAGTCACAGATTTTGGTACAGATATACAAATAAAAATTGATAAGAATCCGATTTCTGTAGATGTTATAAAACCTGCAACAAAATTTGGATCGGGCGGATATTTAGAGATTGATGTACTTAATCTACTTGAAATCACTGAGAAAAAAGATTGTTCTGACGAATAATGTGGGAGTAAATAATGACTGATATTAATACGAGAGGTAAACTTCCGTTTACTGTTGTAAGTTCTTCTGTTAATACAGGATATGCAGCGGAATTAACCTCTGCTGTCGGACAAAATATTGAATTAGTAAATCATCATAGAGATGAATACGGTCAATTAGAAAACTCCCCATTACAAGGCCCATTTACAAATCAACATGTTGGCGGCAATCAACATCGTCACGCCAATTTAAATATTGGAACAGATAATAGTGATAATAGAGCAGAAGGATATTTTGTTTCTGCTTCTGCAAATTCAATTAAAATATATGGTCCAGATATAAAGGGTATAAATAAACCAAGATCGTTATTGACAAGAGACTTTACAGCAAAATCACCGGTTAATATTAAAAACATTCAAACAAGTGGAAATGTTGCAGGTAATTTTGAATATAATTATCAAGTTGTTCAAAATGTTGGTCGCGGTTTAAATAATAATTTAATTGTTGATGGATTTGAAGCGAGTGGAAATTTAACAACTCAGTTCGTTTCAAGTTCAAAACAAATATATACTTTACCAGACATAACGAGAATTGATGCCGAAGGTAAACAATATAAAGATAAGACAACAATCGTCCAAAGATTTAATGCGCCTGGTGGCAAAGAAGTCAGTTCCAGAGGCGCATTAGATAGAGAAGGTGAAGAATTAGCACCAAACAATTCTCTTACAACAAGAAATATTAAAGTTAGACAGCCTTATTATGATCGTCTAACCCAACATTCAGTTAAGCCATTTTTATCAAAATTAAATTCTTTAGATACTTCTTTGGTAAACGGAAACATTTATCTTTCATTAACATTTGGAAATGATGGTCTATCATTATATGCAACAGTTGCAAATGTCACATATCAATTTAATTTAAATAAAAAATATGATTTATCTACTGCACAATATCATACAAGTTTCTCATATGTTGTTGGTTATGGCGCAGGTATTGCTTTTGATAATACAGGCAAATTTTTATATCAAGCAGGGACTTCTGGGATTATAAAATTATATAACTTATCTTCTCCTTGGGACATAAATACTGCCACGTATACATCCGATTTAAGTGGATTTAACATCAACATATCTGGAATAGTATTTGCTGATAATGGAAATAAATTTTATACTATTTCTTCTACATCAAAAATATTAAATTGCTACAACTTAACAACTCAATGGGTTCCAAATTCTGCAGATCCAAGCACCACATTCACCTTAGATTCTGGAATACAAATATCTACTGGTATTGCTGTAAAAAATGATGGAAAATATATCTATTCTACAGATAGATATGATGGATGTGTGTATGAGTATGCCCTATCAACACCTCATGATGTTAGTACTGCCATTTTTTCTAAAAAACATTTTTTAGGTATAAAAGAAGCAGAAAATTTTGATTTATTTTTAGATCAAGAAACCAATCAAAGATTGTTTATTGTAGATCGTACAAATAAGAGAATTGATTGTTATGTTAATTTTATTAACGATTATGTTACTGAAGAAAAAGTTAACAAAAATTCATTCTATAGGTTAAAACAAGGTCTTGTATCTAATAAATTCACGACTTCTTCTGTAAATGATAATTTCTGGGTTCAACATGCTATACCTTCAACCGATCTGAGATACAAATGGATTGCTGATTCTGTAAGCTCAAGTCAACAACCAATTCAATATCAAAGTTATAATTTACCATATAGTACAAGTAGTTTTTACAACTCTAATGGTGCTTTTGAAGATTTGCAATTCGAATTAACCGGTCCTTTTGGAGATCATCTTGGTATTAGTGGTGCTATTGATAAAGATGAAATGTTTGTAAGTACATATACAAATACGATGTATAGAGATAGAAAGTATTTTAGATTTACAACAGATTCAAATCAATTTTCCATAGATATGAGCAATATAAGCTCAAAAATTTCAAATAAAAATTTTACCATTTCTTTTTGGATTAACATACCTTCTAATCCTTCTGATATAGGGCCATTTCCAATTTTGTGGTATGGAAATTCAAGTGGAGAAAATATATTTAGATTTAATTACAAATTTGGTAGTACATATAAGTTCGAACCATTTTTGCAATCATCCATAAAAACAGTTAATACAAAAAAAGTCATAACAGCCGATTATGATGATGGTAAGTGGCATTTATTAACTTTGGTTAATAACAAGGGAACACCTTCTATAACTTCGTTATTCCCTTTTAATTCTCAAACAACAAAAGCAACTACGAATTTAATAACCACAAAAGTATATTTAGATGCAGGTTTGATATACGAAGCCACACAAACTGATACTCAAATAATCATAGAACATTTAAAAATAAACTCTTATTCTGCAACGTTACAGAATTTACTTATTAGTGATATATTAATTTGGGACTCTTCTTTGACAGAAGAAGAAGTTTCTAATTTATTCAGAATTACTAAAACTGAATATGGACAATTTCCTAAAAAATACAATCAATATAATTTAAATAAAGACGTTATTCCCCAACCAATCCATGTATATTCTTCAAAACTTGATGAAGTTAATGGCACATTGTTTGATGAAATAGGAGGAATTGACGCAAGTTTAAATAATTTTACATCATCTTTTCACTTAAAGCCACAAAATACCGGAATAATAAGTTATTCAACTTATTTCAATGGTCCATATCAAGGTGCAAGTTGGAAATCAATAAGAAATAACGAACACCCGATAACAAGAAAGTTAACAACAGAAAATACAAATATTGTTTCTGTTGTTGTGCCAGAAGGTCCACATGAAGTTTTTAAAACAGTAATGGGTCAACAAATAAGGTATACTCTTCCGGGTTCAAGAAAACAAGGCACTATTTTAAATATAAAAGAAAGCCCGGTTTATATAAACAATAAGCCATTGAAACATAAATTTATATTAAAAGATTCTCCTAATCAAAATATTGGTTTTGAATTAACCCATACTTATGCAAATAATTTGCAATATTTTGCAGATAAAAAATTAAATGATGCATTAGGTTTGGGTAAAAAAGAACGACAAATATATGATACATTATTAGAATATTACAATGGCTCAGTTGATCAAAATGAAAATCCAATAGAAAGATTTGTTGGGTATACTTATGCTGAAACAATATTTCCAAAACAAGGTCAAGCATTATTAAAAGATGTTCGCCAAAGAATTGATTATATTACAGACGAACCCGGCTATGGTTTGGATGGATATGATAGACAATTAGGAACTCAAAGAGCATTCTGGAGAGACAACAAAGAAGACAGAATGAGAACTGCAAAATCTTACATTACTTCACTTGGAGAACAATACGATAGTTCCTATGATAATTTTCCTTTTAAAACTCCAAGTATTGCAGCACTTGAATACGTAACCAGTTCAGTATCTTTGGAATATAAAATATCTGATTTTGCTAATATCAAGCGTAGTTTAATTGATTTATCTTTTAAGCAAAGCGCAGAGTTAAATAGAAATTTTTATTACATAGATACAGAAGTTATAATAAATCCATTTCAGCAGTATTATTCCATATCTTATCCATCAGAGCAAGTACCTGAATTGTATTTATTTAGAGATACCCTCTCAACCTCGCGAGATCAATATAATGTAGTTTTAGCCAGCGGATTGTATCCTCTGGTAAAAACAACCGATCCATCTTCTTTAAGAGCATCTCCTTCAATGGTGTATCTGCACGGTAGTAGAATAATAACTGGTAGCATACAAGGTCAAAAAACAGCAGAAGCCGTCTATAAAGAGAATACGTATGATCTTGGCTTAAATCGATTTACAGAAATACTTTCTGGTAAAAATCCATGGTATGATTGTTATCAAGATTATTATCAAGATGTAAAAAATTTATCAAACGATAATTTAATAACCTATTCAACATTACCAGAATTTAAAATATCAGATAATATAAAAAATTTAGTTGAAATTTATTCCGGTGATATAACAAAGATTACTTTAGATGATTATGATGATGGATTAAATTTTATTAATAAAGATTCTGTAGAAAAAGATAACGATCAATTTTCTCAAAATAGTCTGATAAAATTTAAAATTAATACTGTTAAAAAATTACTTCCATATAATGGTTTCTATCCACAAGACAGAAGTATCCAGTTAGTTAATTATTTTAAACAATCATATCTGGATACAAATGCCATAGATGGTGGTCTTTTCCTCACAGGAACAAACACAGAACTAATATTCCGTGAAGATGAAGACAAATTGGTAAATTTTTTAAAGCAATCTTCTTTTTTGGAACCATTTTATTCACCTGGTATATTTTATAATTTAATAAAATCCGGTATTGCAACAGATTGGGCGGTTTATACTGGTTCTCTACCAACTTCTTCATTTTATGTTCCATTAAGTGAAAGACCAGCAAATAGAATTTCTTTTGAATCAATATTAGATCTTAAAGATATAGCTTTTTCTTCTTCTCTAAAAAATAAAGAAAATCGTTATATTAAACACAAAGAAATTTCAAATGAATATGATGCGGGAGATTATGGAGTAGGCGGTTCCATTTCTTTTCAAGGCTTTTTTGAAAGAAAAAGCATCGGTTCTCCTCTGTATTCACTTGCTATTCATAATTTTTTAGCAGAAACTATTAATTTCTTCTTAAAGGATTCTAAGTTAAATTCGTTTATATCTGCCCCAGAAACATCATATATAACATTTGATTCTACAAAAACATATTATATGGATGTTGTTTTGCGTAAAAAAGATATTGTAATGTGTGAAGCGCATTCCTCATCGTTATCTTACAATTTTGGTAAAATGAGTGGAAGATATTTTGGTCCATCTTTTTGGACAGGTTCAGCAGCAGATGAGACAAGAATAAGCAATAATACGGGATTACCCGAATTGCTAAGAGATCCCGGATATTGTATGTATGCTCCTCCATATTTTTATGGAGATTCTATAGCTCGTTTATCTTTTAAGCCAGAATTAGATACAGCTTATAAATTAGATGATATTCTTTCAAATTTAAAAATAGAAAATATAAATACTGGATTTCTTGATGATACTATTTATCCTTCTGGTTCTTTATATTCTTCTTTCGTGATGCCAGTCGAATCCTCGGTCACTATTAAAGGAACAATTGAAGATAGGCAACAAACAGTAGACCCAAATACCGGTGCAAGATTAAGTATAACTAATAATACTGGAATAAAAAAATGGGTAATTTCTTCAAAAATGGAAACACCTGTTTTGGATTTTAGCAATCAAGATTTCGTAACTTCAAGTAACATTTTACCAAAATCATATCCTGATTTTTATTTAAACTTATTAACGTCCGACATCCATACTCCCCCAACCGCTTCTGGTTTTGGAAGAGGCATGTGGAGTGGTTATGGAAAAATTATAGAAAACGATCAAGTATTTGGAACATTAGATAAGGGTATATTTATTGAGCTAAAAGAAAGCTTTCCTGAGAAACTTTCAAGTCAATATGATACTTCTACCCTAACATTTAGGGAAACAAATACAGGATCTCTCTTACAAGCTTGCGGTTTTCACAAAGTGAATAGTAAATTATCTAACAAAATAGGTGAACTTGCAGATTCAAGAGAAATATCGGAAGCAATCGTAATAATACCATATAGTGATAGTACAAGGGCGCAACAAACTGTTCGTATAGAAGGTCACAATTTCTTTAAAATTGAAAAAGAAATTTTTAGCAAACAATTACAAAACATATCAAGCAGCAAATCTGCTGTTTTGTCTGGTGATTTTGGCTCAACAGAAGATATAGCAGAAACAAGTATCAGTAAAATGATACAAAAAATGAGCAAATATATTATTCCTCCTAACTTTGATTTTATAACAAATTCAAATATAAATCCGTTTGTTATGTATATTGCGGAATTTACAAGCACTCTTGATAAGCAAGACCTTGCTGATATTTGGCAAGGAGTTATGCCAAAAATAGCAACAATAGCTGAAAGAGAAGAACAAATCATTTCGCATCAAAACAGCATACACGACTTCTTTCATGGAAAAGGTTTGCCAAAAGATGTTAAATTTATGATCTTTAAAGCAAAGAAGCGTGCAGAGATTAATTACTATAAGATGACTGCTGATTCAACTGACGATGGTTTCTTCCCTACAATTCAAGCAGGTAGACCATCATCTCCATATAGTTTTAACTGGCCATACGATTATTGTTCTCTTGTAGAAACTGCAAGAGTTGATGTAGAGATAGATTATGTTAGCGGGAGTAATAATATATGACCTTTTTTAATCAAAAAGAAGAAGTAATACAAATTGAATTAACTCAATATGGAAAACATTTATTATCCAAAGGAAAATTAAAGCCAACATATTATGCCTTTTTTGATGATGATATAATCTATGATGCAAAATATGCCGGCGTAGATGAAAACAATGGAAGTGCTGTAGAAAGAATAAAAAGTGTTCCAAGACCAAAAGTTCAATATGTTTTTACTGGAATTGAAGAACAAGTAAAGAAAAATTTAGAATTAATTAAATCTGGTAGAGAAACACTTGATTCTCTTAATCTTGTTCCAACTGCCGATAAACACCATGTTTTAAATAATAGAATCGGAACTTCTTTTTTGGGAGATAATAAAGCTCCATCTTTCAATATTACTATGTTAAATGGTGAAATACAATCTACAACTTTATTACAAACAGGCTCTCTGGATACTAAGCCATTAATAAAAATTCCTTTATTAGAATTAAAAGATGTAGATTATATTCTATCAGAAAAAAGAGTTGGTAATAATATACCTTCAACTGAAGGTGTAACTTATCTTTCAAAATATGATGATGGAACAGCTATAGCTTTGGAAGAAGATTATCTTCTGATTGAAATTGTTGAAAAAAATGTTGAAAACGAAATGAAAAATTTTGATATAGAAATGTTTATGTGTGAACAAAATCCGGTGACAGGCGAAGAAAGCTATACTCCATTACACTTTGATCAGAAATTTGAAGATTATAAAAATGGTATTTTATTAGATCCGAAAATTGTAGACATAGAAACTGATGGTATTTTAAACGAACAAAAAAGTAATGATCAATTTAGAGCTGAAAACTTTTTTGAAATATTAATTGATAATGAAATTGAAAAAAATCTTATTTGCAAATTAATTAGTAAGATGAAAGATCGTACTCTTTATGACCCGCTTTATGATTGTTCCGAATACCAAGAACAACAGCGTGTTAATCAACAGACAGCTTCAGATTTGTATTCTCCATCTTATAACGAAGATGATGTTAAAAATTGCTAACGAGGTATAAAAGTGGCCGCTACAACACAAGAAGAAATATTATCAGGTATACTTCCAAGAGTATCAATTGAAAAAATTACATTAACAACCTCCTCTTCTAATTTAGAAGTGGGAGTTGAATTAAATATAAAAGAAGTATTAGATAATAATTTCTTTGGTAGTTGGTTTGATGATATAAATATTAAAAAATATATTTTAATAGATGTGGTACAATCAACTGATTCACGAATCACAGAGGCTCTATCATTTTCTAATGATATGATACGACTTTGCAACAAATCACGTTCACAAAATAGTGTTATAAATGCAAATGACATAAAAGCTAAAGCTTTATCATATATAACTGGACTACCAAGTTTAAGCGATATAACAAATTTATTACAAACAAGTATAACAAGGAATGCGATTTCTATAAACGAACCCGCTCAAAGAGGAAAAAATATTTCTAACTATCCTGGATATGTAAATAGCGACGGCGAAAAAGTATATGAAATACCGTATAAAACAAATTTTACAATTAATAATATCCAGCCAGAACATTTAGCATATTTTGCTGTTTGCTCAATAGATATCCAGACTTTATGTTCTGATCTTAATATTGATTATGATATTGCTGAAGCACTTGAAGAAAATGGAAAAGTTGTTTCTGAAATAGTGATAGAAAATTCTAAAATTGCTGGACATAGTTATGTTTTTGTTGATGAGAATGGCGTAGCCTGGTCGGGTCCAGTTCATCAAAATGAGTCCGAACAATGGAAAAGCGGAGATGATGAAACTCCAGATTCAATTATACTCTCCAGAGTTTTAGTTTCTAATACAAAAATACAAGATTTTAGACATTTTGCTGAAATACAAAGATTGATGTTGGATTTTAATCAACAAAAGAGAGATGATAATGGTAAAATAGTAACAAATGCATTTAATCTCAACAATACATTAAACAAAGTAACAAAAATACAAGGTATAGATTATAAGCCAGATGGAAATATACCGCAATTTACTCAAATTTTTTCTTCTTATGATTCAATCGGAAATATAAAATTTCTATTTGGGATTGAATTTATAAATGTATTAAAAAGTTATTCTAAATTTTCAAAATTATATAATTCTAATAATGAAACTTTTAAAAATGAAAGTATATCTAATACAAAAATATTGGATTTAAAATTATATAGAAGAAGAGTTAAGAGCAACATATCCCTTAATAATTCTCTTGCTGATTATGTTCCGGAAAAATTTAATGACAATGAATCCGACGAAATTATATTACAGACAAAAGATGAGTCTTGGAGAAATTTTTTAAGCATAAACAACGAAAAATCAAGCATAAGAGAAACACAGCTTTTTGTTGATACTGATAATGATTATATGAGATACTTTACAGGTGTTGATAAAAGTTTCAAAGATTTGACGGATGGAATTTATCAATACTATGTTGAACTTGAAATAGAAGATGGAATTATACAATTAATTAAAGATCAAATACGAGATTTAAATATAGCCAAAAATGAGCTTATTAAATATTATAATCTTGTTAGTATGCCAACTATGAGAAAATTCTTGATAGAAACACAAAATCCACATATTGATTCTCCAAGAGAAACTTCCAACAATTCAACTATAACTGATTATGGATATGATCTTGTTTTAAATAAACTATCACCACAATTGGTTGATAAAATATTGCTACAATATACTGATGCTAATGCAGCTGTTACAAGACTAACACAAGAATATGGTAGTGATGTAGTTACAAATTTAACAACAAAATATGGTGGCGCTACTTCTATTGCTGCTCCATGGAATTCTTCTGCTGCAATTTTTTCTGCAGCGTTAGATATTTTCAGTGAAGGCATACAGACAAGTCAAGATAGAACAAATATAATTACATTTTTAACTACAAATTTGATGCCTAACTCAACTAATCCAAGTATAATATCAAAAATAATTGAAATGATTGACTATTTTATATCTTCTTTGTCAAATACTTTTGATATAAATATGGAAAATTTAAATAGCTCTTCTCCTACTTCTTCTTCAAGCACGAAAACAAATAGAAGCTTTAAAATAGTTAAATTTTTTAATGAAATTTTTGATTCTAATTCACTAAAAAGCTTTAATATCGATTACATGTCAACTTCTGTAAATGATTCTGAAAATGATGATGGATTAAGAATGTTAACTAAAAATAAGATGGCAGAAAGAGTTTCAAATGAAATGTTGAAATTTTTCACCGGAGAGGATTTGAATTTAAATTTTTCCGGAGAAAATGAAAATATTTCACAAAATATGAAATATTCGTTTTTAACTCCAACAAGATTAGATTTTGAAAATAGAACTATTATGCTTTCTGTATTACAAAATGAAAGCAACAATTTACAAAATAGAACAATAGAAGATTTTTATAATTCAACAAATAAATATGAAAAAGCTATTTCAATATATTCTGATATGTTAAATTTTAAATTAGATACAAATGGAAAAAATAGATTAAGACTATCTTCAACTGAGCAACAAAGAACAAATTTGTCACCGTCTGAAAGAGCTGCTTCTCGAAGAAGAGAAGAAATATTAACTTCAAGAAAAATAAATGATTTATTTTCCGATTATGCAAATTTAACTATTGAAAGATTTAGTACAATACAATCTACTAATATATTGGGTGATTCAAATATAAAATCTTTAAATAACTTAATGAGTTCTTTGTCTTCCGGAGCAATAAGAAGCAACCAGACGAACAATAATTCTTATAATACTAAATCTTCTAATAGTATTTCTAATATTGTTTCTAATTCTCAAATTGATTTTGTTAAAGAACTTGCAAATAAAAATCCAAATGACATTACAATGTCGCCGCGAGGTCGGATTGTAGGTCTTAATAATTCATCAATAGGATTTTATCCTCAATTTTATAAAATACCTAATCAAATTAGAGCATTAATTTTTAAACCACAACAATTATCAAATAATGTAAAAAATAATTTAGATTACAACGGTGATTATAAAACTTATATAAGAAATAAAACGATAAATTATTTTAATTTTGAAATGATAGGAGAGATACAATATTTAAGTGGATTTGAAAATGTTGTTGAAACAAATATTTTAAATTTAAACAAACCAACATGGAAAACTTTAACTAAAGAATATATTGATAATATAACTTCGGAAAGAGAAATATTGTGTAGAATTAAATCATTTAGAAATATAAAATTAAATATTAATGGTTCTTCGGATTTAGAAAAAAGATTCTATGATAAATATTTTATTATAAAAACAACCTCTAATCAGCAGGCAATATCAGTAACAGGATTTGTAATCAACAATCCATTTATTGGAAATATATTAGAAGACATTAGAAGAGGACTACCCGGAGTAAGAATCAGAGAGTCCAATAATATATCATCATTATTAAATAATATTCCATCAAGTATAGAAATAATAAGAACCGATAATTCTGGAAATAGAAATATATTAGAAGTTAAAGATATTAGAGATGTGTTAGCAAGGGACATAAATAAAAGTGCTAATAATAAAACTGGCAATTTAAAAACTCCCGCTATTGCTTCTTATGCAGCACAAGCACTTTCTATTAGCTCTCAACAAGCGCACATAAATAATAATTTTAAAAGTAGCAATCATGTATCGGGTAGAAATATTTCTCGCGGAATGGCAAGTGTTCGTCCGAATATGCGTGATAGGACATCAGGAATTTAAAAGATAATACAATTATTTGGAGATATATATGGCGTTTAATCGTGAACAAGCAATAGCGGCAGCAAAAGAAACAGCAAAACAATCCGCAAGAAATAAAATATTAGATATAAAAAGTAAAGGCGCAACGGATGCTGCAAGAGGTGTTTATGACCCGCCAGCAGAACAACAGGGTTTTAGTTATGATATAATGAACTACCAGAGTGGTTGGCTTTCTACTGGAAATTCTTTACCACAAGGTGTTGAGTGGATAAGAACTCCAAATACATTAGGATTTCGTTCAACTTGCAGAGATTTACAAAATATTTTATCAAATATTGAAGATCATAACGTAGAAGATGATACGGGTTCTACAGCTGGTTCAGCCTCAGAACGCGATAAAGGTAAAAAAACAAAACCACAGCAAGATCGCACGCCCAGAATAAGTGATATTTTAATTCCAAGACACGATCAAAAAACTGATACAACAGTTAATACTTCGCGACCGATAGATCCATCAGAAGATGCTATAAATGCTTTAGATTCTGAAACACACGATAATATAGCATCAAATATTTTACAGTTTGAAGATTCGCCGTTTCTTAATATTGGCAGAACAGCAACAATAATTAACAGAATAGATTATGCTGTACCTATAGCAAATTTATCAAGAGATTATGGAATAGAAAAAAGCTTAGTTTCAGATCATATAAAAAACTTCAATGGTTCTTTTTACGTTGTTGACAATAGATCAAATTTAAAATTTCATAAAAATTTAGCATTTTATGATAATTTGAGACAAAGAAAAAAATATATTACCTTAATAAGAAACGCTACAAATTCAACAAATTATGCAACGTTAAATAGCGCTTCTTTAGAAAATTATGTTTTTAAATTTGATTCGGATTTAAAAGTAAAAAAGCCAGAAGATCTCTCAAGATTCAAAAGAAGTTTTATAAAAGGTATTTCTTTTACCGGCTCAATATTGGGACAAAATAAAGATACATTTCAATTTGAAAAATTAGTAGATTCAAATATACAATTAATTGATAATACATTTTCTATGCAAATGCCTTTTGAAAATTCAGAATTATTAAATACATTAAATTTAAATGGCGCATCTATTATTGATATAAAAGAAAATTATAATTTTTATATTAAAGAATATGAAAAAGTTGCTTCACAAGCCGATAATCAATCTAAAGAAAATGTATTTCCAAATTTATATGTTTTAAATTCTATTTTAGATGAGAAAACAGAACAAAAAGAGTTTTTAATTTCTTTGGCAAATTTAGATAATATGATTAATTCTGGTGATAGATTTATGCTAAATAACTCAGAAAAAGTTATTTTCGGAATAAAAGATAATATTGGTGAATATTTTGATTTATTTGGTTTAAATTATAAAGATTTATTAACAAACAATAGAAGCCTACATGATTCATACAAAATAAAACTTAATAATATTATATTTTTGTCTGATACAACAAATAAATTAAATGAAATAAATAAGAAAAAATATATGTTTCCTATGTCTGTAGATTTATCTATTCCGACTGATAAAACAACTACAATAACTAAAATGTTGATAGATTCAGATTTGATGGACAGCTTTGTGATCCGATTGTTTAATATGTATAATACAAGTAGATTTAGTTCAAATCAATCTGTAATGTGCGAAACTCTTTTTACACAAGAAGTAAATCCAGGAAATCAACAAACACAAGTTCAACAAACATTTAGTTCTAAAATCAAAAATATTAATAGTGTTAATCTTCTTCAAACTCTCGTAGATATAAGTCAAGAACCAATTAATTTAAATGATTCAAGATATACTATAATAGGCGATACGACAAGATACTTAAGAACAAACAGAAATTCTATGAGTTTTGTAAATGGATTAAGAAATATTATTTTTAACTCTAAATTAAATACATTTGTAAGAAACAACTATAGAAATTATGAAGATATTTTAAATGGAAAAAAATGTTATAATGAAACTGTAGCATTTAGAGTTTCTAAATATGAAAAAGGAAACAATTCTGCAATACAAAATTATTGGATTCCTAATAATCCTGATTTAGATTTAATAAACATTGTTGATACACAAATTAAATATAATAAAGAATATAAATATAAAATATTTGCTTATCAATTTGTATTAGGAAATAGAATAATACAAGATAACAATACTACATCAACATCAGATGGAGAATTTAGAATTGATGTTGAAAATCTTCCGATAGCCGATTTAATAGAAGTTGAAATATTATCAACAACTAAAAGAGTTTCAGATACTCCTCCTTTATCTCCGGAAATATTATTTGTTCCTTATTTTGGAGTAGATAATAAAATTGGTCTATTTTTAAATGGTAGAACAGGAGAAGAAAAATTAGAGCCAATAAATATATTGCAAACAGATCAAAATATAACATCCCTATATAAGAGAGATTTAAATAATTCAGTTTTATATAAATCTGATGATGTAGCAAAAAGATTTGAAATAATGAAGCTTGAAAACAAACCAAATTCTTATGAAGATTTTTCTAAAGGTTTCATAAAAGTAGTTGATACAGATGTAAATAAAGAAACCATACAAAATGCAAGTGCTGCAGCTTTTATTGATACTGTAGAACCAAATAAAAAATACTATTACTGCTTTAGAGCTGTTGACATTCATGATAAGCTGTCTAATCCAACACAAATATTTGAAGTTGAAATGGTGAATGAAAAAGGTATGATCTTTCCAATAATTAAAAATTATGAATTTGAAAAACCTGCTTATTCAAATGTAAAAGAAATTCGTAGATTTATAAAAATAAAACCAGCATCTCAGCATACGTTTTTAGATAGAGAAACATCTCAAATACAAAATGACACAACTGCACAACAATCATTAAGAAAAGTAAATCTTGGTTTATCGGATGTGTCAGTTCCTTGGGGAAAAACATTTAAAATGGTTTTAACTTCAAAACAAACCGGTAAAAAATGCGAATTTAAGTTTAAATTTAAATACAAAACAGAATAATATTGATAAAACACTATTTATAGCGTAGGAGAACACATAATGGCATTTCTTGATAATTCAGGCGATATAATATTAGATGCTGTATTAACCGATACAGGAAGATACAGATTAGCAAAAGGCGATGGAAGTTTTAGAGTTGCTAAATTTGCTCTTGGCGATGATGAAATAAATTATCGTCTTTATGATAAAAACAATACAAGTGGTTCTGCTTATTATGATTTAAGCATTCTACAAACACCAATTTTAGAAGCATTTACAGATAATGCAGCCGGCCTTAAATCAAAATTGATAACAATGTCAAGAAATAATTTATTATATCTTCCAGTTATAAAATTAAACGAAACAAGAAACGAAACATCAAGATATGTTGACGGTTCATTCTTGGTTGCTGTTGATGAAGATACTGAAAGTGCCATGATTTCTTCTAATGCAAATAGTAGTACTGTAATTGGAGTTCTAAAAGGCGTTACAACAACTGAATCATCAAATTTTATACAAGTAGATCAAGGTTTGGATACAAACTATGAAATGGCTCCAACAACTCTTGATGCTGATTTAGTAGAAACTCAATATATTATAGAAATAGATAATCGTCTTGGAAATATTATTGCCACAAATTCCAATGGTAATACAGTAGCAAGAGCTTCTTATATAGATGACGATAATATAGCAAGCTATTTCTTTTCTCTCGGTAGTGATGGTACTTTTGTGAAAGAAATTGATAACACAACCAGCACAGATAACAACAATCAAGTAATAAAAGGTCCAAGAGGAACAAGATTAGAATTTTCTATAAGATCTTCTATAGATTTACAAACAACAACTTTCTTGTTTGATCAGTTAGGTTCTACAACAACTATAACAGAAGCAAGAGCTACACCGACTGTTCAATTTATTGATACAAATGTTAGAGTAATTGGTGCTACAACAGGTTATAGAATTGATATCCCTGTAAGATTTATAAAAGTGTGATAAGTTTAGGAGAATAAGATGGCTACAATATATAAAACATTTTTAAATAACGACGTTGTTTCAACGAGAACATTATTACACGAATCAATTCCAATTACAGGAACAATTGTATCTGGTACTTATGTTACTTCCGGTGTAGAAAAAAATATAAAAAATTATGCTCACGGCATGTTTCAATCTGTATATGATTATCCTGTTTTAAGTTCGTCTGCAAACCACATATTTGATATAACTGTAGGTTTAAGCAACAACTCGGGACTTTCAAGTTCAAATAATCAACAAAACAGTAAAAAAATAAACATTTATAATCAAATGGCTCAAGTTCTTGTTGGTAACGATGTTACTGGAAGTATACTTGAATTTGATAGGGATGGAAACATATTAGCAGGTGGAGATAAGCTAAGAGAAGTATTTTTTGTTAATTTCTCAAGACTTCTTGTAAAGGACGAAATAAAGAAAGACACATTTAGATTTACACTTGGCACAGGTTCTTTTAGTGATCCGTTTGCTGGAACATTAAAAGTTGTTGGTGATTATGGTGCTCAAAACGAATATCGCGTAAATTCTCCATCCGGAGAATATGGTATATTATATACTGGTTCTGCTGCTGTTGAAGGAACAGGGGTTGGATTAATATTCTATCAAGCAGGTATTGCTGTTTTGACTGCTTCCTTATTTGATGGTGCGACAATGACTGGCTCAACTGGAAATGTTTCAAATCTTTTCCAAACAAGTTCTATGCAAGTTGCTGCAGATTCATTAAGAAGAAGAATTTATAATATTGACTTTAATAATACAACAGAACTAAATTCAACAATTTATTTTTGTAGATTAAATCACAACGAATTTAACTATAGTTCAAATCCAACTTATTTAAGTTCAAGTAAGATAATTGTTAAAAACAATGCAATAGACAATCCGGTAAGTTATATAACTTCTGTTGGTTTATACTCGGCAGATAACGAACTTCTTGCTGTTGCTAAATTAAGCGAACCTCTCAAAAAAGATCCAACAAATGAAATGATTTTGAGAGTTAGACTTGATTACTAATCACTATTATTAAAATTAAAACAAAGAAACTGCCTATTTATTTTAGGCAGTTTTTATTATTATGGCAAAACCAAAACAATTTATTACAAAAGATGGAAATCTAAATAACTTTAAAACAGTTTCTACAAACGATTTTAGTCAATTTCAATACGGCGATGTTATAACTGGAAGCGAATATCCTTATGTCGCAAATGTTTCAAGATTTCACGTTTATGATGCTCAAAATAGAAATTATATAAAAGCATTAAAAAACACATTAGATTATTATATTTATTCAAGTCCTCATTTTGCTTATAGTTCTTCACTTGGCAATAAAGAACAACAAGAATTAAGTTTGGTAACAATACCATCTATTTTCTATGGCTCCTCAATTAGAAAAGGAAGTATAAGCTGTAAATGGTATGTAACAGGAACTGTTGTTGCTGAATTACAAGATGTAAGACAAAATGGCGAATTAATACAAATTGGACCAAGTGGAAGTAATGGTTCTGGTAGTGTTGCTGGTGTTGTTTTATATAAAGAGGGTTTTATATTATTAACAGGTTCTTGGAGTTTGCACCCAACATATACAGATAAATTTGGAATAGGCACAACAGAAGATTTGTCTCCATCTTGGAAATATTTTATGCATACAGGTTCTGATGAAACAAATAGAGTTATTTCATCAAGTTTCTTATTAGATTTTGAAGGAACAAATTATATACCAACAGTAACAATGCTTGCTCACGCACAACAAGGTGAATTAAATCATTCTAATAATCCAACTTATATTGAGTATGGACAACAACAGAGATTGACAACTGGAAGTTATGGATATATAGAAAATAATGATGCTATTATAAAAAATATGGTTAGTTCTTCTTTTGTTGATGAAGAACCAGATTTTAAAAAAACAACTTATATTTCAAAAATTGCTATATATGATGAACAAAAGAATTTGATAGGTGTTGCCAAGTTGGCGAATCCGGTAAGAAAAAGAGAATTAGATTCTTATACATTTAAGTTAAAAATGGACCTATAGAATGTTAAAAAAATTTGAAAGCAGTGACATATTTGTAAATCGTATAAAAGCATATCCACGAGTAAAAGTATTTACTTATTCCGGAAGCATGTATTATGGCAATGATTCAGTATCGCAAGATGGTGTCAGACTATTTGATTTTTTAATGGTACCTGTATCTGGTGCTGCTCCAAGTCCAATTCCATCAACTGTTATAACAACTGAAGACGGACAATATTTATTAACAGAAGACGGAAACTTTCTAATATTAGAATAACTAATTATATATAATTTGAGGATCAACATAGATGTCAGTAAAAATTTCAGAATTAACAGCTTCTTCTGCAGTAACTTCAAACGACTTTGTTCCTATAGTTGATTATGAAACTGCCACAACAAAAAGAGCACCCGCTAATCAAATTCTTGATTATATTACTGGTTCTACTTTTAATAGTTTAACTGTTACATCTCTAACTTCTTCAAACGTTACAGCATCAAGAATTGATGTAGATCAAATTTATGCTAATGATGTTATTGGTGGAAATATTTCTGGTGATGCAGCTGGATTAACAAACATCCCAGCATCAGGAATAGAAGGTTCAATACAATATAATGTAAGTGGAGTACTCACTGGCGACAGTTATTTAACTTACGATTCTGAAAATTTAAAATTAATAAGTCAAAACGCAGATTTTATTTCTGTTACTGTTGATGATATATCCGGAACAACAGCGCAATTTACAACAATAACATCTTCAAATCTTATTGTCTCTGGTGGTAATGCAATATTTTATGAAATGGCGGAAATAGGTGATAATGCTTATGTTCTGTACAATTCTTCAATAGATAAATTGGTAGCGTTTCCTGGTTTATATGTAACTGGCGCTATTACTGCTTCAACTGCACTTTCTGCTTCAAATATAGGCGCAACAACAGCACAATTTACTAATCTCACTTCTTCTGCTGTTTCCAGTTCAAAATTGGAATTAAATACTGGAACTCGTACTAGTTTAAACTATGGCGCATATATTTCTGGTGTACCATATAACGGTCCACTTGTTCGGCTTGATGCAGCAGGCAATACTTCTCATATAGGTGGAAATGCCAATTTAAATAATGGTGGATTGCAAGTTGTATTTAGTTCTGGATATACCGGAACCGGCATAACATTTGCTGGTGATTTTGAAAACTCTAATCAAAGCGCCGGAAATAATTTAAAATTTGATACAAGTTATGCAAATCCAGTTGGCAATTCAGGATTTAATGGTTTTGCGGCAGGAACAACAGACGGACTAAATGTCGGTGGTTATTGTGAAGCTGCTAATGGTAATGTTAGTATAGGACAAGTTGGCAAATCAATTACATCAAAAGTTTCTGGAACTAATATCGGCGTTATTGGTGTTGCTCGTAATACAGATGGAGGTTCTACAGAAATCGGAGGCTATTTTGGATTAAACAATTCAACTCCTGTTTTCTCGTCTTCAGCACTTACTGCTGATAATGGAACAAGTACAGCACCAATATTTATTGCGCGTGATAATGGTAGTGAAGTATTTACAATTTCGGATGGTGGAAATACAATAATATCAGGCAACTTAACTGTTACCGGTTCGGATTCAAGTATAGCATTTTCTGCAAGTAATTCATCTCATTGGACCGGTTCACCTCCATCAACATTGCAAGAAGCATTAAATAGAATAGCGGCGGCAATATATAGTGGAATAACAGGCTCTATTGCTTAAATTAATCTATTTATAACAAAGGATAAATAAAAATGTCAACAGATTTTATGAGTTTACATAGACCAGGTATAGGAAATGCTGCTTCCTATCAAGTATCTGGTATTCCATGGGTTTCAAGTTCGCTTGCTGTTCCTGCAAGCGGCTCAACAACATTAGAAATAAGTTTTCCACAAGTAACAAAAAGCATTATCGTTAAAAATGCAAGTACAGGTTCTGTTCAAATGCGTGTTGGATTCAGCGATAATGGCGTGAAAACTTCAAATAATTTCTTTATTTTATCTGGCGGTGAAAGTTTCGCAGCCGATCTAAAAGTAACAAGAATTTATTTAATGAGTAACAATGGCACTGCTTTGACTGCAAGTGTTATTGCAGGTTTAACAAACATTCCAGCAACCGAATTAACAAATAATTGGTCTGGTTCAGCAGGAGTAGGTTGAAATGAGTTTTAATGACGGCTTTAATATCAGATCAGTTCCATGGCCATCAAACACACCAGTAAGTGGTAATACGCTCGTTTATAATGGCTCACAATGGATTGCAGGAACCGTAAGTGGTTCTGGTGGTAGTGGAACAGGAGATATTACAGCTGTCAATGCTGGAACTAATTTAACTGGTGGTGGAGATACTGGAGATGTAACCGTTTCTCTTTCTTCATCTGTTGTTGGACTAAATAATCTACAAACAACAACTTTAACTGCTTCTCACGTTACGGGAACAGATTTAAAAATAGACTATATTGATTTTAACAACAATCTTGTTGAACCAACATTTCAAACCGGTAGATTGCACTATGATCCAGCAACAAGCGATCTAATTTATGATACAAATGTATCTGGTGTTACAATAAATATCGGACAACAAACCGTTGTTAGAGCAAAAAATACAAGTGGTTCTCCAATAAGCAAGGGTAAATTTGTAAGAATAACGGGTGGTTCAGGTTCATTTCCAGTTATAGCATTAGCAAGTTGGACTGATGAAGGAAATTCTGCTAATACAATTGGCGCTGTAATGCAAGATGTATTACAGAATGGATTTACATACGTTCTTTTAAATGGCACTCTTGAAGGCGTAAATACCAACAATGGTGTTTATAACGCTGGCGATTTATTATATCTCTCTTCAAGTGGTGACTTTACAAAAGTTCAACCATTACCGCCAAAACATGCAGTAAGATTAGGTCAAATTGTTCGTGCTCAAACTAATAATGGTGTTATATTCGTTAAAGTTGATAATGGATATGAGCTTGGTGAATTACATGATGTATACACAGGTTCTGTGGCAAATGGTGATTTATTAGTTTATAACACATCGCTAACTGCTTGGAATAATTCAAAAACTTTAAGTGGAAATTATACTGTAAGTGGTAGTTTTGTAACAAATAATATTGGCAACAATATTCATCTTGTTGTAAGTGGTGGTTTGTTTTCAACTCTCCAACAAGCAGTAGACATTTCGGTAGATGGTGATGTTATATTGGTTGGTCCGAATACAGTTGGATGGGGCGATGTTAGTTTGCCTCAATTAAAAAAACTTTCAATTGTAGGTTTAGGTGCAAAAAGAACTCCACTTGTTGTGAAAGTTGGAAAAATTAATTTCGGTCCAACAAGCGGTGCTACAGCTACTGTAAATGAAATTCATTTAGAAAATCTTTATATATCATCTCTCGTAACATCTTCAGCATGTGTGAATATTTCTGGTACTGCTCCATGTCGTGTAAGATTTGAAGGTTGTTATATTAATAATGCTGCAAATTCTGGAAATGGCATATTTATGAGTTCATCAAATACCAGTTCGGTTGTTTATTTAAATGATTGTATGGTATATGGCGCAAGTGATGTTTCTGGTGCTGGTTTGTGGACAGAAGCAGGAACTGTGTATATCAATAATTGCGATTTTGATGGATATAAACATTCCTTATATTTAACAGGTGCATCTGTTCTTGTTCCTTATACAGAAATTGGATTATCTAAATTCACAACAAGAAACGCGTTTGATGTTGTTAAAATTGATGGTGGTCTTTTTTCTGGAAATAGTAATTATTTTGAAAATCTCACTTTAAATGCTAATGGAATAAGAGCCAATAATTATACTTCTGTAATAATAACAAATAGTATTTTTAATATAGCAACCGGAAGTGGTTATGTTGTAACCACTGATAATGCTTGTTCACTTATCACCGGTAGTAATACTTACACATCTTTTAACAGTATACTTGGTACAATATCAAGAAATAATAAAGTAAAGTCAACTGTTGGCAGATACAGCATTACTAGTTCCTTAACGCCAACTTTATAATTCTGTTATAACATTTAAATGATCCTAGGACTTGACATATCAACTTCATGCACCGGTATAACTATATTAGATTATACTGATCGTGTTGTTTTAAATGATTGCTGGAAATTTAAAGAAGATGATGTCTTTGATAAATTAGAACGTGCAAAAAAAGAAATAAGAGAACTAAAAAAGAAACATCCAATAACAGAAGTGTTTGTTGAAGAAAGCCTTCAAGCATTTCGTCCTGGTTTTTCATCTGCAAAAACAATTCTTTCACTTGCTAAATTTAACGGTATTCTTTGCTGGATGATTTGGGAAGAATTAGGAATAAAAGTTAAATATATCGGCTCAACAACTGCAAGAAAGAATTGTGGAATAAAGATAATAAAAGGAACTCCAGCCAAGCAACAAGTGATGGAATGGATGCTGCAAAATCAATCATGGTTTAAAGTAGAAAAGAAAAAAAATAGTGACAAGATAAAAGATCATTATTATGATATGGCAGATAGTTTTGTCATCGCCAGAGCAGGATTTCTCTCCATAACGAACAACAAATAATTGAAACTAATTATAGTAGTTCTGAGATTTTTCAGGACAGGATTTCTTTATTTCTTTTTGGAGGATTTATAAATGTTTTTTTATTGCGAAAAGACACCAATTGTTTTGTCAACGAGTGTCGCAACACTATCTTTTAGTAATATTGCTGTTAATTCAAGTAGTTCGGTAACTTTTACAGTTAACTCAACTGGCGATACAACAGAAACTATTACATTAACCGACGATTCAAATCAATTTGATTTTTCACCAAGCTCATTCAGCCTATTTGGTGGAGAAAGTCAAGTTGTTACAGCAAACTTTAGACCAACTGCTTCTGCAAGAAAAACTGCAAAAGTAACAATTACAGCTTCAGGTGGAAGTGTTAGTAGCGTTGCTCTAACCGGTTCAGCAACAACCTATAATACTTTATTGAATACCGATGCATTAGCACCATATGTTTATGCAGATCGTGAAAAAGGTTTAACACCACCTTCTGGCGTTGGTTCATTCCCAACAGGAAGTACCGGATGGATGTTTAAAAACATAACATCAACTGGTGTTAGCTCATCATTTAATTATTATTTCTATGATGCCGGTATAACAAATAGTGCATCAGTTTCACAATTAGATAATGCATATGCTGTAGTCACAATGAACGCCAATACAGCAGCTTCTTCAAGTTGGCGTCCATTTCTTACAATTTATACTAATCGTACGAGACCAGTTACACAAGCAGAAATCAATTCAGGTACATACTGGTTTGATAGCCGCTTAAGTTATTCAATATATACCGGTTCAGTTTCTGCTAATACAAAATATTTGATGTATTTCGGAAATGATCCAGGTGTATATCCATCTTTACCAAGATTGAAGATGGGTCTTATGACTAATCCATTAGTAACAATAACTTCTTCACTGACACCAAACGAAGCAGTTTATAGTCTTAGTGTTGCCACTGCTGCAGGCTCACCTTCATCAGCGGGCGCACCAGCTTATTCTACTAATTTGAATAAGCAAATAATTGTCACAGAAGCTGTTGGATTCCAATCAACAAAAGGAACTGGCAGCTGGTATGAAACAATGTTACGCTCTTGATACTATAAAATAGTAATTTAGTATCCCCCTTGAAATATAGGGGGATATTTTTTTAAACACTATTTATAGAAGAATTATGCCTCTTTATTATCGTGAACCTTTAATAAAACTATTATTTAGAGAATCATTTGAATATCCAAGTTGGACAGGTACATATGATACAGGTAGTATCATTTATCCAACATTTACCGGTTCAGTTGTTTTTGCAGAAAGTTATGAATATCCAAGTTGGATTGGAACATATGATACAGGAAGTATAATTTCTCCAACATTTACAGGTTCAGTTTTGTTTTCAGAAACATACGACTCTGGTTCATGGCCATAATTAATAAAGGATTTTAACATATGTCTCAAAGTGATTGGAATTTTATTTTAGCTGATGCAAATACTTTTATTGGTGGCACTTCCGGCAGTGCAAAACAGCATACTGATTTTTCAAATCCATTAACTAGTTCAGGTGATTGGTGTAGATATTTTCAACCAGATAATGGCGTTCAATCATATCGTCAGCTTGCAATGATTCCTGTTGGTAATTCTGAATTAACAAGCTCATCTGGATATGAATATGGATATGGATATTCTATGAGAGTGTGGACGAGAGCAGAGTGGAACGCTTGTGGAACTCTTTTAACATTTAAAAATTACAGCGATTTATCAATCACATATCCTCCAGATCCTTTTTATAATATTAAAAATTCTTTGGGCTATGGATTATGTATCTATAATAGCACAGAATTAACTTTATTCTGTAATTCCAGTAATGCCATTCAAGTCAACGAAAGTCTTGATCCTGCGTATAATCAATATGGATATAGTAAAAATATTAGCATATCAACAGCAAATAATATCTGGAAAGGTATTAGAATGGACGTTACTCCAATATCAGGAGCTTATGATAAAATAACAGTATATACTGCAGAAAGAACAACTCCGGATGTATGGACAGAAAGACATACAGTTAATATTCCACGAACAAAAACCGGTGCATATATTCCTTGGGCAAATAATCCAAATGGCGACGGTGCTGCTGCAAGCGGAAAAGGATATATGGGAATAAGAGTGTGGGCTAGATATGATACCGCTCCTGTATCAATCGATCAATTTGAAGTATATAAACAAAGAATAATCCCTTGACCTTGACAAGACGCGAACGAGCTGATAGCGTCGTGCTTGAATGTCCGACTCCCACAAAGAACAGATCCTCATAGAAATTCTAAGCACTCCCCTCCGTTCTGGCGGGGAGTTACTTTTTTATTGTCCTAAATGCAAACATCATAAACCAAAATGCGATACTATTTATCATTATGCAACAAATTATTAATACTGGAATATATTGCATAAGAAACATTATAAACAATAAAATATACATTGGTTCTTCGTGTAATATTAAAAAAAGATTTAGATATCATAAATGGCAATTAAATAACAATAAACATCATTCATTTTTACTACAAAATGCGTGGAATAAATATGGAGAAAATAGTTTTGTATTTGAAGTTCTACAAGAAGTAGAAACACATTTACTGATAACCGAAGAACAAAAATGGCTAGATGAAAAGAAAACATATCAACCAGAAAATGGGTACAACATATCAAACATAGCAGGAAATCCTTTAAATTTATTTACAGAAGAAACAAGAAAAAAGATTTCACTCAAAAATAAAGGAAAAATAGTTTCTGAAGAAACCCGTAAAAAAATGAGTGCTTCTCGTCTAGGAAAATCTCTTTCGGAAGAGCATAAGAAAAAATTAAGTGAAATAAAGAAGGGGAAAACGTTTTCGGAAGAACACAAAAAAAATTTAAGTAATTCACAAAGAGGATTAACTAGACAATTTTCGGAACAACACAAAAAGAAACTAAGTGAAGCAAAAAAAGGAAAATGTATTTCTAATGAACACAAACAAAAGATCAGTTTGACTAGCCGTGGAAGGAATAGTAAACTTACAGCAGAACAAATTTTAGAATTAATTTCTTTATATGAGACAGGAAATCATTCTACAAGAGAATTAGCAAAAATTTTTAATATTTCTAAAAGCAACGTCCATTCAATTGTTGCTAGAAAGACGTGGAAATACCTTGACGATAAACCAGAAGGAACAGATATTAATTGATATTTTTGGAGTTCCTCTACACTCAGGAGAGGAATTACTTTTTCAATGTAAGAAGTGCTCACATCACAAGCCTAAACTGAGCTGTAATGTCCGTAAAAACGTTTTTAAATGTTGGGTATGCAACTTTACGGGAACTAACTTAACAAGGCTGGTAAAGCGTTATGGTTCGTATAAACAGAAACAAGAGTGGAGTAGGTATGATGACAAAATTGATTTGTCTTCCACTTCTTTTGCAGATACTTTATTTGGAGAACAAGAAGCAAATGAGACGCTACTTAATCTCCCTAAAGAATTTATTTCCTTAACAGGAAAGCACAATTCTCTTTCAAATGTCGCTCTTCGTTATTTATATGAGCGAGGAATAACAAAAGAAGATATTTTAAAGTGGAAGATTGGTTATTGTCCGGATGGCGAATATGGTGGACGAGTTATTGTTCCCAGCTTCAACCTTGAAGGAAAAATAAATTATTTTATTGGTCGTTCTTATCGTGATGATTGGATGAAATATAAAAATCCGCCACTGCACAAAAATTCTATTATCTTTAATGAATTATATGTTGATTGGGATAGTGATTTGGTCTTGACAGAAGGCGTATTTGATGCTATTGTCGCGGGTAATGCTATACCCCTTCTCGGTTCAACTTTACCCGAAACAAGCCGTTTATTTCAGGAAGTTGCGAAACATGACACGCCGATTTACATTGCGCTTGATCCGGATGCGGAGAAAAAAGCGAAATACTTGATTAGAGATATGTTGCAATATGGAATTGAACTCTATAAAATAGATGTTCGTGGTTTCCAAGATGTTGGCAGCATGACTAAGCAAGAATTTGTAGAAAGAAAAAATTCTGCATTACCGATGAATGCAGAAAGTTTATTTAAGTATCAATTACAAGGAATCATATGATTAAACTCGCACATCTGGCTGACACACATATCAGAAACCTAAAATATCACGAAGAATATCGTGAAGTTTTTAAAAAAATCTTTTCAATTCTACGAGAAGAAAAGCCCGATTATATTATCCATTGTGGTGATATTGCTCATACAAAAAATCAAATTTCACCAGAATTTGTTGAGATGTGTTCTTGGTTCTTAAAAGAACTTGCGGACATTTCACCAACATATGTTATTCTTGGCAATCATGATACAAATTTAAAGAACGATACTCGTCAAGATAGTATTTCTCCTATCGTTGCCGCACTTAATCATCCAAATCTAACGCTTTGGAAATATTCAGGTGAACGAGTTATTAGCGATAAACTTGCTTTTAACGTTCTTTCACTAATTGACGAAGATAAATGGGTCAAACCATCAGACCCAAATCGCATCAATATTGCTCTTTATCACGGAGCAATTGCTGGTGTATCAACCGATATTGGTTATACACTAGAACATTCAGATCATGAGCTTTCAATTTTTGAAGGCCATGATTATGCTTTTTTAGGCGACATACATAAGACAAATCAAATTGTTGATACAGAAGGACGTGTTCGTTATCCGGGTTCAACAATTTCCCAAAACCATGGGGAAACTGACGATAAAGGTTTCCTAATTTGGGAAATTCAAGATAAGAATAATTTTGATGTTCGTCATATTGTAATTCCACATCCTCGTCCATTTATTACAATTAAGCTTGATGAAAGTGGCAAGTTTGACGAAACAATTAACATCAAACCAGATGCTCGCATTCGTGTTATTTGTGAACACAACATTTCTGTAAGCGATATTCGCAAATCAATTGATGTTATTAAGGTAAAATATATTCCAGAAAGCGTTACCTTTTTAAATAAGGCAACTGATCGTATTGATATCAGTGATACAATTAAAAAGATTGATACAGATGATTTGCGTAATCTGCAAACACAAGAAAAACTACTTCGTGAATATTTAAAAGACTTCAGCCCGTCAGAAGAAGTTTTACAAAAAGTATTTGAAATAAATAAAAAATATAATACAATTGCAGAAGAAAATGAAGAAGTTTCTCGTAATATTCGTTGGTCCTTGAAATCACTTAAATGGGATAATCTATTCAATTATGGAACTGCTAATAAAATAGATTTTGAAAAACTTCAAGGTGTTGTAGGAGTTTTTGGTAAAAACTTCTCAGGTAAATCCAGCATTATTGATAGTTTGATTTGGGGAATTCAAAATTCAACAAGTAAAAATGTTCGTAAGAATGTAAATATCATTAATCAAAATCAGCAAAATGCAAAAGCAGAAGTTCAAATTTCTGTTGATGATAAGCTTTACATAGTTGAAAGAACTGCTGAAAAGTATTTAAAGAAACTTGCCGGCGAAGAAACACTTGAAGCAAAAACAGATGTATCTTTTAGTGTGTGCGATGCAAGCGAACAAGAAGATTGTATTACCTATGAAAAAGGCAATCTAAATGGTCTTGACCGCAATGAAACAGACAAGAATATTCGCAAACTATTTGGAACATTAGAAGATTTTCTTTTTACTTCTATGGCTTCACAAATGGGTTCGCTTGATTTTATCAACGAAGGTTCAACTCGTCGTAAAGAAATTCTTGGAAAGTTTCTTGATCTTGAACTCTTTGCAAAGAAATATAAACTATCAAACAATGACGCCACAGAACTCAAGGCAGCTTTAAAGCGTCTTGAAAGCAAAGATTACGATAAAGAAATCGCTGAAACCCTTATCAAAGGCTCAGAGGCAAAGAAAAAAGCAGAACTGCAGTCTATTGAGTGTGAAGAAGTAAAAGAAGAAATAAAACAATTTGCAGACAATATTAACAACATTAATGTTGAAATTGCTTCATTTCCAAAAATAGAAGTTATTGATGTAGATGGAGTAAAACTTTCTCTTAAAAAAATAGAAGATGATATTCTTGGTTGGCAAACAACAATTGGTACAAATTATAAATTTATTGAAGAAAAAGAAAAAGCATTAGAAAATGCAAGAAAAGTAATTGATGAAATCAAAATAGATGAATTAAACAATAAAAAACAAACCTTATCAGATAAAAATAAACAACTTGAAAAGGTTTTAAGAGAAATCACGGACGTAGAGAAGGATATTCTACGTGATCAAAAAGATATTAAAATCCTTGATGAAGTGCCATGTGGCGATGGTTTCCCATCTTGCAAGTTCTTGACTGATGCTTTTAGCAAAAAAGCAGACTTGGAAGATAAAAATGAACTTGTAAAAATCTCAAACAAGAAAAAACAAGCGATTGAAGAAGAAATCAAAGAATTAAAGCCAGACGAGATAGAAAAATCAATCTCAACGCGTAATGTTATTCTTGAAAAGATTAGAAACATGGAAAATCTTATCTCTAATAAGAAACTTGAAGCAGAACAGTTAAATGGAAAAATTATTCTATCTCAAAATCTAATTGAAAAACTAGAAAAGAAGATAGAAGATTATTATAAGAATGAAGAAACTGCTCTAAAATTAAAAGAACTAGATGATAAAAAGCAAGAATTTACTTCGCAAAAGAATAAGCTTTCAAAGAAACTTGTTGAGTGTGAAGCAAGTATATTAAAATTACATCGTGAATATGGTTCATTAGAACAGAAATATAAAGATTTAGAGGAATCAAAAAGCGAACTATTAAAATTACGAGATGAATATGCGGCTATTGCTATGTTTGAAAAAGCCATGCACAGCAACGGAATTAGTTACGATATTATTCGTAAGAAACTCCCAGTAATAAACGAAGAAATTGCAAAAATTCTTTCAAATATTGTTGGATTTGAAATTTTCTTTGAAGATGATGGAAAGAAATTAGATATCTTAATCAAACATCCAAAATATGATCCACGTCCACTTGAACTTTGTTCCGGTGCAGAAAAGAGTCTAGCGGCTATGGCAATCCGTTTAGCGTTAACTAAATTAACTACTTTACCTGTGAGTGACGTATTTATATTAGATGAACCAGCAACTGCTCTTGATGAAGAAAATATGGAAGGCTTTATGCGTATAATTGATATGTTGAAATCACAATTTAAAACAATTATACTTATTTCTCACTTGCCAGAATTGAAAGATGTTGCTGATCTACAAATAACTATTGATAATGTTGATGGTTATGCGCATGTGGAGGCTTAAATGGATATGGCAAAGTATAAACAAGAAATATTAGATAAATTAGTAGGTAAAGCAGTAAGTAGAAAACTACTTGTTTGGTTGGTTGCAACAGCGGGTGTTCCACTGCATTTCATAACTGGTGAAGAATGGATACAAATAAGTATGATATATATCGGGTCTCAAGCGGCTATGGACTTTGTATTGCAGTATGCAAAAGTCAAACAGAGCGGTTCAACTCCACAAACATAGTGTTAAAAACACTCTTATAAAATGGTTCTACACCGGTATAATTTTACTCGGTGTAGTTTCCGTTTTAGTAGAAATACTATCATCGGAGAAAAGATATAAATGAAATTTTTAAATTCACTATTAGAAACATTAAAGAAATTTTGGTATTTTTTTGTTATACTTGCTTTAACTGTTCTTGTTTTGGTTGTAGGATTTGTTGAAAATTCTAAAATGACAGGTTTAACTAATTCTATTAAAGATATAATTGGAAACTACAAAAAACAAGTTAAAACAATAGATAAATTAGGCGATAAAAAAGCAGTAAGCGATAAAGAAACTGTACAAACTTATATTGATAGAGAAAAAGAACTACAAGCCGAAAGAGAAGCAGCATTAGCAAAAGTAAATGCAAAAAAGATTAAAGTAGTGGAAGAATTAAAAGATAAACCAACAGATGAATTAGCGAAAAAAATGAAAGATGAGTTTAAACTATGAGAACATTATGCTTAACGATATTTTTCTTATTTTCTTGTACCTCATATGCCCAAGTTGCGGTAGAAAAAGGTCAGCCAGCTCCAGAAGCAGGTATCTTTCTCACAAAGGAACAAGCGGCAAAAGTAATTGCAGAAAAACAAGCCGCAGAACAAATTTGCAAAATAAACCAAGACTCAGCACTAGAGCGATTAAAAGCAAAATGTGAATATGAAAAAGGTTTATTAAATAATGAACTCTCTTATGAAAAAAGTAAGTTTACTGAGATAAGTAAACTTAGAGATGTTCAAGACGAGAAGCTATACGATAGAATTAGCGATAGTGGTGACAATCTTTACTGGTTTGCTGGTGGAATCGTTGCTGGTGCCGCAACAGCCGCAGCTGTTTCCATAAGTATAGTTTTAGTTATTAATCAGGTAAATCCATGACAGATTGGGATAAAATAGCAGCAATAGAAAAAGCCGTAAAAGAAAAATACGGAGATAATGCAATTCATAATCCAAAAGCAAATTGGAATGAAGAAAAAGAAAAAGAATATATAGAACAAGTAAAAGAGTATGCTGAAATTGTTAAAAACAAAACAGAAACCCAAGAAACAATAGAAGAAAACGGGTTTTTAATAAAGAAAAAACTATTTACTACGAAAACCAGCAGGGTTTGTCCTGTGAAAGATTGTAAACGTTATTCTTTTAGTTTAAAAGATGATGTTTATATGAACAAATTTGATTGTTGTTATGAATGTTTTATAAAATTTGTTGAAGGGCGAGAAGAACTTTGGCAAGAAAGAAAGAAGGTGATGTTAAATGGTAGTTTCAAAACTTGAAGAAGTATTAAAAGTATTAGAAAGCTGTAAGGCTGATGCAGCAAAAGTTGAAAAAGGTAATCGTTCAGCAGCAACTCGTCTACGTAAAGACGCAGCTGCTGTTGCGAAATTACTCAAAGAACTTCGCGTAGCTGCTCTTGATACAGTAAAAGAAGCCAAAACAAAAGAAGGCTGATAAAACCACAAGGAGACGGTATAAATGGCTGAATTAATGGATGTAATAAAGGGAATTTCGCAAGTAATGGCGAATACATATGACGGTGCCCGTGATGAAAAGGGTGAACCAATCAAAGCAGGCTTGCGTCGTGAAAGTGTTCCCGCATTCACAAGCTGTGATTGCCGTCTCCTTGATGGATTTAGAGCAAGAGTAACACATCATGCATCAAAAGATGGTTCGTTCCCTTGCTTAATTGTTTCATATCAAAGTGAAATTAAACTAGAAGAAGCACATAAACCAGGTCTTGCCGATGATGTTGAAGAACATATTGCGGAAGCCCTCAAATATCTTAAAAAAGAATTTAAGAAAGTTACTGGCAAAGAATTAACTGTTGAAAAATATCAAGATGTAAAAATGAATGTTGAAGAAATATCAAAAATTCGTACACAAGTTACAGCACAATGTCATTACAAAATAAAAAATGTTGATATGCCAAAATTAGAAGACAAAAAAGACGTTGAACGTGCCGAACAACTACAAAAATGGTTAGCTTTAGGTGGGCTTAAGAAATGAAAATAACTAAATCTCGTTTATTGCAAATAATCAAAGAAGAAGTTGAACTTCATGAAAAGAAAATAGAAGAAAATACTTTTGAATTAGATGAAGAAACAGTTAGTCTAATGAAGCAATTAGGTAAGAAAACCGATAATAATAAACAAGATCTAAACGCAGTTGATGATGGTGATGCATTTGATAATCAAGATGTAAATGGCGATGGACAACTTGATAAAAAAGAAATGGAACGAGCATTAAATGATGCTATTAAAGTGACAGTCGGAAGAAAAAAAGCTCCGGTAGCAAAAGAAGACAGACTGTTTACTAAAGAAAAACCACATCATATTGTTGAACCAAACATAAAATGATATATGAGTTATGGTCTTACAAAAGAACAAGTCAAAGATGAAATAAAGAAGTGTGGGAGAGATCCTTCATACTTCATCATGAACTATTGTAAGATAGCTCATCCAGAAAAAGGCTTAATTCCATTTTCTCTTTATGGCTATCAACAACAGACCATAAAAGATTTTGAAGATTATAGATTTAATATAGTTCTTAAAGCCCGCCAGCTTGGTTTGTCAACCGCTGTTGCGGGTTATATTGCTTGGATGCTTCTTTTCCGTCGTCAAAAGAGTGTTCTTGTTGTTGCAACCAAACTTGATGTTGCGGCTAACTTGGTTAAAAAAGTTAAAAAGATGATTAAGAACGTACCAGATTGGCTTCGTATTGCCGAAATCGGTATAGACAATAGAAACAGCTTTGAATTAAATAACGGTTCATGGATCAAGGCATCTTCAACAAGTGAAAGTGCCGGTCGTTCAGAAGCTCTTAGTTTACTTGTAATTGACGAAGCTGCATTCGTCGACGGCATGGAAGAACTTTGGAAGAGTATCTTCCCTACACTATCAGCTGGCGGCAGATGTGTTGCTATTTCAACACCAAATGGTGTTGGCAATTGGTTCCATGAAACATTTATAAATGCAGAAAACAATTCAAACGACTTTCATGCCATAAAATTAAATTGGGATGCACACCCAGATCGTGATCGTGATTGGTTTGAAGCTGCAACTCGCAATATGAATAGGCGAGATATAGCGCAAGAATATGAATGCTCATTTAACGCATCCGGTGAAGGCGTAATAAGTTCTCAAGATCTTGAAGAAATAAGAGCAAATGTATTGGAACCAAAATATAGAACGGGATTTGATCGTAATTATTGGATTTGGGAAGAAGCAAAACCAGAATTTACATATTTAATGGTTGCTGACGTTGCCCGTGGCGATGGAAAAGACTTTTCAGGATTTCATGTTATAAAATTAGAAACAATGGAACAAGTTGCAGAATATCAAGGTAAACTTGCACCAGATATATATGCCGATATGCTTTTACAAACTGGAAAAGAATATAATAAAGCATTGTTAGTTGTAGAAAATAATAATATTGGCTATAATGTTCTTGAAAAATTAATAGAAAGAAAATATCCAAATCTTTATTATTCAATTAAATCAACACACGAATTCATAGAACAAGTTCAAGCCGAAAGTATGACCAACAGTGTACCCGGATTTACAACAACTCTAAAAACAAGACCTCTTATTGTTGCAAAACTTGAAGAATTTATTAGAAATAAAATAATTAAGATATATTCAAATCGTTTAGCAGAAGAATTATCAACATTTATCTGGAATAATGGCAGACCAGAAGCCATGAGAGGACGAAACGACGATTTAACTATGTCCATGGCTATTGCTTGTTGGGTTAGAGATACTGCATTAACAATTTCTCAGCGAGATAGCGAGTATACAAAAGCAATGTTTGGTGCTATAACTATGGCGAACACAAGAGTACAAACAAAAATACCAGGTCAAATTGGATATAACTCAAATTATTCTTTAGAAAATAAAAAAGTAAATATAAAAGAATTACAAGAATATTACAAAATGTACGACTGGCTTTATAAGGGATAAAATAAATGGCTGACACAAGCAAACCAATCAACAAAAATGATTACCGAAATATGATGCCTTCTAGAAAAGGTCAAATTAACCAAGATAGAAGTCCCTACAATGCTGACAATTCTCTATTCAAGAGATTAACAAAGCTTTTTTCTGGTCCAATAGTTAATCGTCGCCAACAAAATTATAAAAGCGAACGTCGCCGCAGACTTGATAAATATAAATTTCAATCTGCGCAAGGTCAGCAGTTCAAAAAATCTTCATATAATCCATTTGATTACGTACATTCACAAAGCATGGCTAACCAAAACCGTGCCGAAAGATATGTTGATTTCGAACAGATGGAATACACCCCAGAAATTGCATCAGCATTAGACATTTATGCCGATGAAATGACGACAAGCAATGAATTACAAAAAGTACTTTCAATTGATTGTCCGAATGAAGAAATTAAAAACGTTCTTCATGGTCTTTATTATGATATTTTAAATATTGAATTCAATCTTTTTGGTTGGTGCCGAACAATGTGTAAGTTCGGTGACTTCTTTTTATACCTTGATATTGACGACAAAGATGGTGTAAAAAACGCAATCGGTCTTCCTCCATACGAAGTTGAACGTATTGAAGGCGAAGATGAAAAGAATCCAAATTACGTACAATTCCAATGGAATAGCGGTGGAATGACATTTGAAAACTGGCAGATGGGTCACTTCCGTATTCTTGGAAATGATAAATATGCTCCATATGGAACTTCAATATTGGAAGCTGCCCGTCGTATTTGGCGTCAATTAACTCTATTAGAAGACGCCATGATGGCTTATCGTATTGTTCGTTCAGCTGAACGTCGCGTATTTTATATTGATGTTGGTAACGTTGCTCCAAATGATATAGAGCAGTTCATGCAAAAAGCCATGACAAGCTTAAAGCGTAACCAAGTCGTTGATGAAAAGACCGGTCGCGTAGATTTGAGATACAATCCTCTTTCAATTGAAGAAGATTACTTTATTCCAGTTCGCGGTCAGCAATCAACAAAGATTGAAAGTCTTGCTGGAGGTCAATACACTGGAGACATTGACGACGTCAAATATCTCCGAGACAAATTATTCTCTGCTATTAAAATTCCACAATCATATCTTGCACGTGGTGAAGGCGGCGATGAAGATAAAACAACTCTTGCACAAAAAGATATTCGCTTCTCAAGAACAATTCAACGTCTTCAGCGTTCTGTTATTAGTGAATTAGAAAAGATTGGCATTATTCATCTTTTCGTTCTTGGATATAGAAATGAAGATTTAATTAAATTTAAATTAAAATTAAACAATCCAAGCAAAATTGCCGAACTACAAGAACTTGAAACTTGGAAAACAAAATTTGAAGTTGCAAGTGGAGCAACAGAAGGTTATTTCAGCAAACGTTGGGTTGCTAAAAAGATCTTTGGTCTATCTGATGAAGAATTCCTACGTAATCAACGTGAAATGTTCTTTGACTTTAAGTTTAAAGCAGCCGTTGAAAAAGCAGGTACAGAACAACAAGCAGCGGCTGGAGATCAAGATGCAGGATTAGCAGCAGGTGCCGGTGGAGGTATGGAATCAGGTGGTGGTGCACCTCCCGCTGATGCTGGAGCAGGTATTGATCTTGGAGCACTCGGAGCAGAACCAGAAGGTGCTACCGGTGCAACTCCCACACCTGGTGAAGAAAAACCAGCCGGCGAACAACAAGGTCCAAAAGATGATACACTATTGGCTGCTCCTGGAAAACGTGATGATAGATTAACATCAACTCCAGCGTCACGTGGAAAAACATATCTTCCAGTAAAATATCGTGGTGGAGATAAGCGACCATCGGGTGCGAGAACAAGAAATTACCAATCTAAGTTCAGCAAAGAATTAGGTGGTGGTTCTATGCGAAATGTTTGGGGAAGTGGAGCGCAAGATTTGTTTGGTTTAAGTAATGGTATTTACGAACAATATGAAGATAGTTATAATGAAGAAATAATTAATGAAGGAATGTCTAATAACGACATAAATATTACAGAAGAAAAGATTATGGCGAATAATGATAGTCTTAAAAAATTATTAAATTCATTAGAAAAAAAGGCGGCAAGGAAAGAAACCGATGAAGAATAAACATAACAAAAAAAGAAACACTGCTTTCCTTTACGAAGTTATTGTTCGTGAAATAACAAACTCAATTTTAGAAAAAAATACAAATAAAAAAGATTTTTTATTAAAAGTTTGTAAAGCTTTTTTTTCTAAAAATTCAATCTTAAAAGAAGAATTAGAATTATATAAAGTAATTAACGAAACAAAAAACTTAGAAGCTTCTGTTGCTGAAAAAATACTAAAAGAAGCAAAATATCAATATGAAATGCTTGATAAAAATAAAATATTTAATCAACAAACTAAATTAATAAATATTTTAAATAAATTTTCTGATGGTAGAGTTTTTTCTACTTTTGTACCGGATTATAAAAATCTTGCCTCAATATCACAAATATTTAATAATACTGTACCAATAAAAGAAAAAGTTTTATTAGAAAATACAATTATTCACAAAATGTCTTCTTCTGAAGAGCAGGTAGAAAAAGAAAAACTACAAAATCTTGACGCATTAACTTATAAACTTTTCGTAAAGAAGTTTAACGAACAGTATGGCAATGAACTTCTCTCAGAACAAAAAGAACTTATAACAAAATATGTAATGAGTTTTTCTGATAATGGTATTGAATTTAAGCTTTATTTAAATGATGAAATACAAAGATTAAAAGAAAACTTAAAGACTTCTCTTAACTTAAAACAAATAAATGAAGACAAATTCTTAAAAGATAAAACTAATCTTGTTTTACAAAAAGTAGAAAATTATAGGAATACCTCTATTGATGCTTCAATGATAAAAGAAGTTTTGAAGATACAAAGCCTTGTAAAAGAAATTAATTTTGAGGATAAACAAACAAATGGCTGATAATATTAACGTTACAGTAACAGATACAGATCCACAGCCAGATCAAGGTTTAGATCAGGGCGAAGAAGAACAAAAAAAGCCGCCCATAAATTTTAGTGTAAGTTTAAAAGCAAGAAGAACTCTTGATGGTAATATTATTATTTCAGATCACCCAGATGTTGATATTGTTGTAATGCCCGAAAAAATGAGAGTTATTGCTTTCTCAAAAGACAATTTTGACGATCATATTTATCAAACACAAGATAGATTGATGAAATACCTTATTAAAAAAGGTGTTGTTGTATTTGATAGCGTTGTTGGTGGAAATGTTTATGGTTCTATGGAAGCAAAAATAATAAAGCCAATTCAAGAAATACCTATTGATAATCTTATGTTGATGCTGGTTTCCAAATGGATAGATCAAGAGAAGCCATCCTTTGTATATCAGAAAGCAATTGATGATATTTATACAGACAGAATGACAGAGCCAGAAGATAAAGACAGTACAGAACTCGGCAGAGTCAAAGCAGCAAAAGAAAAAGGCTCTGTACCAATTCATCAAGTTCGTCGTTATGCATATGGTCTATAATGGATAAGATCGTTGTATTCATTTTAAGTTGTGCTGGCTTAACGCAAATACTGTGTTATGCCAGCATACTTAATTGGATAAGACCAAAGAATGGATTACTTGGTGAATTATTCCGCTGCAGTATGTGTACCGGATTTCATGTTGGATATATAAATTTTATGATTTTCTGGTATGCTGGCGTTCATCTGTTTCCACATTTTTATATTGGAACGTTTATTTATGGCTTAGTATCATCGTTTTGCAGTTATATTTTAGATAAAAGTTTTAGCGATGAAGGAATAGTTATAAATTTGAAGAACAAAGGCTAATTAGAGAATATTTATAGGGTACGAGGTTTATATGAATTTAGTAAATCAAAATGTTAGAAAGTGGTTTCTTCCACAAACCAATACAAGAAACTGTTGTAAAGGAAGCCATACCATGCGGGTTGCGCCCGCATTATTCAATTTAGTTGAGGAATTATAAATGAAAGTTTCAAAAGAACAATTACAAAAGATTATAAAAGAAGAAATAAGTCACATGCAACAAGAGGGCGAAGTTGATGAAGCCCTTGGAACATTTTTGAAGTCTCTTGGTGGCGGTGTAAAAGATGTAGCCAAATCAGCAGTTTCCGGAGTCAGTGGTGCTATAAGTGCAGCACAAGAAGCAAGCAAAAAAGCTGATCAAGAAGCTGAAAAAGCAAAACAAGAAGCAAAACTTGCTGCTGAAAAGGTTAAAACCGAATCTGATGTTGAAGCAGTCATCAACACCGCTCTCAAACAAGTAACAGGCGCAGTTGAATCTTTAAATAGCTTAATGTTAAAGATGAAAGAATTAAACATGTCTGTTAAAGAAGCAGGTCTTGATCTTCCCATGGTACTACAGCAATTAAAAACAGCTCGTTCAGCATTATTTCATGGTGGCAAAAAATCACAACCACTTGCAAAAGGTCAAGGCCCAAAAGACTTTCAAGCTGGAGATAATCGCCCACAAGCACCAATACGCGGCGCTCGCATAAGAGAAGACGAACAAGAGTGATATAAATGTCCCTTACCAAACAGCAATTAAAGCAAATTATTGAAGAGGAGTTTATCAATCTCGTTAACGAAGAAGAGATTGATGAAAAACTATTTGATAAATTAAAAAGCTTTGGTAAGGGGTTGCTTGGAAAGACAAAAAATTCTCTTTTTGGTCTCCCACAACCTCGTGCAGCCGGTGGTGTTGGAAAATGGTATGCAACATATAAAGAACCTCAACAACCACAAGAACCAGAACAGCCAGAAAAACAAAAAGCAACAACAGCATTAGATCTGGTTCGTCCAGGATTTGAACATACACCAGATTCTGATATATATGATACAGAATTTAGTAAAACCGGTCACAGATATAAAGATCAGTCAAGATTGCCAACACGACCTGATTCAAAACAACTAAATCCATATAAAAAACCAGTTGACCCTGTTCCTGCTACACGTCAGTTATCATCACCGGATATACAGCAACCTAAAATGCTTAAAAGTCCGGATGAAATAACAACTTCGGCAGAGCATGGTGAAACAGTTACTCCAAGTGATACAAAGAATGTGGTTGAATTATTAAACAAATATAGAGCAGATTTGAAACCTCTAAATATACCAGAAAGAGAAGTAGATTTAGTTGTTGGATATTTAATAGCCAATAATCGTATTCTTGTTAATCCAACAAGAGTTCCAAAAGCACCAGAATCACAAGATGCTGAAGTTTTTCAAGAAATAATTTCACCTTCTTATCAGCAAGGAGAAATCTCTTTTGATACTTTAGATAATTATATACGGAATTTACGTGATTTTTTTATAAAAGAAAAAAATATTCAAATTCCATTAATTCATATTCATGCAATTATGAAATCAATTTACGATGATGGACGCCTTGCAATAAGTCATCAAAAATTAAGAAAAATGGGACAAAAATTTCCAGATATAAAACTAAAAGAATCCAAATCTTATAAATCGTTTTACAATAATTGGAAAAGGTATACACAAACAGGAGTTAAAATATGAACAAATTTTTATTAAGAGAATATTTTGAACTCTGTGAAGGCGGTGTCTGTCAAGATTTATTGACAGAATCGGAAAAAGTATTTGTTAAAGGTGGCGGCATGATGCTCACAGGTGTTATGCAAAGAGCAGATGCAAAAAATGGCAATGGTCGTGTCTATCCCGAAAACATCCTTCGTCGCGAAGTAGAAAACTATAAGAAACTCGTTACAGAAAACCGTGCTCTTGGAGAACTAGATCACCCAGACGAGTCTGTAATCAATTTAAAGAACGCATCTCATATTGTTACAGATATTTGGTGGAATGGAAAAGATGTTATGGGCAAAGTTAAAGTATTAACAACTCCATCTGGCCAAATACTTAAATCACTTGTTGAAAGTGGTGTTAAACTTGGCATTTCAAGTCGTGGTCTTGGAAGTGTAAAAGAAAAATCTGGCCTAACTTATGTGGAAGATGATTTTCAACTTATTTGTTTTGATTTCGTAAGCGAACCATCAACAGTAGGTGCTTTTATGGGCTTAAGTGAAAGTAAAAAAGCTCCTAATATATTCAACAAATCAGACAAAATAAATCGTCTGTTAAACGATATTATAGGTGATTGATGAAAAAGAGCGAATTAAAAGAAATTATTAAACCAATTGTTCAAGAATGTGTCAAGGAAAGTGTTGAAGAAATACTCCTTGAAAGTGGTTTATTGTCTGCAGTTATAAAAGAAGTTATGAAAGGTGCATTACCAATGCTTACAGAAGCAAAACAAACAGTGCCCGTTCAGCAACAACCAAAACAACAAAATAATGAACTTCTTGAACAAATGAAGCGAGATAGAGAAGAAACGACAAGCGAGTTTAGAAAACAAAACTCAGAATTCAGTAAATCTTTATCCATGAAAGTTGGAAATGTTGATGTGTTTAAAAATACAACACCAGCACCAGCAAGTGTACAAGAAAGTGTGGCAAATCCTCTCGGTGGAGTAGCACCAAACGATCCGGGTGTAGATATAAGTAAATTATTTGGTAGAAAGAAATTTAATGTCATCTGACATTATATGAGGCAAAAATGAAAGTTAGTTTAGATGAAGTCGACGGCAACGTTGAAAAGATGATAAAAAAGTTTTTAAAGAAAACTAAAAAAATGAGAATTATTGAAGATTGTTTTGATCGCAGATATTACATCAAGCCTTCACAAGTAGAACATACAAAAAATAGATCAAAAACAAGAGCATTAGAAAAAGAAAAAGCATCTCTTCCAAAAGAGGAGTGATTAATGGCTAAAATAACCATTAAAGAAAATCAGATTTCAAGTTCTGCTGGGATTATTGTTCCCAGCGACTTGTCTATTTCTGGTTCTTTAATGGTTTCTGATATATTAGTTGATGCAGTTACTGTTAGCACAAACGTTCTTGTTAACGAAGATTTAGAGGTATTAAGCAATATAAAATGTTTAAACGTTTCTTTTTCTGCTAGTAATTCAGAGTGTTGGTCTGGATTGAATCCTGCAACACTTGGAGAAGCAATAAATCGTATTGCTTTATTTTTAAAAACTGTTACAAGTAGCTCAATACCTTGATTGCCTTTTACTCGTCTGAAACGGCATAGATTTTAATAAAAATTAATACTAATTATTATCACATTATCAACCTTGTGTTGGTATGTGTTTTCTTTATTTAGGAGATTTTTTATTATGTCAACAAAACAAAAAGGTTTTGCGGTTATCTCTGGTTCTAGCACAGTAGTTGCTAAAATCATGGAAAACGGCACAGTCGTATTCGGTGATCAAAAACCAGTTAACATGCGTGTTAGTGGTACACTCGTACTTGATCTACAAGGTCAAGCAGGTGGTACCGGCAAAGTTATCCATGTTGATAGCAATGGTTCAGCATCATTTGCTAAAGTTTCAGCAGCAAATGTTACAACCAGCGATGGTGGTGACGTTCAAGCAACATTAAACAACTTAAGCAGTAGTTTATCAAGCGAAGCTTCATCACGCGTAAGCAGTGATGCAAGTTTAGTTAGCAAGATCAATAGTGATGTTGCAAGTTTAATTGATGGTGCTCCAAGTGTTCTTGACACACTCAAAGAACTAGCTAATGCCATTAGTGGTGACGCAAACTTCGTTCAAACCGTATTCAGTCGTGATACAAGTTTAGCAACTGCAATTTCAAATGAAGCTTCCGCTCGTGTTGCTGGTGATGCAAGTGTAACCACTGCATTATCAACACAAGTTTCAAGTGAAGCTTCAAGAGCTACCGCTGCTGAAGGTTCATTAGCTACTGCATTAAGTAATGCAATTTTAAGTGAAGCTTCAAGCCGTGTTGTCGGCGATGCAAGTGTTGCAACCGCCTTCTCAACAGCAGTTTCAGCCGAAGCAAGTATTCGCGCTGCAGCAGATGCTTCACTAGCAAGTGATCTAAGTTCAGAAGTAATTGCACGTGCAAATGCAGTTAGTTCAGAAGCTTCATTACGTGTTGCTGGCGATGCAAGTGTAACAACAGCACTTACAAGTGCTCTATCAACTGCAGTATCTTCAGAAGCCTCAAGTCGTGTTGCCGGTGACAATTCACTATCAGCAAGAATTGATGCTATTGACAGTATGCAAACTGTTGATCTTGCTTCAATCGAAACACGTCTTTCAAACGAAGAAGTTCGTGCAGATTCAGTTGAATCAGCAATCAGTGCAGATCTAAGTTCTGAAACTGTTCGCGCAGAATCAGCAGAAGCTGTTCTACGCAATGATCTTAGTGTAGAAGTTGTTGCTCGTGCATTAGGTGATGCAAGCTTAACAACACGTTTATCAGGCGAAGAAGTTCGTGCTGCTTCAGTTGAAGCTGTCCTAAGTGCAGACCTACGTAGCGAAGCTTCACGCGCCGCTTCAGTAGAAGCTGTACTTGCTGGAAGAATTGATAATGTTCTATCAAACACCGATCCAGCTGCTCTTGATTCATTAGCAGAAATTGTTAATGCTTTCCAAAGTGCAGATGGTAGTGTTGATGGTGCAATTTCAAGTCTTGCAACTGGCTTAAGTGCAAGTATTTCCTCAGAAGCTTCACGTGCTGTAGTTGCTGAAGGTAGTCTTGCTACGCTAATCAGTGCAGAACAATCACGCGCTGAAAGTGTTGAAGCAGTATTAACTGCTGCTGATAGCACAGAAACTGCACGTGCTCAAAGTGCAGAAGCTAGCTTAGATAGTAAAGTATCAACTGAAACTGCCCGCGCACAATCAGCTGAAAACTCACTAGCAAGTGCCTTCTCAACAGCTGATGTTTCATTATCAACAAAAATTGACAATGAAGCTTCAATCCGTGCTGCTGCCGATGCTTCATTAGCAAGTAAGATTGCTGCTGATGTATCAACAGAAGCTGCTGCTCGTGCTTCAGCCGACGCATCATTAGCTTCAGACCTTTCTGATGAAGTTGCTGCACGCGAAGCTGCTGTTTCAACAGAAGCCTCATTACGTGTTGTTGGCGATGCAAGTGTTGCTGCTGACCTAAGTAGTGAAATTGTTGCACGTGCAAGTGCAATTGATAATGAAGCAAGCATTCGTGCTGCTGCTGATGACAGTCTAGAAGCCGCACTTTCAACAGAAATTGTTGATCGCGCTGCTGCTGTCTCAACAGAAGCTTCATTACGCGTTGTCGGTGACGAAAGCGTTGCAGTTGCTCTAAGTAGTGAAATTGTTGCACGTGCAAGTGCAATTAGCAGCGAATCATCAAGTCGCGTTGCTGGTGATAATTCATTAGCAAGTGCAATTGCTACAGAAAAAGGCAGAATTGACGCAATACTCAGTGGTTCCACTGCTGATCTAGATCAATTTGCTGAAGTTGTTGCTTATGTTAGTAGTTTAGATACAACACAAGCTGGTGTAATTATCAGTAGTGTTGCTTCTCTAAACGCAAGTGCATCAACAGAAGCTAGTACACGTTCCGCAGCTGATACAAGCTTAACAAGCCGCCTATCAACTGAAGAAGTTGCACGTGCTTCAGCAGATACTTCATTAGCAAGTGCTCTTTCAAGTGAAACTTCAAGAGCAACTGCAGCCGAAGGCTCACTAGCAACTGCTGTTTCAGCAGAAGCAAGTAGCCGCACTTCAGCAGATGGTAGCCTAACAAGCCGTCTATCAACTGAAGAAGGTCGTGCTGTTGCAGCTGAAGGTTCATTAGCAACTGCTGTTTCAGCAGAAGCTAGCGCACGTTCAAGTGCTGATGCAAGTCTAGCAAGTGCTCTTTCAAGTGAAGCAAGTGTTCGTCTCGCTGGCGATAACTCACTTGATGCACGTGTTGATACATTAGAAAGTGTCCTAATCATAGGTGCTGCTAATGAAATTGACATTAATGGTGGTGTAGGCGCTGTTGGTCTAAGTGGTACAATTACAATCGGTCTTCCAGACAACGTTACCGTTGCTGGCAACCTAACTGTAAATGGTAATGCTACACTCGGCGACAGTTCAGCTGATCAAGTAACAGTAAACGGTAAGTTCCAAGCTCCTAAGTTTACTGCTGCAACAATCCCAGCTGCATACCTAAGTGGCAATCAATCAGCACACAATGGACACATGTTCTACCTTGATGCTGCAAATGATGCAGTAGCTGCATTCCCACAAGGCCAGAAATGGTACTTCTGTGAAGGTGGCGAATGGTTCGCAAGTCCATTCTACGGCGTCTGATATAATAGTTTTTAATTAAATTATTGACCGGCATCCTTCGGGGTGCCGGTTTTTTATTGTTAAATGCTATTTATTTGGTTAAAACGATGTTTTAAGTGATATTTAGTGAAGAAGCGAGTAAAAAATGATCAAAGGCTTAAGCGTAGTCAATGGAACAACGCACATCCACAAATTATTGAATAATGGTGTTGCAAGTTTCAGTGGCTCTGTTCAGATAACTGGAACATTATTACCTGAAGGTGATGCTGTAAGAACAATAGGTTCTTCAGAAAATAGATGGGCAGACGTATACGCACAACAAACAACAGTTGGTGCTATATTTGAAACAGGTTTTACTACTAAAGGTATAGGAGAATATCCTACTGGAACAGTTGTTGTGTGGGAATCTGGTAAAATCACACCTTGTACAGTCAAAGAAGATAATAGGGTTGTTGGCGCTATATTAAATGGTAAAGATCAACCAATAATATTAGGTGCTGAATATGTTTTAGTTACCGGTAAAATCAAAGAAGGTGATTGGATAGTTACAAGCGATAAAATTGGTCATGGTTGTGCTGCTGAAACCAAGAGTAAATTGGGCTTTAAAAGAGATTTATTTGGTAAAGTAATAGGTCAAGCTCTTGAAGATTCAGACGGAGACAGCAATTTAATTAAATGTTTTATTAAGAAGCTATAGTTTTCAGCATATTTGTGGTATCTTGTAGAGAATATAACTATTTATTTGAGTAAAAGTGTATTTTAGGAGTATTTTTAATGAGTGGTTCAAAATTATTAGAACAAGCAATAGTAGATGCACAAGCATTACGAGATTCAGCGTATAAAAGCGCACAAGCTGCACTCGTTGAAAAATTCGCTCCACAGATAAAAGAAGCAGTAGAAAAACTTCTAGAACAAGGTCCAGAAGAAAATCCTGCTGGTATGACTGGTTCACCAGAAGATACTTTAGCCGCTGATATTCCAGCAGGCACTGATTTTGGCGGCGCTCCACCTGATGCAAGTGATAAAAGCTTTGTGGCAGGTGCTGCAAAAGATATACCACTTGCCGCAACAGATGGTGAAAAGCTCTGCGCTTGTCCAGATAACGATAAAGAAATTACATTAAATATAGATCTTGGCGCTTTATCTGATGAATTAAAAATTGGCAAAGAAGATGAAGAAGAAGAACCTGGAATGCAACCACAATCTACTGGTATGATGAACCAGCCTTCTGCTGCTGGTGGTGCCGGTGGTCCTGCTCCGGTAATGGAATCACTAGAAATAGATGAAGATTTATTGCAAGAAGAAGGTGAGCCAGATTCTAATATACACGATGAATCAATGCAACAAGTTGATGAAGAATTAACAGAAGTTAATCTTGATGAAATTTTATCAGAATCAGAAGAAATTGAAGATGACGAAGAATCAGAAGATGAAGAAGAAACCGAAGAAGACGAAGAATCGGAAGAAGACGATGAAGATGAAGAAGATTTAGACGAAGCAAAGAAAAAGAAACCAAAATCAGATCTTGGTTCCCTATCAGTTAAAAAAGGGATTGATAAAAACGAAAAAGTCACACAGGCTGATATTTTAGCTGCCCGTGGTGTTAAATTAAAAAAACAAACAAACGAATCAAAAGAAGTTCAACAAACAAAAGAACTTATTAAAGCATCATCTGCTCTCCTTAAAGAAGTTGAGAACAAAGATGCTAAAATCAACAAACTCTTGGAAGAGAATAAAAAGTTCTCATCCACAGTAGAAGAAATGTCATTAGCATTTAAGAAACTTGAAGAAGTTAATACATTAAATGCGCGTCTCTTCTACGAAAATCAGGTCTTGAAAAGCGCCTCCTTGAATGAGCGACAAAAAACACATATTGTCGAAGCTATTTCAAAGGCTGATTCCGTCAGTGAAGCAAAAACAGTATATGAAACATTAATCAATTCAGTGGGTGGTCCTGCAAAAGAAGAACGTTCACCAAAATCACTGAGTGAAGCGATTAATAAAAAGTCATCATTTAGATTGCCTCACAAACAAACAGAACAGCCAAACGATTCAAATAAAGATCGTTGGTTAAAATTAGCCGGTATCAAATGATACCAAATATATTTTAAGGAGTTAGAACATGTCAGTTATCAAAAAATTAACAGAAGGCGTTATTAAGCGTGACCTTGAAAAAGAAGGCGGCGCTCTAATGTCAAAATGGTCAGATACAGGTCTATTAGAAGGCATTGGCGAAGATCGCGCCAAAGCAACAATGGCTCGCCTATTAGAAAATCAAGCTCAAGAATTACTTCGTGAAGCAAATACAATGGGAGGAGGTGATGTCGAAGGTTTCGCTGCAGTTGCATTCCCAATTGTACGCCGCGTTTTCGGTAGCTTAATTGCTAACGAACTCGTCAGCGTACAACCAATGAGTCTCCCAAGCGGTCTAATCTTCTTCCTTGACTTCACATTTGAACGTACACGTGGTGCCAACCTTTCAGGTAGCTCACTATTCGGTGGTGGTGTTCTTGGTTCACAATTGACCGGTGGTGTCAGTCTCTCAGGTCCAAATGCTGAAAATTCACTTCGTGCATTAAACCAAGGTTACTCACTCCCAACAGGTAGTGGCAACGTTACAGCAAGTGCAGCAGTTGTTTCAGGCATTTTCGGTGCTGGTGGTACTCTTGACAAACTCTGCAAATTTGATGCAGATTTCGTCAGTGGCTCAACCACTGTTGCAGTATTTACAGTTCCAGTAAGTCAGCTAACCACTCTTGATAAGAGTAGTCTCATTGCAATCAATGCTACACTACCAAGTGGCTCACTAGTTCGTCGCTTAACAGCTAAAACTGATGGAACCGGTCTTGTTGATTCAACAGGTGATACATACACACACGTTCGCCTCGTTGTAGCAAGTCTTGATGGTTCAGTTAGTGCTGCTAACCTAGCAACAAATGCTGGTAGCCGCGCTGCAAGTTGGCCAATTGCCGATGTTCTCGGTAATGTTGCTAACTCACTCGGTGCAGTTGTTGCTTCACAAGTAACATTTGAAGGTGAACCAAACATTCCAGAAATTGACATCAAAGTTGACAGTGTTGCCGTAACAGCCAAGAGCCGCAAGCTCAAAGCTAAGTGGACACCAGAACTCGGTCAAGATCTAAATGCTTACCACAATCTTGATGCAGAAGTTGAATTAACTTCAATTCTCTCAGAACAGATTGGTCTTGAAATTGATCAAGAAATGCTCGGTGAACTCGTTAAGGGTGCAACCGCTGCAACTCTATACTGGTCACGTCGTCCAGGTAAATTCGTTGACCGTACAACCGGTCTTGCACTTGCAAACGGTTATACCGATGTTAATGGTGCCGACTTTACCGGTAACGTCAGTATGTGGTACGAAACACTCGTTGAAACAATCAACGATGTAAGTGCTGCTATCCACCGTAAGACACTTCGTGGTGGTGCAAACTTCGTTGTTTGCGGACCAGAAGTTGCCAATATCCTTGAATTCACCACTGGATTCCGTGCAAACGTTGTCCATGATGACGCCAAGGGTACAATCGGTGCAGTCAAAGCTGGCTCACTAAGTAAGAAATGGGATGTATTTGTTGATCCATACTTCCCACGTAATCTTGTTCTCGTTGGTCGTAAGGGCAGTAGCTTCTTAGAAAGTGGCTTCGTTTATGCTCCATACGTTCCACTCCAGGTTACACCAACCATCTTTGGTACTGAAGACTTCGTACCACGTAAGGGTGTTATGACCCGTTACGCCAAGAAGATGGTACGTCCAGACATGTACGGCTTAGTGGTGGTCCAGGATCTTGTAGGTTGATCTTAAAATAAAACCTATATAAAGAAGCCCCTGTGAAGGGGCTTCTTTATTTGTTAGAATATTTACTTATATGCAAGCAATCTATCAAATACGAAACAAAATAAATAATAAAATTTATATTGGAAGTACAAACAATATTAATAAACACTGGAATAATCATAAAAGTAAATTAAATAATAAGATACACGAAAATTCATATTTACAAGCAATTATAGAATATAAATCTTGGAAACATATTTGAGCAAACCCGCCTGAAATATGGCGGATTTTCTTTTTCAAAATATTAAAACTATTTATAACTGTTATTAAGTTCAACTTTGAACAGGAGATATTATAATGTTTTTTTATAGTGAACCAAGTGGAATTGTTATTGTACCAATAACACTTTTAGCCAATACTTCAAGTCTTTATTTAACTGATGCTTGCGTTGGAACAAGTAGTCAGATAACTTTTACAGTAAGTTCTAGTGGTAATACTACTGAGACTGTTTATTTGAACGATGATTCAAATCAATTTAGTTTCTCTCCATCAAGTTTTGGTATGACAGGAAGCGTTACTTCTCAAGTTGTAACAGTTACATTTACACCTACTAAACCTTGGGGTTTGAAGAGTGGAAATTTAACATTAAGTTCAAGCGGTGGAAATTTGTTAACTCTTGCCATGAGTGGTAATGCAGTTGCGGTTCCTCTGATATTGACTTCAAGTGTTAGTTCAATAACATTTACAAATACAATTGTTAATGCCACTTCTTCACAAACCTTTACTGTTTCAGCGGGTGGATTTTCAAGCGTTGAAGAAACAGTTACAGTTAGTGATAATTCAAGTCAATTTGACTTCTCGCCATCTTCATTTAGTTTAACCGGTAGTGGGCAATCACAAACTGTTACTGCCAAATTTATACCAACAAGCACAGGAGTAAAAACTGCTAATCTAACTCTCAGTTCTTCTGGCGGAAATACAAAAATTGTTACTTTGAATGGCACATCTTTAGAACAATATTTTAATAATGTATCTTTATTATTAAAAGGTGACGGAACAAATGGTAGTACAAACATTATTGATAGTAGTAATAATAATTTTTCCGTAACAGCATCTGGAAATGCTGCAATAAGTACAGCACAAAGTAAATATGGTGGTTCAAGCTTGTATTTTGATGGAATTGGCGATTATTTAGATATTGCTTCATCAAATAGCTCTGCCTTTGTATTTGGAACAAATAATTTTACAGTTGAATTTTGGATAAAGTCAAGTTCATCAAACGGAAATCTACTAAATCCAGCTTCTTTGTCTGGTGGTGGATTTTGGGGTGTTATAATACAAAATTCAAATTTAAGATGGAATAATTCGTATAATTCAACAAATTTGTGGGCAATAGGATGTAGTAGTATTTTAGATAATAATTGGCATCATGTTGCTATAAGTAGAAATTCTGGTACTGTTAAAGTTTATTTTGATGGAGTATTACAAAATACTTTCATTGATACAACAAATTATACTTATTTTAATGGCTCTAGTGATGGTCTTAGAATTGGCAAAGGAAATTTAGCAGATTTTAATGGTTATATTGATGATTTACGAATAACAAAAGGTGTTGGTAGATATACAACAAACTTTACACCACCAACTGCATTATAAACAATAAACCCGCCAGAAATGGCGGGTTTTTCTTTTATATCTAATTGATCTAATTTAATACTATTTATAAAGTAACCATATTAATGGAGAATTTTATAAATGGCCGTACCTGTTCTCACGCCGAAACAACAAACAAGTGCAATCATATTGCCTCCAACCGGGGCATTTGTTAATGTAACTGGTAATTTACCTATTGGCGTATATGCTAATAGCGTCGACTTTGTAAGCGGCGCCGTAGATCAAGTTGCTTACACTTATAAAATGATAGGTGGCGATGTTCTTGATATAGAAATTACAGAAGGTCAAGTTTATGCGGCATATGAAGATGCTGTTTTAACATATGGTTATTTAGTCAATCTTCATCAAGCGAAGAATTCACTTGGTAACATGTTGGGTGCTCCAACCGGCACGTTCAATAGTGATGGTGAAATAAAGAGTGGAAGCGCTCTTTACAATCTTGTTAGTTCTTCTGGTCCATTAAATCTCACTTATCCAATGTATGATATAACTGCTATTACAGACATAGCAGACGCATTCTCTCATCAAGCCGGTGTAGGTGGAAAAGTTGATATTTATTCTGCTTCTTTTCAAGGAATAGATATGAGACAAGATTACGATTTACAAGAAATAGTAAATAATCTCGCTAATGATGTTAGTTCTTCTCTTTATGGAAAAATAACCGCAGGCTCAAGAATAACAGTTCGCAAGGTTTATTATAAGTCAGCACGTGCGATGTGGAGATTCTATGGCTACTACGGTGGTTTAAATGCAGTAGGTAATCTTTCAACATACGGTCAGTATGCTGACGACAGTACATTTGAAGTCATTCCAGCGTGGCACAATAAACTTCAAGCTATGGCTTATGAAGATAATATCTATACGCGTATATCACATTATTCATATGAAATCAAGAATAATAAATTAAGACTATATCCAATGCCTGACGCAACAGATATTCACACCTATTGGTTTGAATTTAGTGTAGGTGAAGGTAACGGAGCAAATGTTGGAATAGGAATTATTTCAGGTTCATCTTATACCGAAGCATCTGGTAAGGATCCAAGAATCGGAGGAGTCAACAACATTAACACTCTTCCTTTCTCAAACATTCCATTTGAAAATATTAATGCTATTGGTAAGCATTGGATTCGCCGTTACGCTCTAGCTGTCGCAAAAGGTATGCTTGCAGAAGTTCGTTCAAAGTTTCAAACAATACCAATCCCAGGTGAAAGTGTTACTTTAAATGGTGCTGATTTAAGAGCACAAAGTAAAGAAGAAAAAGATGGTCTTAAAGATGAACTGTTGAAGATACTTGAAGAAACAGATTATAACACACTAGCAGAAAAGAGAACTGCTCTCTCAGATAATGCAAACAAAATACTTGCTGCAGTTCCAAACGTAATATTCGTAGGTTAGATTTGTCGTTTATTTATATGATGTCTATTTATTAATAGAGGCAAAATAAAATGGTAATATGTGAAATTTGTAAAAATTGTTTCAAATCAATAATGGGTCATTTAAGAAAACATAATATTAAAGCAAAAGAATATAAAATTTTGTATCCTAATGCTCTTTTTATGGACGATGAACAAAAAAAAATAATATCAAATAAAACTAAAAACGCCATCAATCAACCCAAAACAAAAGAAAAATATTTGGAATCAAGAAAAAAAATTGATTATTCTAAATTTAATTTTAAATATGACCGTGAAAATAAAGATATAAAGAAAAAAATGTATTCACAAGAAAGAAATAAAAAGATCTCAGAAGCAAGAAAAAAATATTGGGAAGATAAAAAAGGAAAAACAGTAGAACAACTATATGGAGAAGAAACCGGAAAGGCGATAAGAGAGATAAAAAGTCGTCAAAACTCCGGAGTGAACAATCCAGCATATGGAAAAATATACAATAATGCAGGTAGAGTTAGGGGATATTATAAAGGATATTTTTTTAGAAGTTTGTGGGAATGTTCTTTTTTAAAATTTTTAGAAGAAAATGGCACACATTTAAAAGATGTTGATTATGAAAAAATAAATATATCTTATACAAAAGATGGAGGCGGAAGAACTTATACGCCTGATTATTATTTACCAAAAGAAAAAAAACTAATTGAAATAAAATCTAAATGGAATCTCCAAAGAGATGCCGAAGATATAAGTCTGAAAAGAAAAGCCGCAGAAAAATGGTGCAAAGAAAATGATAGTACTTATCAAATATTAACTGAAGATGATTTTCCTATTTTAAAATTAAATCAAATAAAAAATGATAAAAATATTATTTTATTAAAAAATGGCAATATAAATGGGTAAAAAGAAAGTAGATCAAAAAAAATGGACTCAACCAGAACAACCTCCTCCTCCAATGTTTTTGGGGAAGAAAGAGAGAGATCTAACCAAGCAAGTAAATGATGAACTTATTGAAAGAGTAATAGGACAAACTATTATTTATTTTCCTCTTAATGTAAAAAATAGTGATTTTCATGCATTATACGGAGAAGCAATAAATAAGCAGTTTTTGAGACCAATATTAATAAAAGCTTTAGTTAAAATTGATGAAGATCAAACGTCAACTGAAGTGTATGGACTTGACAAGACATCAAAATTAACAATTAATTTTCACAAAAGAAGATTAACAGAAGATCAAGATTTATATGTTAGAGAAGGTGATATAGTTTTTTATGGAACAACGTTCTATGAAATAGTAAAATTATCACAGCCAAGAGCACTATTCGGTCAAGTTGAGCATCGTGTAGAAATAACAGCAATATGTGTTCGTGTTAGAGAAGGTTTTTTCAATGAGCCGGTCGCGTTACTACAAATAAGAGAAAAATATCGTACAACACAACAAAGTATTATTGATATAATAAACAGTACGCCAGTAGAAGGTGCTTGTGGCGGTAAAATAAAATTAGTGTCGGGTAGAAGGACAAGTTCTCAGCGTTCTCAATTTTTAGATTATGTAAATAATCCACAAGATTATGAAGGATGTATTATCTATTTGACGGAAATTGATCCAGACGAAACATATGGAGAATTTGATCAAGCAGACAAATTTTATTTTAATGAAGATGGAATATGGTACGTCAGTCAGTTCTTTGTTATATAGGTAATTTTATGAATTCTATTACATATGAAAAATTTATACATTTATCCGGTAAAAGAACAAGTACTCAAAGAAGCATGTTTTTGGACATGGTCAATAATCCACATAACTATAAAGGTTATATTGTATATTTAAAAGAACTAGATGAAGACGAAATATATTCACCTTTTGATCACGCTAAAACATTCTATATGAATGAAGGTGGTCATTGGCAGTCTGCAGATTTCCACAATCAAGTGTTTGAAGAATAGGAATTATAAATATGCCAAATGATAAAACAGAATTTGAAAGAACGGGGCTTGAAAAAAATCAAGTCTCTATAGAGCCTTCAACTATAGAAACAATAGACTTAGCAATATATAATTGGCTTGATAAAACCATGAATATATCTTCAAACACTAACCGTGGATGGAAAAAAACCCCAGTTGTTTGGGTTGCTGCTGAAAGAGCGCATCAAATAAAATTTGATAGAACACTTAGAGATGTAAATGGTAATTTTATTTTACCGGTAATAACACTTCAAAGAGATAATATAACAAAAAATTTAACAAAAAAAGGCACATTTTATGCAAATGTACCACCAGATGACTTTCGTGGTGGCGTTGTAACTGTCACAAAACTTGTTTCACAAGAAAAATCAAATAATTATGCAAAAAATAATAATAATAGAAAATTTTTGCAATATAATGTTAAAGAAAAAAATGAAAAAGTAATTTATGAAGTTACAAAAATACCATTACCAACTTATATTGATGTAAAATACACAATAACAGTTAATGCTGAATATCAACAACAGATGAATCAAATAATACAACCATTTATGACTTATACTGCTGGTATTAATCATTTTATGGTTTCTCAAGAAGAGCATAAATACGAATGTTTTTTTGAAAAAGATTCTTCTTTTAAAAATGGTGGTAATACGGGAAAACTTGAAGAACAAAATCGTTTATTTACAACTGAATTTTCGGTTAATGTACTTGGATATTTACTTGGTGCTGGGGCAAATTCTGAAAAACCAAAAATAATTACTTCTGAAACAATAGTAGAAATAAAAATACCAAAAGAAAAAGAAATGTTTGGCGAGACAACAGAAGCAGACAAAAAGAAATATTATTAATTACTTACTTGTTTCTTTTGAAAATAAATCTTACTATTTACCTAAGAAATACATGCTGTATAGGAGTATTTTATAATGAGTGGTGCAAATAAGTATCGTTTCGTTTCCCCCGGAATTCAAATTAAAGAAATTGATCGTTCACAGGTCAATAATACAAATGACGCTGTAGGACCAGTTATAATTGGTCGTGCAAGAAGAGGACCAGGTATGGTTCCTGTCAAAGTGCGTTCATATGAAGAATTTGTATCAGTATTCGGCGAACCTGTTCGTGGTTCAACAGATGGTGATATTTGGCGTGAAGGAAACTTAACCGGTCCTGCGTATGCATCATGGGCTGCTAAAGCTTATTTGGCTAATTCAAGTCCATTAACCTTCGTTCGTTTGATGGGTTCTAAACACCCAGAAGCTGGTTTAAGTGGATATCCAGGTTGGAAAACAACAAATACAATAACAACTTCAACAGCCAGTAATGGTGGCGCTTATGGTCTTTTCGTTGTTCCATCAAGTTCAGTTGCACAAGTTACCGGTGCATTAGCTGCAATATTTTATATTGACAGTAGTGCCAGTTTAGCTCTTGCTGGCCAGAATCCATCCGGAACTATGGTTACTGCATCTGCCGCTCTTGTTAAGTCTGTTGGAAATAGTTTTGAATTTAGAATGAAAGTACTTGATGCGTCATCAAACACGATACTTGATACATCATTTAATTTTGATAAAACATCAGACAAATATATTCGTAAAATATTCAATACCAATCCAACTCTTGTAAACAATAGTATAACATCTATTGATAATAGAGAAAAATATTGGCTTGGCGAAACATTTACAGATTTCTTAAATGATAATGTTACCGGTTCAGCACAGGGTAAAGCATATGCATTTATCGCAGGCTTAAAGAATACCGATGTTGATTTATCAGATTTTGAATTAGAAGCGCAGCCAGCAAAGACAGGTTGGATTTTCTCTCAAGATCTCAGCACAGTTACTGGCTCATACAATCCACAGAATATGTCTAAACTCTTTAGACTTGTCGCTCTTGGTGGTGAAGGTGCCGGTGATTGGAATCAGCGTTCAATAAAAGTTGCAATAAAAGATGTTAAATACTCACCAACCACATTTGAAAAATATGGTTCATTTACAGTTGAAGTACGTTCAACTTCCGATAACGACGCACAGCCAAGTGTTCTTGAAGTATTTACAAACTGCAATCTAAATCCAAATTCGGAAAATTATGTTGCCAAGAGAATTGGCGATAAATATCTTGAATGGACAGACAACACCGCTACCGGTGAAAAGAGACACAGAGTATTTGGAAACTACGATAATATCTCTAAATACGTTCGCGTAGAAATGAATTCATTAGTTGAAGAAGGTGGTATTGATGCAGAATGCTTACCATTCGGATTTTTGGGACCGGTAAAATACAAAACTGTTACTTTTAGTTCTGGTTCAGCAACAACTGGTGCACCAATATTAAAAGCAATCGGAGAAATACCACTTGCTCCAGCTGGAACATCAAACACAATTGATGTAACCGGTATAAGTGATATAACTGCATCAATTAAATTCCCAGAAGTAAAACTAAGAGTATCAAGCTCACAAGCCGGCGTATTAAACGATAGAGATACTTATTATGGTGTTGTTACCAATGTTGGTACAAGAGCACAATTTAATGAAGAATATGTTGACCTTGTAAGAGTTAAACCATATAATCTTGATACTTTCGTTCCAACCGGCTCACTAACAGAATATTCAACAATATTCACATTAGATGATGTCAAAGAAGTTTCAAGTGCAATAGGTACATTCTTTTGGGAGAGTGGAAGTCGTGTTGCAGGCCAGTCAATAACAGCTGCCAGTTCTTCTTATAAGAGCTTATTAGATAAAGGTGTTGATAAATTCGTTGTACCAATGTTTGGTGGTTTTGATGGTCTAAACGTTAAAGAAAAAGAACCATTTGCTAACCGTGTTCTTGGTTCAAATAAAGATCCAAGAGCCAACAGCGCACTATACAGTGTTCAAAAAGCAATTGACATGGTTTCAGATCCAGAAGTTGTTGAAATGAATCTATTAACTGTTCCAGGTATAACAAATACAGCTGTAACGGACAAGGTTCTTGATATAGCTAAACAAAGAAACGATACACTCGCAATAATTGACATTGAAGGTGGCTATATACCAACTACTGAAGAAGCAACTCCAGAACGCAGTAGAATGGGTAATGTAAACACAGCAGTAGCAACTATCAAATCAAGAAACTTAAACAATAGTTTTGGTTGTGCTTACTATCCATGGGTTTCAATTAGTGCCGATAACAATATTCCACTATGGGTCCCACCATCAGTTGTAGCTCTTGGTACAATGGCTTCTTCACAAGAAGCAACCGCTGTATGGTTTGCGCCAGCAGGATTTAATCGTGGTGGATTGAGTAATGGTTCATCAGGCTTAACTGTTCTTGATGTTCGTGAAAGATTATCACTTAAACAGCGCGATGCTTTATATGAAGTAAACATTAACCCAATTGCTTCATTCCCAAGTGAAGGTATCGTAATCTTCGGACAGAAGACTCTACAAGCAACTTCAAGTGCTCTTGACCGTATAAACGTTCGTCGTCTTGCGATCTATCTCAAGGATAAGATTTCTAAGATTTCAAGAGGCATCCTATTTGATCCAAACTTACAAGTTACTTGGGATCGCTTTGTTTCACAAGTTAATCCATTAATGGCTGATACAAAGGCAAGATTTGGTTTAAGTGAATATAAAGTTGTACTTGATAGTACAACAACTACACCAGATTTGATTGATCGCAATATTATGTACGCTAAAGTTTATATTAAGCCAGCACGTGCAATTGAATTTATCGCAATTGACTTTATCATAACAAATACCGGTGCAAGTTTTGACGAATGATATATATACTAATATAAATCATTAAAGAGGATTATAAAAATGGCAAATTTAATTTGGACAGATGCTTCATTAGAACCAAAACGTAAATTTAGATATCTGATTGATATTGCAGGTGATGCTAATTCAAGTGCAGAAGAACGAGATGCGATGAAGAGTGTAAGATTTCTCGCTCAAACTTGTGATCGTCCAGGTATAAAAGTTGGAGCAAGTGAACATAAATATTTTGATAAAACTTATTGGCATCCAGGACGTGTTACTTGGGAACCAAATCCTCTTAGTATAAAATTAGTTGACATACAAGCTAAAGGAGCAAGTGGAGTTGATACTAACGGTCTATTATTGAATGCATTTGCTCGTTCTGGTTTAAGTGTATTTAGTTCTTTACCAGATGGTAATTTTACAACAATCGGTAAATCAAGAGCAGTTGGTGCACTTGGCCAAGTTACAGTTAGAGTATTAAGTTCATTGACCCAAACTGATGGGTTTATTGAAGGCGAACCAAGTCTTGTAAATGGTGGTATCGCAGAAGAATGGATTCTTGAAAATGCATGGCTAGAGTCAGTTAAACCAGATGCATTAGACTATGGTTCAGAAGAAATATTAACTGTTACTATGACAATAAGATACGATTTCTGCAGATTTAGTAGTCCAGCTGGCGCGTTGTTTCCAGCGGGATGATTAGAGGTGATAAATGAATGATAGAGACAATGAACGCAGACTGCAATTAGCAGCTGAAGATCCAGTCTCTACAAATCAAGTTGCAAGCGGCGGGCTAAAGTCAAAATTAGACTTAGCCTTTGCCGCTCCAACTCTTTTTGTAGAGCTTCCATCAAAAGGAAAATTCTATAAACCAGGAAGTCCTTTACATGGAAAAGAAACTTTAGAAATAAAGTTTATGACAGCCAAAGAAGAAGATATTCTTACCTCAAAGGCTCTTATCAAGAAAGGTGTTGTTCTTGATAGATTGTTAGAGAGTGTTGTTGTAGATAAGTCTATTAATGTAGGCGATCTACTTGTTGGAGATAGAAATGCACTTTTAATAGATGCAAGAATATCTGGTTTTGGAAGTAAATATGTTACAAGTGTTGGGTGTCCTGTATGCAACACAGTTGCAAAGCACACATTTTTATTAGATGAAAATAAAAAAATGCTTGATGGTACAATACCAGAAGATTTATCAAGCAAAGTTAAGCATATAGAAGATAAATTATTTGCTGTAACTCTTCCACAAACAGGTGTTACAGTTAATATTCGCTTGATGACAGGTAATGATGAAAAATCTGTAGTACAAATTTCTGAAGCAAATAAAAATAATGCTGTAGATAATAGTAATACCCAACAACTAAAATTGTTGATTGAAAGCGCAGAAGGTGAAAAAGATAAAAAAGTCATAAGTCAATTCGTTGATGTTATGCCAGTAAGGGATTCAAGATTCCTTAAAGAAGTTTATAAAGCTATAACCCCAAATGTTGATTTAACTCAGCACTTTGAATGTAAAGCCTGTGACTACAGCGCAGACATGGAGGTTCCATTTAATTTGGAATTTTTTTGGTTTAAGTGATGAATACATAGAAAGTGTATACGAGATGTTCTTTGCTCTCAAATATCATGGAGGGTGGAGTTTCACAGAAGCTTACAACTTACCAATACCAATACGTGACTGGTTTGTCAAGAGACTTGTTAAACAGAAAAAAGAAGAAGCGGAACAAATAGAGAAGGCTTCTAAAGGCAGATAAAGAAAATATTATACCTTGTTACTAAATAATAATGTAGCAAGGTATAATTTTATTTAGGAATATTTTATAAATGGCAGATCCAACCAATCCCAGCAAGCCTCCTGATAGTGCGAATGCAAATCCGGATATCAGTGTTCTTACTGAAAAACTTCGCTTAGACAATGAAAAAAAAATAAATGACGTACTTGAAGAACAAAAAAAGAAATTAAAAGATATTGTTACTGAGGCAGAAAAAATAACGAATGCCTCAGAAGCAGTTGAGCAAGTTGAAAAAGAAACTGCAAAGACTCTTAAAGATAAAGCAAAAAGCTATACAGATATTGATGAAAAAATTAATAATATTAAAGAAAATTACGATCAAATAGTTGATGCAGAACAACTTTTACAAGAAGCCGAAGACGAAAGAGCGCAAAAACTACAAGAAAATTATAAATTAAATCAAAAAAATTATTTACTGTTATTAGAACAAATTAAAGTAGAAACAGATGAAGGTAGAAAAAAATTATTAGAAAAACAAAGAGAAGTTTTATTAGCACAAATAAAATCACAAGCAAATTCTTTAGAACAAAATGAAAAAGAAAAAAAATTAAAACAAGACATATTAAATATTGGAAAACAAATATTACAGCAATCCCTTCAATATGGTGAACAATTAGAAAAACATATTATTCAAATAAGTCAGTTAAATGGCGGATACGATAAATATACAAATTCACTAAGAGAAGCAAACAACTTAATGTATGCTTCTTCTGTTGGAACCGGTTTAAGAATAGAAGAACTCAATGAAGCACTGGTAGGTCTTTCAAAGAACTTTATAGGCTTAACAACTCAAACTGCTGGCTCAATAAAAGATATGGGAACAGCCGTGGCTCAATTAGGCAAACTTGGTGTTGATGCTGCAACTGCTTCAAAGAGTTTTGATAGTTTAGTTACAGCCATGGGCAAAACTCCACAACAAGCAGTTAAAATACAAGACAGTTTTGTTCAAATGGCTGCAAAAAATCGTTTAGCACTCGGTTCTGTTACTCAAGCTTTTGCTGAAAATTCTAATAGATTTGTTGGTTATGGCGAACAAATGACTAAGGTTCTTGATGGTTTAGCAGAACAATCATTAAAAACTGGAATTGCTATTGGAAAATTAGTTGGAATAGCTCAAGGATTTGATACCTTTGAAGATGCAAGTAGAAAAGTTGGTAATCTAAATGCATTATTAGGTGGTGATTATTTCAATAGTATTGAACTTTTAACTGCAAGTGATGAAGATAGAATTAGATTATTAAAAGAAGGTGTTGCTGCAAGTGGAATGCAATGGGAAAGCATGAATCGTTTTCAGAAAATGGCAATTGCAAATGCAGCTGGCATTACTGATATGAATGAAGCAGCAAAATTGTTTGGCGAAACATCATTACAGAATACAAGACAACAAGCAGAAGGAGCAGAAGTTCAGAAAACTCTTGCAGAACAAGCAGAAAGTGCAACTCTTGCTATGGATAAATTAAAAAGTTCATTTAATGGCCTTATATTAATATTAGAACCAATTGTTACTGTTTTAATGAAGTTTGTTGGTGTGATTTCTGATATTGTTCAGGGAATAAATAATAAACTTAGTAAAGTAATGGGACCAACTTGGGGCGCTATTACAACAAGTTTTCTTCTATATGGTTTGTATACAATTATAAGATTAAAAGCAGGATTTGGTGGTTTAATAAAAACAATTGGTACTGGAATAGTTAATGCTGTAACAAGAGCATCGGCTGCTATAAAAGGTATGCCAACACCTGCTGCTGGTCCTGTTGCTTCTGCTGGTCCTACAAGTGCAGTTGGTGGTGGTATGTTTTCTAATGCTGGAAATATGATAAAAGCTGCAGCGGGGATGCTTATATTCGCTGCAGCAATGTTTGTAATGGCTAAAGCATTGCAAGAATTCACTATTGCAGCACAAAATGATAAAACCGGTGGAGGTCTTGGTTATGCTGCAGCTGCACTTATTGGCCTTTCAGTTGCAGCATTAATTTTGAGCAACTCTGCGAGCGAAGTTATAAAAGGCTCTGTTGTTGTGTTGATTATGGCTGCATCTCTTTTATTACTTGGAATAGCAGTACAATCATTCTCAAAAATTAACTGGTCAGTATTAGGAATTATTGCTGCCGTCTTAATTGGTCTATCAGTCGCATTAGTGCTTTTAGGACTTGCTGTTAGTGGCCCCCAAGGTCTTCTTTTGCTTGCTGGTATAGGTGTAATGCTCGCAATGAGTGTTGCTTTATTAGCTCTTGGAGCAGCACTAACTGTGGTATCTCTTGCTATATCAATAGGTGCATTGTCTATCAGTAAACTTGTAGATTCTTTTAAACAACTTTTTGAAATAAAAGATTTAAAAGATAATTTTTCTTCTATAGAATCATTTTTATCTCAATTATCTGATATAGATTACGATCCAATCAACAATCTTGCAAATGCAGTTGGTTTATTGGCAGAAAATTTACAAAAACTTGCTTCTGTATCAACAAATTTGAATATTAAAGGAAATGTTCAAACAACAACCACTCAAAATATTCAAACACTTGCAAATCAAGCAGGAGAATCAGCAGTAGCTGTAGGAGAAACTGCTTCTAAAAGAATGCAACAATCATTAATTCCAGCACAACAAACAACTGCATTTGTTCCAGTTGTAGTGCAAATTAATGGAAAAAATATTATTGATATATTAAGAAGAGATATTGAAATTGTTTCCGGAGAAGAAACAAGAAGAATGTTGGAATCAGTTGGTATAGTGCAAAGTTCTGATTACATACAAGCTTCACCTGTTATAATAGAGGAAATTGAATAATTATGGTTAATATTCCCAATTCAAACACAAAAGCACAAATTGTTATAAGAACTTTAGCTCATAAATTTGGAAATTTTGATCAAGTATCTTTTTTCCCTTATGATTTTGATTTTGACAATCAATATAAACCAGATTGGGGTTCATATGAAGCGTTCGGAAGAATGGATCCGATCATGACTTACAAAAGAACAACAAGAGATATAAGTTTATCTTTTAATGTTGTTGCTGAAAGTGAAGAAACTGCTGCAACTAATTTTAATAATTTACAATTTCTTATAAATTGGTTATATCCAGCATATGATAACAAAGAAGAAGAAGAGAATGCAGAAAAAATTAGACAATTACAAGAAAAATCTGAATCTTTAAAGAAAATTTTACAAAATACCGGTGCAGAAAATTCAGTACGTGCTGGTGATATACCTAAAGAAATAGCTAAAGCAGAGCAACAAATAACAAATTTTCAAGAATTATATTCAATACAACAAAGTTTTGGAATGCAAACTATTCATAAATCTCCACTTTTTAGAATAACATTTATGAATTTGTTGAATGAAGAAGATTATGTTATAGCCATAACTAACTTTAAACATAAAATGAAATTTGATTCTGCTGATACAAGTTTTTCTTCAAAAGACGGAAAAGTTATACCTGGTGAATTTAATATTAACATGAGTTTTAAAGTATTACATACTTATACTCCAGGTACAGTTGTATCTCCTTTTGCATATCCTTGATGGAAATAATATATGAGTATAAAAAGATATAAAAATAGAAAAAAAATTTTCAATAACAGTGAATTAATACAAAAAATATTAGATATTAAAAATATTCAAGGAATAAGACATTATATGTCTCCTAAAATTAAAATGCCCACTTACTTGGATAAAATAAATATCAAAACTGTTGGAGCTATTTGGAAAAGAGGAGATCGTTTGTCTAAATATGCAGAAAAATATTATAACAATTCACAATTATGGTGGGTTATTGCATTATATAATAATAAACCAACCGATGCTCATTTTACTATAGGTGATGTTTTTTATATACCAACTGATTTAAATAACTTATTTCAATACGTGGAAATATAATATATGGCTGACGATAAAGAACAAAAAATAAATAATGCAAGAAGAATTGTTGATCAATCTGTTTTAATACAGAACATTGATACCATAACAGCATTAGCTTCTCCTGTTGTAAATATTAATAGTGGTCCATTTGTTAATGGTATATCTTTAGAAGAAGAAGGTTCTTTAGAGAATTCGGGCACTACAATAAATAAACTTTATAATTTTAAAGATTTTATTGAAGCATACAATCAATTAAGTCCAGCTTCTTTGTCAACGTTAATTCCTTATATAGAAATTTGGAAAATTTATGAAGATGATAAGGAATTTTTTATTCCTTTTAATAACTTTTATCCAAAATCGGCAATTGATTCAATAACAGCAGCTGGTTCGGATAGAGGATACCAAGCTAATTTGGTTAGTTTAGAATTTATTTCTCAAGGAAAAGATACTGCAACAACATTTATATATCAAGTAAAAATGAATATAGTTTTTGATTCAATTCAAACATTATTTAATGAAAAGTCAAGATATTTAGAACTTTTTAATCCTCCAAAAGAGAAAAAATCTCAAAGACTTGAGAGAGATCCAAAATATTATCAAATAAAATTAAAATTTGGTTGGAATTACAACAAAGATCTACCACCAGATTTGAAGCCACAACAATTACAAGCTTTTGCAGATGTTTCTGGAAGTGAATTATTTTTAAGTTATGTTATACATAAATTAACTATCAATGAAGATGGTTCTGTTGGATTGCAAGTAGAATATATCGGTTCTCTTGAGGCTGTGGCAAGAAATTCAACAAAACTAACAGTTTTATCTGGTCAAGAAATGATAGATTTAAAAGATACTTCTGAGCAAATTAGAATAATTGAAGAAAAATTAAAAGAACAAGATCCTGATTTAGCTATAGAAGTAAAATCCGAAGAAGATCAAAAAATTGAAGTTAAAATAACAAAAGGTACACAAGGTGATGTAAGCGATGCGTATAGGGGAGATAAAGAAACATTAGAAAAGCTTTATGCAAAAAAAAATTCTTTAGAATCAGATAATAAAAAACAGTTAACTGATTCTATTTTAAATAAAATTATTCAACAATATGGTGGTAGTTTGCCAAGAATAGTTATGGATAGTATTACTTATGCAAGACAATTTAGAATAATGGAATCTTATTCTTCTTTAAATGAATTAAATAAATTAGATGCTATTAAAAAATCACGTGATTTACTTTCAATTAATTCTAACAATGATTCAAAAGTACTTTATTTAGATTGGGCACCACTTAGATCAAAAGACGAAATAAACGATTTTAACATTGATGAATATTTAAAACAACTTGATAACCCTGATTCTTGGTATTTATCATTTTATAAATCAGCCTTTAAAACCAGTTTTGAATTAGCTGCGGCAGGATTAGAACCCTTCAGTGAAAACGCTTCAGAAGTTGCAAACATAGTTGGTGATATGTCACAAGTACCTGGTTTTGATTCTTCCACGATCGGTGGAATGCCATTGCCACCGGCAATATATTCAATTCCATTTTTTAATTTTGGTTCACTTTTAAAAGCACTACAAATTGATAATTCAACTAATCAAAAAGAAAGTGAATTTTTAATACTTTGTTCTGATTGTAATATTGCTAATTTTGGAAATGGAAATTTTATGGATTCTAATGAATTAGCAAAAAATCCAAAATATAAAATTTATGTTGAGAATGGACTATCTTTAAATGGAAATTATGCAATTTTAGATAATACAATTAAACAAATAAATATTACAGAAATACCAATATCTATTGCAACTTTTAGATATTGGGTAAATAAAAATATTACTTCTCAAAATCTTACACAAATGAATTTAATAAATTTTTTAAATTTAGCAATAACAGATTTATTAAATTTAGCAGTAAAGTCTACAAATCAAGATTACGTTCCAACTCAAAATATACAATTTAAATTTTTCTTTGACAAGGTTGAATTTAATGATGATGATGTTTTTTTAAATTTAGTTAGACAAAATCAAGGAAAAATATTATCTAAATCTTTATATGGTGATATAAAAGACTTTATTACTAATAAACAAATAGGCTCTTCTAATCCGATTAAAAAAAATATTATAGTATTTTATACCGCTCCACAACATAATTTAAGAAAAAGTGATCTTGTTAAAGACTTAAAAGATGGTATACCTCATTTTTTCTACGGACAAAATAGAGGGATAATAAATAAAATTACCTTTAGAGAAGAAAATATGCCATTTGTGAGAGAGGCTAACATACAAACTCAAGTTGATAGAAAGCCATGGAAAGCAGGTGTCTTTTTAAGAGGTAAATATAATGTTACAATAGAAATGCTTGGTACTGTCAATTTTAGAATTGGTAGTATGATTTATATATCACCATCATTTCCAGGGGTTATAAACTATGGAGATCCTATAGAATATGGTATTGGTGGATATTTTGTCATAATATCTATAAAAACATCTATTGAATCAGGTAAATATATTACAACTTTAGAAGCAAATTGGGTTTCAACTGGAACTGGAGAATATTCAAACTTAAATCATCTTCCATTTAAGGTTATAAAACTTAGAAAAGCATTAACTCAATTACAATCCGATAAAGAAAATGAAGAAAAAAGTAAGCAACAAGAAAAAAGAGAAACAAGAGATAAATTTGTAAATGCTGGTCCTAAATAAAATATAATGAAATATAAAAATATAAACGATAAATATTTAAAAGAAATAAACAGCGTGGCAGAAGAAGCCAATTTATATGGCTCTACTTCTAAATATACAATATTTCCTAAAGGTAATAATGCTTTACCGGCAAAAAAACTTTATTATGAAAGATTAAATTATGAAATTGAATTTGAAAATGTCTCTTCTATAGAAGGGTTTATATCAGATAATTTTAAAAGTTATTTATATTCTAATCAATTGTATGGTAAAATAAATTTAAATAATGATGTTGTTAATGTTGATGAAGCAAAATTAAAAAGTTTAGATGCAGATCCAAAATTAATGTTAATTGCTCCTGCAGCAGATGCGTTTAATGCTCTATATGCTCGTCATAGAGGATTAATCAATTCAAATGGAATATCTTCACAAAGTAAATTTTATAATATAAAACCTAAAAAAGCATTTATATCTCCAAATTTACAACATTCTCAATATTTAAACGTTTATTTTAATAAATTTTATAATTTTATTAATAACAATAATTTAAATAATAAAATTGTTGATTTTAAATCATTTATAAAATATTTTGTATTTTATTACAATCAAAATGAAAAAGTTATTAACAAAACAGAATTTATAAAAAACTCATTGTGTTCTCCTCGTAGTTCTGGATTGGTTGTTGAAATAAGTTTTGATAGTCATGGAAATGATTTAAATTCTTATAAAAACTATTTGCGAGATCCTTCATTTAGTATTTTTGATACATTAACAAAACAATATGGATTTGTTATGGACAAATATTCACCTTGGAGATTGACTTTTGATATTGCTGGAGCAAATGCTTTGCCGTATTTGCAAACTCATAATATTGAAAATATAAATGGATTTTTTGATAATTTTTATTATTTTACTGATTATTTTAATTTTGAAAGTTTAAAAATTTCTTTATTAAATTTATATAATTTTATTGTTAAAGAGCAGCCATATGCAAAAAATGTAATTACAAGTTTTAAAAATAATAAAGCTTGTATAAATGAAAAACAAATTTTAAGAGAAGCTATACGATATGAAAATTTATATGATAATATAACAGAACAAGATTTAATGAAGTTATATTTTTATACTAAAGTTAGAGAAAATAATATTATTTCTTCAGAAAGTCAATTTGAACAAATGTTCAATGAAATTATTAATATAAAAACATATCAAAATAATTTTTTTGCTTTTGATTTTATTAATGAAAAATGTAAAACTCTTAAAGATACCGGTGATATAAAATATACGCGCACTTTCTTTTAGATTGACAGGCCGCACGGAATAGACTATGATAGCTGCTTATGACTTTTCTAACGCTTGACGACAAAAACGAATGTATCGGTTACTATCATAACGGAAAACTTTTCTTCGGTCAAGATCCACCAAAAGAACTTGGACCAACTTGGAAATATATTTCTGTTCTACAAAAAGTAGATAATTTATACGCAAATATTTATGTTGGCGGCAAAGATTTCAATGAAGTTTGTCCAGAAGATCTTAAAGATGAATGGCTTAGATTAAACAATCAAGCGAAAGCTTTTATCCGTTCTTTTATTGAATCAAAAGTATCTTTAAAAGATAATTGCTTTTACGATCTTGTTCCAGAAAAGTTTTTGATTAACTATTGCGATATTAAATGTCGTATTATTGATTATGTTGTGGAAAATTATCCAAAGCCAATTGATTATGATTTTAAATCAAATTTAGAAACATTATTGACTACTATTCGTAGTCAAAAACTTTCATTTGATGAAGAGTTTATCAAAAACAATCTACACGAACAGAAAATAAAAGAATTTTCACAAAACTATTTGCTAAAAGACAATTATATTAACTATAACCAGTTTCATAGCAAAACAGGTCGCCTAACAACAGGAGAAAATAGTTTTCCAATTCTTAATATTAGTAAAAATCTTCGTGGCTTGATTAAACCCGATAATAACTTCTTTGTTGATATTGACTACAATGCTGCAGAAGTTCGCGTATTCCTCGCTCTAGGTGGTTTTAATCAGCCTATAAACGACATTCATGAGTGGAACCGTAATAAGTTTGGATATGCAGATAGAGACACGGCTAAAAACGAGTTTATTTCTTGGTTATATGGTAAAAAGAATGCAAAAGAAAAAGAATTTAAAGAGTTTTACAATACTGACTTGATTAAGAACAAATATTGGAATGGTAGTAAAGTTAAAAATTATTACGGCAGAGAGATTGAGTCAGATGACTTTCATAGTATAAATTATATCGTACAAAGCAGTACGGCAGACATGGTGTTGAGGCAGGTATTGAAAGTTAATGAAATACTGAAAAATACTAAATCTAAAATTAAAATGATTATCCATGATAATATTGTGTTAGATATGAATAAAGAAGATAAGCATTTAGTAAAACAGATAGTAGATACATATAATACTACTGATTTTGGTAAGTTTAGAGCTTCTGTAAAAATTGGTAAATCATTAAATGATATGAGGAAGATAATATGATTTCTGTTGTTGGTATTGGTGATTTTTGTTGTGAGTTAGTGAATAAATTTTCTTCATATCCGCAATATGAAGTATATAATATTAATAATACTATAATTCCTCAATTTAAAAATTCTGAGGATTATGAAAAGAACTATCCAGAAAAATTAAATAAATTAATTGACGACGACAACGAAGAATTATCTGTATTTCTTGATGGTTCAGAAGCAATAAGTGGTATTATTCTTAGATTTTTAGAAAATTACAAAAATAGAAAAATCAATATCTATTATATCCGCTCAGATTTAGAGTTGGTTGGTAATACAGAAAAATTACAAGATAAAATAACATTCAGTATATTACAAGAATACACAAGATCTGGATTATTCAATAAGTTTGTAATATTTGATAAATTAAATTTAGAAAAATTTCTTGATGATGTTTCTATTTTAGAGTTTGATGAAAGTTTTAACGATCTTGTATCTTCTACACTTCACTATATAAATGTTTATTCAAATATTAAACCAATAGTATCAAATTCAGTAGAATTAAGTGATATTTCCAGAATAGAAACATATGGACTATCAGAAATAGGCAGTACTGATATTAAATGGTTTTATAATTTAGAAAATATGGAAGAGATAATTTATTATTTTGCTATAAATTCTAATACTCTAAAAAAAGAAAAGAAACTATTGCAGACAATTAAAAATCAAGTAAAAGATAAACAAAAAGATAATGTTAAAATAGTTTTTAATGTGTATGAAACAAATTACGAAGAAAATTTTGTATATTGTGTTGGACGAACAAAATTCATCCAGCATCCGAGCAGAGCTTGACAAGCGATCTGATCTCTGCTATGATGCCTCATCACCGTCGTTCACACAGAGTGTTGTGACGATGTTATAAAAAAAGGAAACAAAATGTCAAAAGTAACAGTTAATCGTCGTGGACCAACAGGAACAGCCGGTCGTGTAACTCTCGCACATCTTCGTGCTGGAGAGACTTTCCGTTTTCCCCGTTCTGCCGATGGAACAGTTTATCAGTTGCTATCTGTAAGTGCTCGTTCAATTGATGAAGGTGTACTTGAAGAAGTTGATTCATATATGTTTGCTAATGTATCAACCGGACAGGTATTTGCAACAGAAGATAGCCGAACAGTTGTTCCTGTTGATTGTTCGGTAACAGTTCGTGAACGTACAAATGCCAAGCCACCACGTTCAACTCGTTCTGCTTCAAATAATTCACGTTCAACTAAAGTTATTCGTGCCAAGCGTCGTTCACGTCGCTGATAAGTAGAAATACTTGATAGTTTAGGGCAGAGAAATCTGCCCTTTACTATTTTATGAGAGCATGATAAGTATAGGTAAGCCGACAATTGTTCTTGATTGTTGAGAATGTCGGTGGTATGATTGGTATTGCTAGAGCCAACATTAACGGTTAACGCAACAATAAGTTGACGTGCCACAAGGAGTAGATAAATATGGGTATTGATATTAGCGCAATGAAGAAAAAACTTGATAAACTCAACAATAAGGGTAAGTCAAGTTCCGATTCAGCCTTCTGGAAACCAGAAGATGGTGTTCATGAAGTTCGTGTTCTTCCAACACCAGATGGTGATCCGTTCAAGGAATTCTGGTTCCATTATAATGTCGGAAGCCAGAGTGTAATGTGTCCAAAACGCAACTTTGGAGATGATTGTCCAGTTTGCGAATTTGCAACAAAACTATTCAAGTCAGGTGAACCTGATAGTGTAGCCGCTGCAAAGGATCTTTTCGTCCGTCAGCGTTTCCTTTCACCAATTCTTGTTCGTGGGAGTGAAAAGGACGGAGTAAAGGTTTGGTCTTATTCAAAGACTGTTTATGAGGAACTCCTCAAGACTGTTCTTGATCCAGACTTTGGTGATATTACAGATCCAGAAAACGGATTTGACCTAAAGGTTGACAAGGGCAAGAAAAATGGCGCTCGTTATTCAACAATGTCAGTAAAACCAAAACCAAAGTCAACTGCCATGTGTAAGGGACTTGGTAGTCAAGAATGTAAGGATTTGCTTGAGAGTGTTCCAGATCTTTCAACAATCTTTACACGAATGAGTACAGCTGAAGTTCAGACAGCACTTGATAAACATCTTGCTGAACCAGATGAAACAAGTGTTGGAGTTGAGAAGGGTGGTGGCGTTGATAATGCTGTAGACGCTGCAATCCGAGAACTTGATCTCTGATACACAATAGGTGTTGACAAAGACGACCAAAGAGGCTAAAATCTCTTTGGTCGTTTTCTATTTTTCCAAATAGATATTTTAGGAGAAAACATGAGTATGGCAAAGATAAAAGAAGTCAAAGCAGGTAAAGTAGATGTTGCAGGTCTTAGAAAGGCACTTAATAGTACACTAAAAGGCGCTGTTTATGATCTGCGTGAAGAAAATCCAACAGATGTAAAAGAATGGATACCAACAGGAGCAACTTGGCTTGATGGCATCATTGCAAAAGGTAGAATGGGAGGAATCCCAGTAGGAAAAATTATTGAAATTGCTGGTATTCAAGCAACAGGTAAAAGTTATTTAGCGGCACAAATCGCCGGAAATGCACAAAAACAAGGTATTATTCCAGTATATTTTGATGCAGAAAGCGCAATCAATAGTGAATTTCTAACAAAAGCCGGTTGTGATCTAGAAAATCTTATTTATATCCAGCCACCTGATCTTGAAAGTGTGTTTGAAACCATGGAAACACTTATGGGTTCAAGTGAAGATAAATTCTTATTTATTATTGATAGTTTGGCTGCAACACCAACAAAAGTAGATACAGAAGGTACATTTAATCCAAATGAGCGTATTGGTGTAAAGGCTGCACTATTGGCAAAAGCATTTCAAAAGATTACAACACCACTTGCACAACACTCTTCAACACTTATTATGTTGAATCAGCTGAAAGTTAATATCAAAGCAACAAGTGAAGCCCCAATGGGTGGCAAATATCTAACTGATAGTCAGAAATATGGTACACCTGGTGGTTCATCGCCAGACTTCTTTACAAGTGTTCGTATTTGGCTCACAAAATCATTTGCTAAAGATAGCATGGTGTATGACGCTAAAGGTTATCAGATTGGCTCACACGTAAGAGCTAGAATTGAAAAATCCCGTTTTGGAACACAAAATCGTGTTGCAGAATTTAAGATTCTATGGGGTGATCAGGTTGGTGTTATGAACGAAGAAAGTATCCTTGAAGCTATCAAAGGAAAAACTGAACACCTAGAGACAGGAACTTGGAACAAATTAACTTATGCTGATGGTACGGTAGAAAAATGGCAGGGCTTAGAAGAAGGTTTCGTAGAATTAATGAAAACAAATGAAAAGTTCCGTAATCGTGTTATGGAAATCTTTGATTATGAAGTAATTCAGAAGTTTGATAAGAAATTGGGAGATGCAAAAGATTTCTTGAACGATGGAAAAGGCGAAGAAGTCCAGCACTGATAAAAAACCGGCAGAAATGCGGGTTTCTTCTTTATAGGAATCCACGCTCGCTGCTTGACACCGCAGCGATCCGCTGCTACAATCAGAGAAACCAACATAGGAGCCTGATACCATGAAGTATCTTGATTTTGTAGTACCTCGCTGAATCTATTGCAACGGAATTCCGTGATGATAGTCTTCAGCATCAGATTGTCGCCTTTGCTGTGAAGGGCGGCAAGATTGTTAGTTTCGGTGTCAATAAGCGTCGTTATTCGCGCAATAAGAGTGTTTTCAAATGTTCTATGCACGCTGAAATTGATTTGTTGAGCAAGATGGGAGATAAGGCAGATGGTTGCAAAATTTATCTTTATCGTTTTAATAACACTTCGTGCCCGAAGGCTCGTGAAAACAAGAACGGAAAGCCTTGTCCGCTCTGTCAGCACGCTTTGAAGAACGCTGGAGTTTCCCGAGTTGTATATGTTGATGACGATGGTGAAATGAACATTCTTAAGAACCGTGATATGATGCAACTTATTGGTCAGCCGAGCAAAATTACGAATTATTTTCTTGAGCGTTTCGGAGATGCGCACCACGGCAAGTTTATTGTTCAAGAATTTATTGCAGCATGAGGATTTATGGAATCTAAGTTTAATCAGAAAACAAGCGATGGTCTTTATTCATTCAGTAAGAGTGAAGTATTTGAAGCATTAACTATGTGGTGTGCTAAAAAAGGTATTGATCTAAAAGATAA